TAACGCTGCTGCTAACGCTGCTGCTTACGCTGCTTACGCTGCTGCTAACGCTGCTAACGCTGCTGCTTACGCTGCTGCTAACGCTGCTGCTAACGCTGCTGCTTACGCTGCTGACGCTGCTAACCGACAGGAAAAATGGAAGTGGTGTTACAAAAAGTTCAAGTACTGTCGCGGCCCAGAATTGAATTTCCGAGCAGAGTGGAAAACCAGCACGGCTGTTGAGATTGCTCGTGGGATTCACGCAGAACGAGCGTTCGACCGGATGCCGATCTTGGCAGATGCGTTACAGGACGCGGGGTTTGATCACTTGGAAACGATCGAACACCTACAGAACGATTTCGAGGAGTTCGGGAACAGTGATTGGGTGATCACAAACCTTCTCGGGATCTGGGAGGACAAATAATTCCTCCCACTTTGTTTGACTCTGAAATTCCATGAGGCATATTTGAGACGTAACGGAAACCCAAACGGAGAAAGAAAATGAATCGAGCCGAAATCAGCAAGCTGATCGACAAGTTGAAGGCTTAGTTCTTCCGATCGGGGCAGGTAGTACAGTTTTTGTGACCAGCCCCCTCTTTGCCCAAAACACAAGATTTGTGTTTCGAGCAGTCAAACACCTTCAGTTCGACTGTGCCCCGACAGGAGGGGCATTTGACGGTTCCCGTGGATTCCGCCGATCGAAACTCACACCCGGTCGGATCGGTCCAGTCCCGGAGCCGCTTGCGGGCATCGGCCATAGCCTGTTGCATGTACGATTCGGCCTTGATCCGGAGCTTTTCGGTAGCGGGACTATGGGCAACTAACCCAGTGTAACTTCGAGCGTGATCGGCCCACTCTCGCCCGTCGTCAGTCGTCAGCCGATGGAACTGGAAATTTGGCTCCGGTCCGAGAAGTTCAGGGGTAATTCCCGCTTTCCGCATCGAGAGCAAGAACGGAGATTCGGTATCCGGCCAGCCCACAGATGCTTTGCGATCTTCTGGCCGGTGAGCGTAGTACATCTCCATTGCCCAAGTACAGTGTCCCCGATGGATCGTGGGCATGTGAAGCATGGTTGCGGTGTGGGACACACATTCCTTCCACTCGTCTTTTGTGGGCAACGTGGAATTGTTCCGGGGGGACATTTGCCAGCCCACAACCGGGTTCTTGTGGCTGCATTTCCCGATCATGAACTGTAGGAAGTCCTTACGCTTGGGAAACACGTCGGTGTGGGTGTGGAACAGATATTCTGTCTGGCACCGAGTGTGTGACAGGTCGAGAGCGGCCGTGACCGGCTCGGAACTGTGCTTGTATCCGTGGCCGCGAATGTAGTGAATTTCACAGTCCGTCGCGCGGAGGTTGTGTTCCAAGTCTTCGACAACTTCCCACGGGGAACCGGTATCGATGACGCAGATGAACGGACGGACGGTTTGACACCGCCACAAACCAACGGCTAACTTGAGTTGTTCGACCGTGTTTAGGTGAGGGAGAACAACAGTCACTGCAAATTGACCGGGACGGACTGTGTTGGTTCCCTGAAAGCCCCCGAGAGGGGCAACTTTGGCCCCGGACCGGAGAATCTTTTCGGGAGCCGGGGGCGGATTCGGGTTCAGTCGGTGGGCTTGGATGGCTTTTTGCAGCAGATTCAATTTGTCGATTCCCATAACGTCCTTTTGGAGCAAAACGTGAACAGCAAGTGGGTTATTATCGTCGCAGTGATTACCGGCTCGTCCGGTTTTCTGTTCGGACAGCACATCGGAAAACGAGAACCGCGAGCGGTAATGCCCATAGAAGTCAACACACCTCGAATCCTTGTCAACAGACCTGATCCATTATCCCCGTCCGGACGAACTGTGACCCCACTAGAGATTCGGGAATCATTCAAGCCCACCGGTGAGTTTATTGCACATCGACCCGTTGCACAGCACCCGCTGGGTGGTCCGGAGCTGAACAATGACGTGTGGATCATCGATGTTAACGGCAGCCACTTTGTTGCGACGAAACCGGACTAGTATTCGGTGATTCGCCAAATCACAGTTCCGGTGCAATTCAATCCGGGCGGAACGGTACTCATCTCAGTGTACCCGTAGGCTTCATACGGAGAGCAGGATACTACGTTGATCGAACTGTTTGTGCCCGTAAAGTTCAGGTTCGTGTACTCCCCCGATCCGTTACAGGTCAAGCTAATCGAACACGGGTAGGAGCACGGTTGATACCCCAGACCGCCGGTATTGTTCCAAGTCGGACCAGCCCCGCCGCCTCCAATGTAGGGAACAACGGTAGAAGTGCCCGCGAAGCACCCACACGTTCCAGTTGTAGAAACCACCTCGAAGTACAGTGACTTACTCGTGTCCGGGCAGCAGTTAACCGGAGCCGCTGGGCAGTTGGATTCACACTCAGACTTTGATGTAAATTCCCCATCCGGTCCGGAAATGGCTGTGCAAGTCTCGTTGTCCAAGCAGATCCAACTGACTGCCCCTTCGCACGGAGAATCGATTCCGATCATGGCCGGAGTGGGACATCCGGGAATCGCCACAACACCAATAAGTGCTCCGGTCGTTGGGCTGATTATCGCGGGAACGTCAAAAGGCACTTCGGTTCCATCGGGTAGGATGAACTTTCCAGACACTTTCCAATGACCCGCGTCACAGTACAACTTCATTTCCAGATCAACATTGCACTCGTTTTCGGTAATGGGAAAGGTCCAGACCAAGTTGTCGTCGTAGGTCAAATCACCGCCGAATTCACACTCGGTACAAGCGAACCCAAAGGGACCGTTTACCAAGAACTGAACCGTGTCGTTTGGCTGAGATAGGTAACAGCACCCGGTCGAAAGCTCCCCCGTGCCGGTTCCGTCGCAACACGCTTCTGGATTTTCCACGCACTCAAATACGGTCGAAGACCCCACGGCCTTGACGACCCCGAGGGAATATTCAACAGTCAGTCCTACTATTCTCTTGCTCACACTAAGACACCTTCGATATTTCCAATCCAACGAAGAAGAGTGGTTATTCCCGGGGTGCAAACTATTTTAACAATCAACCCGGCTGGAACTGGAATAGGATTCGCAACGGATTGGGTCCGATCCCGATCTTGTGTTAGTCCCGCAAGTTGTCCTGTCCAAATTTTCGTTCCGTCGATCACAAGAGACGTGAGTCCCAAGTTTTGTACCGTAACAAGGGCAAGAATATTGCCCAGTATTCCAGTTGCAATACAAGACACATCTGCGCCGTTAAGCAGTAATGTTTTACCATTAGGAACAGTGTATGAGACAATTGTTTGATCGGCAGTGGTTGTTGATGTAGATAAAGTTCCGGTGCTCCACCCGTTAGTAGCTGTTGTACTTGGTAGAGCAGTAATGGTTCCGGAAATCGGTTGTGTGGCCTGCCAAAAGGCTCCCGTTACGGAATACGTAGCCGGAAAATTTGAAACGGAAATAGTCCCGCTTACTGGTTGCGGATTCGGGAAGTTAGCAACATTGGCCGTAGTTTTCAGTTGGTTGAAGTTGTCGAATTTGATCCCCGTCGTCGCCCCGTCATCCCTAGTTCCGAAGACGGCCGATTTTACAGTCTCCGCAAGAGCCGCATTAGAAAACCCGTCAGAGACCCGAGACGATCCAGTGTCTACAGCAGACGGATTGTACATCGTCTGAAGTCGCAAGTACGTTTGAGGCGATCCAGACGTATTGGTGAACGTAACCTTTACCCACGGGGCGCGGATGCCACTAGTAACGATTCGGGGCATCGGCTGTCCGAGAACCACATTGGCAACAATATCAAAGTCCCAATGTTCGCCGTTAGGAGAATATAAAAGGTGACAGGTTCCCGGCTGGTCTGTTGTAATCGAAACTGCTACCGAGATGTAGCCACTAATTGACTCTCCCAATCCGGTCCATGTCGCACCGGCCGCAAGAGGGGTATCGGTACTGTTAGATACCGACACCATTGATTCAGCACCGATAATCGTTTGATTGTGCAAAAGGGCCACGTTGGAACTCCCGTTAGAAGACAAGCCAAGTGGCCAAACCGTCGTTGACGAGAATCACCGACTCACCGTCTGCCAGCGTGGTCGTTCCAGCGGTCCCATCAACGGTTCCGGACAGGTCTATGTTACCGCCGGCTTGGTTCTTGATCCACAGCCAGTCTTGGCCCCCGGGGTTGGTTGCGGGACTGGGAAGAGTAATTGTAATACCAGCCGTTTTCGCCACCAAAACATCATCTTCGAGAGTAGCCGTATCGTTAGTGTTAACCTCTCGAAGATGCCCAAAGATGGGACACACGTCCGAGACGTAGCGAAAGATGAATGGGTAGTTTCCAGTGGTGATTTCGGTATCGGACGAACAAGGTAAGCCCAGCGATGAATCGTAAACCCAATTGTCATCAGATTCGCATCTGTATTGCACAAGGAATCCGTTTTCGCACTGAACCTTGTAACTGATGCAGTCCCCCGTGCCGGTTCCCGTTCCTGTCCCCGTGCCAGTACCAGTTCCCGTACTCTGTGATGAGAATTCCTCCCCGTAAACGTTCCTGTCGCTGTACTGCGGACGAATGATCCGTGTGACGATCTGGTCTGGGTGGTGAACCCATTCCACCACGTCATCGAGACCGGTTGGTTGAATATTTTGAACGCCCCGGAGGGTACAATCGGTCAGTGAGAGAACCCAATTGTAGTAGTCGGTCGCCGCCTGAGTTGCGAGGTTAGCCTTCTGCGTAGGATTAGCAGCCCCAGCAGCGGGATCGGCCGTGTACCGAGCCGTCCCGTAGGTAACGCCATTGATGCCTCCGAAAGCGGATAAAGCAAGAGAAGAAAGCGTCTTGTTGGTTGTGGTCCCGTCGAAGAACATCACGTCGACGGAAGCGGGGACCATGCGCGCTAGATCGGTCGCTGCCAACCGCCCGCCGGCCAGGACCAGATTGCGAATACTCTCCCACCGCGATGTGTCCGCCACTTGTGCTGTGTTGTAGTTAACGACCTGAACCGTCCCATCTAGGAGCCGAACGACCTGCATTCCAATCTGACGACAAACGGCGTCGATCAGAAGCGGGATCGGTTGGACCCCAACGTCCCACCTATCCGTGTTCGGGGTAAGGTACGCGGAAGCGATAGAATCGATACTTGGGGCGGCGCCGATTGCGCCGAAGAGTGATGTGAGCATGCTGCTCCAAGAGACGGGAGCCGTAGGAGCTGCTGCGTCCCCTGAAGTCATCCAATAAAATCTCTCGTCTGCCAAGGTGAGCATGTACCATTCGTTCGATCCCCGTTGGTGAATCGGCCGAGCAGCAATGAGGAAGAGTTGGGTTTGGATCGAGGTAGTGCCGTCCGTGATGAGAAGTGTTCTGGGAACGGGAACGGTGCCGATCTGTTGGCGAATGGCCGCAAGTTGCTCACCAGTAGCAAGCAAGTGGCAAGTGGTAAAGCGGCTGGCCCCCGTGGGAATGCTTAGAACCCCGAGACGGGGGGCGTCCCGCTTGGGAATGTATGGGGTAGGAAGGTGTTGAATGGATTGCTGAAAATAAGACTGGTATTCGTACTCATCAATCCTGTGACCGTGCCAGTATTGACTAGCTTCTGTTTGATTGTTATGTAACGGCGATAAGGGAACACCGGCAAACTGGATGCTCATTAGCTAATGTCCAGTGGGGTGGTTAACTTAGCCGAGTATTTCATTTCCACATCCATACTAACCTTAGACCACCAATTAGTACCTTTCTTGACGGTGTTGTACCGGAATCCCGAGTCGGCAATCCGCATGTACTCTCGAAGGGGAGTAGCAGTTCTTTGATCCGCATCGGCGTTCGTCCCCACAATCGGAAACCAGCCTTGGACTGCTCCGGCAACCTTCATGACGAGTTGAGTTATACCAATCGCTTCTTCGGTCAGTGCGTTCCCGGACCACGATTCGGGATCGGAACTGTTTTGGACGAATGATGTGATAGTCAAACCACTGTTGAACCCTGTGTAATCGAACCCTCCACCACTAACTACAGATTGCCACACGGGAAAGTTGTTCGGTCGGATCGCGACGAACTGTATTGCTCGCGGGCTTTCCGATAAGTGCCAATCATCGGGCCAAACGGAGAGGAACACTCGGTCCCCTAGACCAGTCACCTTTTGTACTCGATCAACAACGAGTCGGAGAAGCTCTCCGGTATCGATTGTCTGAGTTCCAAAATCCACAAACACTTGTTAGAATCTCCTACTTAACCACAAGGGCGCCCACACGGGTCAGGATCGTAGCGTCCGCGTCCATCAGGGTGATCGAATACGTCAGATTGTAAGCAGTCCCGGCCGTTCCACCTGATACTAAACAGCTAATCTGATAAGGGTAATCTAACTGAGTTCTTGATAACGTCGGACCAGACGGAGATACCGAAACTGACGCCGTTTGGATCGCAGCCGCGTTCGGATCGTACTCCCCGGTTGTGGGATCGGTCAGCAGTTCGATCACTAACGGCTCGTCCCCTAGATCGAGGGGCATACGGACGTTTTGGTCCCCGGCCGCTTTGAAGGCCGTACCGATCGTCAGTACCGGGGAAGCGGCCATGTTACGGCTCCATAGCAATCGTGCTAATGTACCCTTCGGTCGGAATCGACAAGAACACGGGGATAATTCCCACCCGACCCGTTGGTGGGCGTCCGCTACCGGATCTGAAGAGGAGAAGAAGACTCATTGTAATCCCCCTATTTTATTTGCCCGGACGGTAATTGTACTGCATACATAGAGTGTCTCGAAATTTCCTTCCGGAGTCAAACCGTGAGATCCCTAGTCGCTGCGTTTCTGGTCCTTTTGTCTGTTAGTGAGTCCCGAGCGGGGTTTACGATTACGCCAGACCCGGTCCAGTCTGTTGGATGGGTGGTCATGCCCACTGATCCTGCCCTATACACTCCGGGTGACGTTCCTGTATCGTTTGGAGGCATCTGGCAGCCCCTATCCATCGTATTTGACGTTTTTCACGTCCACTCGGATTACGTTGTTCCGACACAGGCGATTGTCACCTTCGACGTTTATGCGGTTGCGGACGGAGCCGATCCGGTGTATATCAAGTCGGCTGGTTTGGGAGTTTCAAATACTGTTGACCCGGGTCCAACGATCGCGTCTGACAAGGACTATTACTACATCGCGGTTTCAATGTACCCAGACCAGCTAAACCCATATTTGACCACAGACAACACATCGGTTCACTTCTACGCGACCAATTTTCAAGACATTGGGATTCCTCCCGATCCTCAATCTGCCCCAGCTCCGGCTGGTTTGGTGATGCTCCTGTCCGGTTTGCCGATTCTCGGACTGGTTCGCCGTCGCCTCAGATGTTCACAATGATCGGCAATGTCGGCCCACTCACTCCACCGGCGGGAAGGCTTGAAATTATCAAGCCCATCCCAGCCGGTGTTTCTGTTGTCGTATCAGTCCACGAAATCGATCCGGCAGTCACGTCCAAGGTTGTCGTCAGTTGCACATTCGTCGGGACCAGATCAGACACAACACCCACACCGGTAGACAGGTTGTAGCGATTTCCACTCGCCGTGGTGGTGTCACTTTGTTGGATCACAGCCCGGTACGTGCCCGCCGCGAGGGTTACTGGACCCGTGTCGAACAAGAACCGACCGACACGGGTCACCGTCGTGGCCTGCATGTCGGTAAACGTGTTCGTACTGGTCGAGCCGCTAACGAGAGAGGAGCCGCTGAATATCTTGGCCAAGATGTTTGTTGGGGTGCCAGTAATTGTCATCGCTTGGCAATCGATGCCACTAATGACGGCACCCGACAGGAGTGTAAACTTGAAACCAGCCGCTCGGGTGCCGTAAATCTGAACAGTAGTGCCACCCACCGCATACGGACACATCCCCTCTGTCACTTCACTAGCATTTGTCAACACCAATGAGCAGATCGGGCACGCTCCGGAAACGAGAGTAAAATTCGATCGAGTGGAACCATCAGAAGCGGTAAAGAGTGCAACCGGATACGGGTTAAAGCTCACACTCGATCGGAGAGTTTGTGTAGTTCCGGTTCCGGCGGTCAGAAGAACTACGCAGTAGTCTACTCCCTGAGTTCGATTCGTAGTCGGGGGTGTGTCAAACGTAACTTGCTGCCAGCCCACAGTGGGAGTGAAGGTTTTAGTTGCATTGGCGTCGTAGAGCGTTCCCGTGGGCTTTCCCGTACTCGTGTCGGTGGTTTCGATTCGGGCGGTGATGGTCCCGGGAACAGAGATAGCAGACCAGTTGATTCGGATTCCTGCAATCGGTGTAGTTTCGGTTGCTTTGAATCTCGCGCACCACCCGATACTAAGAGTTGCGGCCATTGGGTACGTAGTAGCCACACCGCCCAACGCAAACGGAGTTGCGAAGGGGTCGGATGTTCTGGTTCGGGCAAATGCGCCAACAGCCATTCTCAAATTCCCGTAAGGACTATTGTGTGACTTCCCGTTCCCGTAACCGCAATCACACCGACGCCGGACGAGCTGTCAACGGACAAGGATTGCGATCCGCCGCCATCAATCGTATAAGTCCAAGTCTTCGACGTACTCAAATCACACAGAATTACGTTTGTTGTGGCCGTCGTTGCGGTCCAAGTAAACGTGTACCCAGACTGGAGCACCCGATTGAACGTCGTTGTGGGCCACGATCCGGTGGATGGAACTTGACTGAACATTACCACAACATCGTTCAGTGAAGTACGGGTAATCCGCGTCCCGGCCGCAATTGTTCCGGTTCCGTCCTGAACAGTGATTGCACTCGTGGTCGGACCGCCCGAAATATCCGTCGCGAACACAACGTTCAGGAACACATACCAATAATTATTGGCGTCGTTGGGCCACGCCGTCGAGGGCCAAATGCGAACTTGGTAACGGGCTTCTGGTGAGTACGGGGTTCCGTTGGAGACCGTTGGAAGGGTCGCACTCCCGGCAATGTTGTTGCGGTAAGGCGGAAAGAATATCACCGAATCTGTGTACGTCGCTACTGTCGATCCTGTTGGGAGCAGTGGGACCAACTTGAGGTTGTTCACGCCGGAGTAGTTGATCGCTCCGGAAGTGGTCCAAGTGACGGAAGTTCCACCCCCGTTGATTGTGGGAGCCGTTGCGCAGTGCTGAATGAATTGAACAAGGGCCGGAGTTCCGGGACTGCTAGGAACCGACGTGTTTGCACTGTCGGGGACGTTCGATATCGGATTGCCATTGATCCGAGTTCGGTCTCCGAGAGAGTCGGATGCAGGGTACGTTGCATAAAATCCAATTCCGGTTCCCGTGCCGCCCCCGTTGGGAAGGTTATTGGGATTGGCCGCAAGAACCCGATCAAATGTGATTACCGTATCAGACAGAGCATCAGAGGACGGAATGTGGACAATGCTCCGGGTCCACTCCTGAACGAACGTCGGCGGGGTTCCGCCGTAGATCGCAGCCACCGCATAAAATGGTCCCCACGTCTCTCCCACAGCGTAAGTAAAGTCCGGGGATGTATTGAATTTTGATGTGATAATCCGTTGTGTGCCCCGTTGGGTTGTCGGGGTACAGAACAAGTTACCGAAGTTTCCAAATCCCCCCAACTGGAGCTGGTTGGCACAATCCGAATAGATCCCAGGACCGCCGTATCCGTTAGCGTAAGTAATTGCCCATTCGCCCTTTCGGTACAGCCCCCAATTTCCAAACTGGTACGCTTGGTGGTCCGTCCAGTTGTTCCGGATCATCATCGTGTAGAACGCAGTGTCACTATTCGAGTACCCCGTGTGGTACGTCACGAATCCCTGTACCATTGCCGCGTGGCCCTTGGCCAACGTCGACCGGGGGGCGGTTGTGATGTACGGATCGACGCCCAAATACCATCCCCAATAAGGGGTGTTCGATCCGCCCCAAGGGGCTGCTCCGTTCTTGTTGAATATTTCTTGTGCGAATCCATTAACCACGGGACCGATTGTAACGTTCCCTCGGGAAGCGTTTGCGATCAGCCCAATTGGGTGCATCGTGGACCGGATGAACCCATTGTTTCCAAAACTGTGGGGGTTCCCGTTGTCCCCGAATTTGAACATCTGCTGCAAGTCGGAACTGAAGTGGGCCATGATCCCGAACCCGTTTTTCCGTGCCCCGGTACGGGCCACCGGGTGGTACTCAACGTTGTCTCCATTCACTGACCGGGACTGACGGATCAGTTCAACGTTACAAGCAAATGACACGGCAGTCTTATCGTCGTACTCTGTAGATTCGGCCCCTTCTCCGTCGGATCGTTGGTACGCCCATGTGCCCATGCTTTCATTGCAGTACGTAGTACAATCGCTGGTGGGGCCGGTTTGGGTAGAGTAAGACGGTTGGATGCCTCCGTAGGGAATAAACTGGCTCTGAAGAGTCCATGTGCCTGCCGTAGTGGAGTAGTTCAATACATCCCACACAGCAGCCGCGTAATACGCCCACCCGAACGAGTTGATGTTAGTTTCCTGAGCCGGACCGAGCCGCATCCCCCCCGTGTACTGCTTTTGGTTCCAGCCGTTTGCGTATGCGATCCACGCTTCGATGCCACTCTGGACTACAGCTTGTTGGTCTGAGGTCCACGCGCCCCGACACCAGTCGTAAATCATCTGAACTTGCTGGGTGCAAGCAGAAACATAATTGAACGCAGGGGAGCCACGAAGCAAGTAGACGGGTCGGACCGTGATTTGGCCCCCGTAAGTGCTCGACACCCCTGCCGGATTTGTGATTAGCATCGTGTAGGCAGCTTGGGCATAAGCGGTTGCTCCGGTAAGTTGGTACATCAAAGCTGCGTACCAACCCACATCGCCCCAGGCATCGAGGTACCCCAATCCGGCTGTGTTTCCGGATTGCATGAAAGCCAAGGTGTTGTCCGCACGAGTTTTAATGATCGCGTAGAGGGTTCCACCGTAGTTGATCGGACTGCCGTTATTGTAATCGATCTGCATCTGCCGATAGGTGGCAAGCCGTTGGGGGGTAATCCCAATCGTGGCCGGGACAGAAGCAAGAGCCAAGTCACCTGTGTAATTGTGACCAGCGGCGAGGGTCGAAACGGTAACGGCAGATGTGTAAGAAGAATAGCCCCCTGCATTGAAGGTGCGGATGCGGAACTGATAACTGGTGGACGCTACCAATCCGGTGACGTAACAGGACCAAACCCACTTACCCACAGTGGTAATCTGATTCCAACTCGATCCCCCGTTGGTGGAAATTTCAACGGACGTTCCTAGTTCATCCTCCGCGTTCAATTGCCATTCGAGACTTACCCGTGTGTCATCGTAGGCCGATGCAGTTAAGAGTGACGGAGTCGTTGGAGCGGAGCCGGATGTTCCACTCAGTATGATTCCACTAGAAGATGTTGAGGTTGCGGAACTGACGTAGCTGTAAGTTTGGTATCCGGTTTGGGTTCTTCCGGTAAACGAAGTAACTCGCCATCTGTACGTTGCGCCGGGAATCAATCCGGAATCAACCAAGTACGATGACCCGGCAAACATATTACCGGCCGCAACCTGCCAAGTGCTTCCAGCATCCGCCGACCGTTCAACGAGAATTCCCGTTTCCAATCGAGTCGATTGAAGGGTCCATTGGACAACGGCTGTTACAGCCGTTAGTGCAGTTCCACTAACTCCGGTGGGGGCTGTTACTGTTGACGCCGTGGTCGGCATCGTGATCGGTCCAACCACATTCGACGGGTCAGAAGCGGCTCCCGAATTGGTGTTTACCAACCGGAACCAATACTGCTGTCCCGGGGTCAATCCGGAGACGTAGTACCGTTGGGGAGCAGATCCGAAAACCGCTTGGAACGTATTGTAGTACCCTTGAGTTTGTCGATCGGTAGACGCAGGGGGAACGTTGGGCCAGACATTATTTGTGTCCCCTGCGGGCCACGTTGTCCCGTCAGTTGACCACTGCCACGTCGAGAATATAGCGGTCGGGGCCGCGTTTGTGGGAATATCGAGACGGACGGTGTACGGCGAGATTGTTGTTGAGGTAAGAGTTTGAGGGGGAGCAGCAGGGGCATTGGGTTTGGACTGAACGTAGCGGTTCGCCGATCGACCTTCACCGAACCCGTTCACAGCCGCAACCGCGTAGTACCAGTAAGTTCCCGCTGGTCCCGCGTTGTTGTCCGTGTAGGTCAGAATGTCCGGAGTAATTCCGGTCTGAATCGCCACCATGTTGGTAGAGGCAACCCCCCGATACACGGTGTAGGAATCTGTGTTAGTGGCATTCGACACCCAAACGAGAGTGATCTGTGTTGCGCTCGGGGACGTGGGCTGATTTAGTGTCGGAGCCGTGGGAGCGGTACTACCACCAGACTGTGTGGTTCCGGACCGAACGGGAGTGTAGGCCGAATCACCAAACGTGTTGGTGGCTCGGATGCGGTAGTAGTACGTGGTAGAAGACGCCAGTCCGGTATTCTGGTATGTCGTGCTCCCCGCTGCCGCAATGTCAATTTGGACCCAGCTCCCCACCCCGTTCGGAGACCGTTCGATTTTGAATCCGGTCTCGTTGGTGCTGTTTCGGACCCAAGACAAATTCAGTTGAGAAGCCGCTGCCCCACCCGATGGAAGAGAAACGGTCAAATTCGTGGGAGCGTTCGGGGCTTGTGCGGGGGATTGAGTAGTAGCAGAAATTGGAGCGCTGTAGGCCGACGATCCAAAAGTATTGACTCCCGCAACGCGGAAATAATAAAGAGTTCCGGTAGCCAGTCCAGTCGCGGAGAATGACACCGCGTGCGGAGCGGTTAGGGGATTAGTAATCGTGGTCCAATTAGAACTATCGAGCGAAATCTGAACTTGGAACCCCTGATCCAGTTGATCGGCCGGGGTCCACCCCAAATCAATCCGTTCGCTCGATAGGACAAGAGCGTTCAATCCGATTGGCGTTCCAGGTGGGATCTGGGGAAGACTCGACGTTGTGATTTGAGCAACAGGGGCCGTTGCCGAATCCACGAGGGCGAAAGCATAGACTCGGAAGTAATAATCAGTAGCCGGTTGGAGGTTTCCAACAACGAAGAACGTCCCGCCGACTTCGGTGGTTCCGCTAGTAGAGTAGCTCACCCCATCGAGGGAGACTTCTACTCGATACGCAATGGCCCCAGAATTGGTATCGGTCCACGTAACTTGTACGGAGTTTGTGGAGGGGATTCCGGACAGATTTATGGGCGGAAGGGGACGGACCGGGAGACCGTATCCCCGATTGACGTAAGTGCGATTAACGTAGGTTCGAGTGACGAGTCCCCGAGACACTTCCGTGCGGTCCGCCATTAGAACCACTCCACGGTAATAACCATGTCGTTCGCGGTCGTGAGTGCCGTTGCATCGCTGTCGAGAACACCTTTAGTCACGTAATAGCTGATGCCGGTAGAGAACGCGACACCGATTCCGTCACTGAAGCCCATCACAGTTGGGAGGATCGAAGAGGACGCGGCCGGAACCACAATCGTGTCGACAACGGCTGTTGTGCCCGCGACTGGAGTCGATGATGAGTTACAAAAGTGAACGTACCGGGCTTCAGATGTATTGAGATTCGAGCACACAACACGGTAACGCTGTCCTGCACTCGCCTTGACTACAGTTGCATTAGTAGTTGCGGCCGTGATTAGCTTGCTGATACTGGTTCCGCCACTCGTTCGGGCCGTTGCGTAGGACGAAACACTGTCCGTTGTGTAACTCAGTGCTCCCGGATTTGTGTAAAGAACGCTGTTAACATCAAGAGCCGGTGGGGAAAGTTGTCCGTTGGTCAGTGTCGGGAGGGCCGCAAAGTATTCACTCTGAATCGTCGTCGCGTTGCCCAAAAGTACCTGAATCTGAAGCAGTCGATCGAGGATCGTATTAGACGTTGGATTGGAACTAACTTCCCCGATGCGGGTGAGTGCGTCACCGGTGTTGGTGACTACACTGGCGAGTGCCGTCACTTCGGGTGAATCAGAAGCGGTGACAGTTCGTGGCGTCCCGCTGGTCGTTGCTCCGGCTCCAGCAGGGGGATCGATAACAGTCTTTGACCCTTCGGCTCCAGTAACGAACACGTACCGGATGAGCTGCACGTCAGCAGAATCACCGCTATACGTAACCTGATCGGTGGCCACGTCCCGCATCGGGGAGGATGTCGCCGGTGTTACGGGAAAGTTGTCGGCCACGGATGAACTCCAATAATCAAGCGGTAATCAAAGCGTCAGAAATCGTAGGTGAACCAGAACTTGGAAGTAATAGTCCCATACTAGATAAAGAAAAAAGTCGTTCAAAACCTATTTGGAACGACCCCAAATCAGTAGCGGTTCCGTAATCATTGGCGTCCACTATGTTCCATGCATCTTTTTGTACGAACGAAGTCGCTCCAGAAAATACGGCGAATCCCGGACCACCTGCATACATGGCCGTTAGAGGAGCCATGCAAATGTCGTCCGCGAGGAACGACGCACCGACAAGAGGAGTGGTTAACCGCAACCGGAGCCAAATCGTAGAAGGGGGGGTGGCGTTCAGTCGAAACACCCCGTTGTAGGCTGTGTAGACGGTCCCCAAAGTCGAGAGGGTGACGGTGAAGCTGTTTGCAACGCCCTGTGCGTCGTTCAGGACCGTTCCGGAGCCATCGGTGAGGGCAACCTGCAACACGCCCGCTGAAATCGTTCCTGAGAGCTTCCTGAGCCATAAATTGACCGCGTAGGAAGTTAGCCCGGCCGGGGTCGTCAGGGTTCCCGTTACCGGATCGTTGAACACTTGGTACAGGGTTGTGTTCACCCCCGTCCCGGGAAGGAACTGAACGCAGTACGTACCCTGATTCGGATTCGTAGTGTTCTGTTCGATATCCGTCCCCCACGCTGCAGGGGACGCGAGGGTCCAGTTATCGAGAGTGTTGGTCGGTGCGTCGGGAGTTGTTGGGGTCCACACCTCGAAGTCTCCGTTGGTCAGGATGTTGGTCTGGCCATTCCCGTCGGTAGCGGAACTGATTGCGGCCACTTGAGTAGAAGCAGCCGAACCGGACGGATAATCGTAGTCCCATACGGTGTTGTAGGTGATTGGTTCGCCCCCGAGATTGAACTGTTCTTGTCCCCGAGTGGTGTTTCCGGTGTAGCTGTCGGCAATGCACGCAAGTCGTAACGTTTCGGGAATGATGTTTTCTTGAATCAGTCCGTCGCCCCGTTTGGTCGAGAGGACAACAACACCATTCCCGACAAACCCGGTTAGAGTGGAAGCAACAGTGGTAACAGTCGCAGCCTTGACCGTTTGAGACGCTACGATCATTTGTCGGATCACTTCCTGCATTGCTACTTGCAGAGAAATCGACTGGCTTCCCTGATCCTGCTGGACCATTTCAATAACAACTTGGGACGCCGTGTTAGACGCAAAGGCCATTTCACCGGAAGAGGCCCGGACGAGACCGTTGGCTTGTGTAGTGACACCACCACCAATGAATTGCAGATCAGCCAAAAACTGATCGTTGATATCGTCGTATTGAGCCGGGAGGGTCTTCTGGTATTGAGTCAAGTCATACCCAATTTTGAGTATTCGGCCGATCCGGGTAAATAACCCTCCAACACCGGTCCATGTCAGGGCCATTACGCCGCCTCCGTATCTCGTTCAACGATTTCAAAATCGATTGTAACTCGATAACAGTCTTCGCCCAAGGAGTTTACCGCGAATCGGATGTGTTCCCGGACTTCTGGTCCCGGATCGAGGTATTCGATCTTGTCCGCGAGGAAATCCAGCCACTCTTCTTCGGTGGGTTGGCCGGGAGCGTAGGCGATCATGCTCCCCTTGTACCGGTCCACCATTCGCCAATCGTCGTTCAGGTCACTCTCGATTTGGAACAGTCGAAACTTTCCTTGGATCATGACTAGAACCCCATAAATCAAGGATTTAACTTATGGATTGACCGGAGGGTATGCGAATCCGCCACCTGTCGTATTGCTGTTGTTCTGTTGTGAAGTAAGCGACTGCTGTTGACTCGAATTGCCCCCCGTGGGAACCGAAGCAGACTGGAACCCGGTCGGGAATTGGGGCTGTCCCCCAACATTAATTCCATTGGTTACATTGGGATTGGCTCGCAAATCGGCCGTCCCGAGTCCAGTTCCCGGAATGAAGTTGAGCCAATATTGAGCAATTAGTGAAGCCCCGGACCGAACCAGATCAGTCAAGTAGGGAGCGGACGCGGCCGATATTTGGTGTTGGTTTGGGTTCAAAACTGCGTACCTGTAATACCCGGCAATCAAGTACGAGAGGGCGGTTCCGTCCGGAGACGGAACCGCGTCTTTAGCAACGATTCGGCTATCTATCCCCACGTAATTTGGATTAAGGCTCTGGAACGGGGGCAACTGTGGTGGAGAACCGGTGCGTCCCGCAACCCACGTTACGGTGTACTGCATCATCCCACCGTGCGTTTGAACTACAGATGAAACGGCCCCATCCGGCCCCAAACCGGTAGCCGGCATTTGGATCATGCCAGTTTGATAGTCGGTTTGCAATTCGATGTGGTACGTGTCATAGGGAGCGTAATCCCGAATGAGCCGTGAAGTTTGTCTTTGGGTTCCAAGTTCCACCACGGCCACAGCAGATCGTGATGTATTGGTCATTGTGACGTTTTTTTCAAACGAACTGGGCTGTGATGGACTGGTCAGCGAGGCGTTCGCCAAGTTACACGCGCACGGATCGCGAAACGCGGCAGCAAAAAGAGACGCGATCCGTTTCCGGTCAGGAGGGGCGATCCCGGGTTGGTTGGACTTCAGCCCTTCCGTAAATCCTCCAACGGAGGGCATGATGGGGGGCTGTTGGGTCAAATTCGTAAGATCCCCGGCGAACCCGTTTTGGTCCAGGTTGGTGAGGCGGGAACCCATCTTGATCGTAACTTTCGGCTCAAACAAGTCTTCCGTAAACTCACCAAAGTAGATCGGGGACCAGTTCGGTTCGGACAGAATGCTTACGTCCGAGCGGATCTTGGAATAGGCCATCGCAAGGGCTTTTACCATCAGATCGCGACGGTTGGTCCCCTTCTGTCCGGTCAGTTCCAAGCTGACGATCCCGGTACGAACCATCCCGGCTGATTGCTGGGTCGCGATCACCGTGTACGATCCGGCTGCTGTTGTGGCCGGGAACGGCGGGAGGCGATCCACTTCGCGGTCGGTGAAATTGAACTTCAGAGAAAGTCCGTCGGGGGAGAGCGTGTATCGAGATTCGGTGCGAATATAGTCGTTCAGGAGCGGAGGTGTGCAGAGGGGGCGGTAGATGTCTGCACATCGTAGGAGGCTGGATTTGACGATCAAATCTCCTTCCGTGTGCAACGTCGAGTTCCAGTTCTGATCGAACGTCTCCGTTTGGCCCCACCGCAGGGAAACAACGGGAAGTCCGGAGTTGCAGTACGGAGTGCAGTTCGCGGATCGAACGATACACCCGCACTCCACCATGAAAGTTCCGGAACTTGGCTCCCTTACAACAGCGGGAAGCGGTTCCGGGCCGTTCTTGTCGTCAATCTGACCCGGAAGAATCTGAATCATGTTCGTGCCGCCGATGTTGTAAAACATCGCACGGCGGGGGGATTCCAGAAGGGTCTTGATTGAAGTCAGTGTGGCGGCGGACGAAATGGGAAATCCGGCAACTCCGGGGAAGGAATTTGCTCCGGTAGTGAGAAACCCCTTGACCCGAATCGTGTACTCAAAATAGATCACGTCCGTGTTACTGGGATCGTAAACCGGACGCCAGTTAAACTCTAAAGTCTGGCAGTGTTGAAGGTATAGTCCGTTGTAGTAGTAGCCGGCAGCCATTACGGACGCCCTCCCATCGGTCCGGGGGGCATTTGACCTTGGGGCCGGAGACCGGTCGAACCGGCTTGTCGGGCAATGTCCATAAGGTTCTGGCCGCGTTTATCGATCGCGTTGTTCCAGTCCATGATTTGCTTTTCCATGCTACCCAACCCATAAGCGTTGGGGTCACCGTCGCTCCCGAGTTTGTCCAGCCCAAGAAGGCGGTTGGCCTTTTCAACGGCTGCCGCGAACGGATTGATAATTTTAGAAACGAGGATGTTGCCCCATTCCAGTCCCTTGTTCTTGATATTGGTCCACACCACATCGATTCGATCTTCGGACTTCTTACGCTCGTTTTCAGCTTGAACCAAACCCCGAGTGGTTCCAGCGGTTTGTTGCCCCTTAAGCTGATCCCGTTTTAGGTCGTACACCATCTTTTCGGCCATCACTCCGGCCATCGCACCTGACATCGCTGAAAGCTGCTTGGCTGACTTGAGAGACGCTTCGGTCCACTCTTCCACCGCGTCCCTTGCTTTGATAAACCCCATCGCAAGGTCACCAACGGCCCGTCCCGCAGTACCTACCGCTCCCGCTCCCCTTTTTGCGTACTTGGCTACGGTTTGAGCACCGGGTAATTTCTTGAGCTGTCGGCCGATCTTTCCTCCAATAACTCCTGCTTCGTGTCCAGCCCACTGAAATGCTTTAGACTTGCGAATTGGTTCGGTGGCGAATGCGGTTGCTTTGCCGATTGAAGATGCAACGGCTTTGGCACTTCGCTTTGTCGTGTCCAGTCCCAAGGCGGACCGACGAAGAAGCCCCTCGATCCCCCGGTTCCGAATCGGGAACCCGCGATCATCGGTGCTCTGTTGGCTAGGAGCGTAGGAACCGGATTGCTGGTTACTCACAAGCAGTTTGTAACTAGCTTGTTGTAGTCCGATTGAGGATTTTTGCAGATCGACTAACTGTTTGAGTTCCCCAATGACGGCGGACAGTTCCCCACCGTTGGACGCCGGTCCCGGGTTCTGTTGGTTCGGGTTGGCTGGGGGCGGTCCGGAACTCATCGACCACTCAGGCTAGAGGTAATGGAATCGAGAAGGGAGTTGGCTACTTTCGCATAGGATTTTCTCAAGCGGGCACTGATTGTGTCTCTGCGCCACCAACATCCGGCAAGTGTTCGATAGTTGAGTCCTGCCGGGAGTCCGCAACCGGCCCCGGCGAGTTCCCAAAAGGGCGGGAGTCCTCCGCTAACTGGTTCATGAAGTGGAGGTACTGACCCAACACCCGGAGCGTTTCGGGGATCATCAACCCCGTGCGGTTCACGTCGTCCCACGGTTCGATTCCGAGCACTTTACGGGACGCATCGATAAGAACGTTCTGGGCCTTCTTTTGTTCGGTCTTCAAGTTCTCCCGGAGTGATCCGGCCGGGAGCTTGTCGGGATCATCGAACACGGTGCTGAAGTAGTCTAAGTAATCAGGGCACTCGTCCTGGAGACGAGTGCCGATTGCAATAGGATCGCCGTACCGCCACAATCGTCCGTCCCAGTACCGGAAGATGTTTCGCTGGCGATCGAACCACCAGCGTTTCAGTCGCCCAAAGAAGAACATAAAGCTCCGTTACGCGAGGGTCCGGGTCCACAACGGAACATCTTTTCCTGAAGTATTAGTAAAAAGACTGTACGGCCATGCGAAGAACTCGATATTGAATGGATTAGCCCGAGTCGCAAGTTGGGTATCAAACCCGGGACGTGTAATGCACTTAGAGAAGGACCAAGGACTATCGGCCGCTACACCTTGAAGGGCAGAGGACGCGATCCCCACGCGAAAGGCCCAGCCAGTAGCTCCCATTACAAGACCGGGGGAACTACTAAGACCGGCCGTAGTTCGGTCACCACGACCTTGGAGTTTAGCCATTACTGTGCGATCCATCGCGATCAGCGGACAACTGATGTTCGCCACAAACGACATATTTTGCACGTCTTGAGGCGTCATCGGACCCATAATGTCCGTAATGATGTCGCTGTAGTTTTCGATGATCCGGATACGAACGCCGTGATCGGTATACCCAAGAAGCTCTAACGCTCCAGCAGATCCCGTACCGACATTGACTAATGCCGGTCCATTTATTGTATAACCGTCGATTGCCAAGAGCAAACTCCTGTTAGAGTGTTAGTTCTTGACGGAGACCTTGCGGGGCGTCAAGTGGATCGGCTCGATTACAGTTTCCCCGTCGTCCTCAACGAAGTTGATTTCGCGGTCGGCATTGGTCAACTTTCGGACGGTGGTGTTCTTGGTGTTCCCGTTCTCAGCTCCTTCGGTTTCCTGAGTGTAGAACCGAAGGTGCGTTTCGAGTTGCTCTAGCAGTTCCCGTTTAACGTACTTGGGGCCACGAGCAACAGCTTCCTCTGACGGATTGATGACGAAACCGGGGAATTCGGGGCGGTGGCGGTACTTGATGCGGATTTTCACTTCGACTGCTCCCGGCTTGACTGCTGTTCGGTTTGGTCCCATTGTACTGAATCGTGCGGATAGGGTTGCTCCGAAACGGCTGGATTTACCTCCCAGCCTTCCGCATTTTCTTTTTCTTGAGGTACGCACTTGGTAGGTGCTTCATGTTGCTGTTCCCACATAGTCATCAATTCGATTACGATCCCGTCTCTGATGTCTGTTACCGTAAACTCGACTTCCTGGGGTTCCCCGGTTACGCCGTAGGCGATGACGGCAAGGTTTACACCTGTAAGAAAACTGGCGGGTATGGCTTCTGGACCGTTTGGCGAGAGCTTAAATACGACATTGGTCCCAGTGGGCACCTTCGCGTCCTTTTAATGCCCGGACGATGTTGGAATTCCGTTCATCATCTGGTTCTCAAGAGCTTTGTCAGTCCATGCCCCGAAGGTATGCAGTGCCGGCACTTCCCAAACGGTGATCCAACCAACAATCGAGTCACCAACTTAGTTTGGGGAACCCACACAGAAAACATGAACGACAAAGCGATTCACGTACTTTCCCAAGAGGAGAGAAAGCATCCAGATCCAAATTAACGGAAGCTCAAGTGCTTGCCATCCGAGCCGAGTACGTTCCGGGTGTTGGAGATTCTGGATACAAGCTACTAGCACCAAAATACGGAGTACATTTTTCAACAATTAAAGCAATAATTAACCGAAGATACTGGACGCACATTTAAATTCACTGGTTCCCTCCGTAATATCCGGGGTAGTTTACTGGTCCGTTTATTTGAAAATTGGGGAACAATCTATTAGCGTACAATAGAGTATTCGGTGTATACAGCTCCCACGGCCGAGGTGGAACCACATCCGGTAACCCTGCTTCGGCGCTCTGGACGAACCCGAAGATAGTCTCGCCGTCCCTTAGCATCCTAATCAACTCAGCACTTTCCTTGACCGCTGGAACATCCTCTTGGCGCGCAGTAATGGGTTTCAGAGTTTGTTGAAGGCTCCACATGGCACGAGCAGCGTTGAGCTTCTGTAGAAGCACCTGAGACACGCCAGTAAGTGCCTGTAGATCCTCTGGGGAATACCTCTTTGCCACAAGAGCGTTCGATTCAATCTCCCCCGCCCCCATCTTCAGGTGCTTGTAGAGCTTCGCACCGGCCGGGTTGCTCTGGTCAATTAACGCCAAATAGCTCGGAGGAGGTGCCGTGGGGCGAACACGGCACATGTCTGCCACAAGAGGCTTGGCGTAGAACTGGAGCATCATCGGCGCACTGCAATAGGGCACGGATGATGACCACGGGGTCTGAGCCACAACTTACCTCTTCGTTGGGGTTGTGGGCCGCTGCACGTCTTCCACCTTCGGTTTCGTAATCTTCTCGCCGAAGAACTCCCCGCCCGACCGGAACCCGAACTCGATCTGGGTTCCCTTGTCGGCCAGCTTGTCCTTGTGGGAGCTGCAAATCGCGATCGCCATTGCCATCTGTTCCGTACCGCCGGGGAAAAAGTGCTTGGCCCCGTTGGGAAACGTTACCTCAATCCCGGGGTTGGCTCGGGTGGACGGAGACGTTTCGGTGGAACGTTTGGCGATGATGTCAAGCACGGTTAGTTCCCAAGATCCTTGTGAATCAAACAGTAGTGTTTCTGCTCCCCGTCCACTTCAACACAGCACCAACCACGGACATTCAGGGCTTGGTCTTCATCCGTCGTCGGGTGAACCGCAATCGTAACGGACGATCGACAGTCCGGAGCGTCACAGAGAAACGTCTTGGTCGGAGCGGATTCAGCCACGCTCTGTCCTCTTGGTGAAACAGCCAGCCTTTCCGGGGCTGGCTGTTCGCATTGTACTTCGTTGTGGTGAATGGGAAGCAGTAATTCCACATTCTAACTTTTACGTGACACCAGTAATCAAGTACCCCGTCTGAGGTGCCTGAACACACGTACAGAATTCATCTACGACGCGGCCGGTTTCGCGGCGGTTATCGGGGTCTGCCTTAGTTTCTGTCGTTAAGTTTTCTAGACTTCGCATTGCCACTGTGCTGAAGTCCAAGGTTTGCTGATCCTCACCAACCAACCCGGTGGGCTTGCTGGTGATGTTCACGTACTGGTTAGCCCAAATGTAGCTACGGCTCTGTGCCAGCGGAGAAGCCACGTTGTCCGACTTCGGTGTGGTCACCTGGATGGCGTTTTCCACCACCAGAGCCAGACCGTAGAGGTACGGGGCGAGACCGTACTTGCGGTTCGGGTTCCGTTGGTCCGTGATCGCAGCCAGGGCGTCCGGAGACCCTTGGATGTACTGCTTGTACTCGTAGGACTTCGCGATACCCCGAGCCGTTACCGGGTTCAGGGTGATGTTCAGGGCTTCCTCGTCGGTAACGATACCGCCCGAAGCCTGTTCGATCGCGATCATCGCCGTGTTGATGTCCGTCTGGATCGCGTTCGACGTGTTGGACGCCGCGTTCGTCCACTGAGCGGACTGAGCGGACGTGTTCGTACCGAACGAACCGGTCCAGTTAGCCGTGTTGGTCAACAGAGCCGTGCTCACGATCGTTCGCAGCGTCATCGCTTGGCACGCGGCCATCATCGCGTGTTCCGCAACGATCGGCCATTCGGCCTGCGTAACGGACTTCTGCCCGAGGGTGAACGGGAAGCACATCCGGCTCGTCTTGTACGGCTGGAACCCGAACCCTTGCTTATTGCCACGACCGCCGGGAGCGTCCGCGCCGTCTTCCCACGCCCAGTCAGCGGGGTTGATGATCCGGTACGGGTTGTCCGCGTCGAGGGTCAGATAGTACCCCTGATCCTTCGGTACGGTCAGGAACTTGAGGTACTTGTTGATCCGAAACTTGGAGGCGTCCCGGGTGAATTTGATGATGATCCCGGTGGCTTCCCAGTTCGGAATGTACGTGTTAGAGCCAGCCGGGTACTGCTGGTTCGGCCACGTTCCCACGTACATCGTCGGCTGTCTCGGGTTGATACCCACGAGCCGGTTGTTGTACGCATACGTCGGGCGGACCATCGGGGCCGTACCCGGGTTGCTGTAGAGCACCGGAGCCTTGTTCGCCGCGAAGCCCGTGGGCTGCCCTTGCGGAAGCCACTGGGTTAGCGGACTGCCGGACCCACCACCGAACATCGGGTGGGCCGATGCCGTGGTGTACTGGTGCGGGAGCGGGGCTTGCGCCATCTCGTAATTGAGTTGCGCTTCCCGCTTGGCCCAATCACGGTTCCGAGTCTTGTCCCCGAGGGTAGGATTCGGCGTGAACTGCATGGGGTTAAACCCCATTTGCTGAACCGTCGGAGCGGTTTGGGTTTGTGCTGCCCCGTTCGCCGGGTTGGTCGGTAACATTTAGGGTCTCCAGGGTATTACAATTTTCCCGGTCGAGGGAGTTTTGCTGCAAACTTAACCGCCACCTCGTGGTCGGTGAACACTTTGTCGAGCGGCGTGAATCGAATTCGAGAGCCTTCAGCCCCGATCCCACCGTAGTTGCCCGGAAGGTGACTGCTCTCCAGTTCGTAGCAGGCTTTCACCTTGCCGACGGAGATCAACCTTCCGGACACTACTTCCCAGTTCCCGTGATCCTGGCCGCTCATAATGAACGGCTTCCAGAACACCGTGTGGACCCAGTTGCCGACATCGAGAGTGCTCGGATCGGCCGGAACGGGATCGGGTTGGACTTCTTCGGGCACCGGTTCACACTCCGTTGTTTCGCTTACGATCCGGTCGGCAGCCACGGGAACACGGACACCTTGATGTTGCAGCACTGTCCGCCGTTGGCGAACGTGCGTGCAATGCCGATAATCCACTGGTTGTAAGCACCGGTGGGGCTGGCCAAGGTGCCGTAGCCGCTGTTGCTCGAACGAATCAGGTCGCCGGGCTTGATCTGACCGGCGAAGCTCGGATCGATTTCGATCAAGCAGTTCCGGTTCGGACCGTACACCGCGACTTGCATGTTCGTAATACCCCCTGGAACGTAGGGGTACGCGGCATTACTCGATGGAATGGCCAGCGGGAGCGGAGGAGTCGAACCGATCGCACCCGGAGCGGTCCCGGTGCCCTGGATCGAAACCCCGACACAGCGGCCATTGAGGGTGCCTTGGTAGCAGTACCCTTGGTTGGCCGGGTCCAGTTGAATTGCGCGGGCGCCGTAGATGATTTCAGACGGCAGCAGATTGAAGTCTAGGTCTAAGTCCATCATACGATGGTTTCTCCGTTAGAGATTTCAGTAAGCGTGATGATGGACTTACGCTTGGGGTCCATCGCTGTATTGTTCAGCGATCAATCCATCGAGTACGGGTTCGTCCCGGGAGCGGCGTTGGGAACCGCTTGCCCCTCGAACGGGTTCTGGTCGAACGCATAGCTCGGTTGCACCGTCGGAGGGGTAAATCGGCTACCGGCCGGGACACCGTTCCGCTGATAGTGCGTCATGGCCGCAATAAATGCGTTCGAGTCGTTGTTTCCCTGAGTCGCACGCAGGGCCGCTTGCATGTGTTCCTTGGTCATCGGTGGAACCGGTTCCGCCCCAGCCGGGGTCGGATCACCCAACTGCTGCGGAAGCGGCGTGGTGCCGATCTGTTGGTAGTGGGTCGCGATGTGCTGAACGTAAGCGGCCCGTTCTTCCGGGGTCTTCTTCTTGAGTTCCGAAACCTCGTACTCGCCGACCTGGAAGCCTTGGTACTGAAGGCTGCGAACGGTCTCGATGCAAGCGTGGGTGTCCGCTTGGTCCCGTTCGTAGAACAGGACGTTCATCCCCTGCTTGAGCTGGGTGTTTTCGAGCTTCAGCTTGTCCATTTCCATCTGGACACCCACGGGCATCCCAGAAATGGTTGTCGCACCGGTGTACTGCGTCGGGGTCCGGGGAGTTTCGTACCGTGCTCCCGGGGAGAGACGCGGGCGGCTCGGAGTACGGCCGTAGCGAGCATTGCCGCCGGTACGAGAAGCCATCATCGGAGGACCGCCGGGGCCACCCATGCCGCCACCTTCACAGTCCGCAAGGACTTGAGCGGCTTGCATCAGCAGTTCCCGTACTTGATCCAGCGGTGAAGCGGTCGGGCCACTGTTCCCCGGTTCGCTTCCAGGAGGACCAGCGTTCGGAGGGCCACCCATCGGCGGTTCGTCCGCGTAGCGGCCGATCCCACCGCGACCGTTCTGGCTGTAGATCGCACCCGTGTTCTGGTGTTGGTGCGGAACCGGCCGGGGCGGGTTGCCACCAGAGGCTTGGGTGCCGTCCCAGTACGAAACCGGACGCGGGTAAGCGTAGGGCGTCGGAGCGGGAACGGTTTGGCCCCACACAGGCTGCGGGTCGGACTGTTGAACGGGAGCAGCGTAAGGAGTCGGTTGCGGGGCAACCGGAACCTGTTGCGGGGGCGGAACGAATTGGTTCGGCTGGGGCGCACCCTGCGGGTACATAGGAACTTCTCCGAGGTTGAGGCGGTACATTACCGGGGTGCGCCCGGTAGAAGGATTCGTTTGGCCGGAACCGGGGATTTCCGTCGCGTGGGCCACAAAGGAAGTGGTCTGCCGGTTCTCGTAAGTCAGGTTGCTTTGGTCGCCCTTCTGATAGGCGACTACGCCAAGATCGAGGAACGGGTCGCGGGTTAGGAGTGCGACACCGGTAATCTGTTCCGTGTCGTCGTAGTATTCCGAACTGCGGTACGGGTAGTTCTTCCGCACGTTCGAGAACTGGGGGTCGAGAAACTCATCTACAACGATTGCCGGTTCGCCGCCGGGTCCGAACTTCTGCACCCGTGCGTTTCGGTAGTACCCAGCAATCGGGGGCTGCTGTGTCTCGGGCTTCCCCGGCTCGGTGTGTCCTAAAGTCATCCGAATCGGCACGCCGCCCTGTCGCTCCATCCGCTGCATGTTCTCGGCAATTCGATAGAGCTTGGGAAGGTCAACCGAAATCAGCTTTTGTGTGTTGGGGTCAGTTCGCTGGTGCGCCTTGAATACAGGAACCCCACTAACTACTTTCCATTTGCTCGAATCGTTTATCTTTTGCCCGAATGACGCCGTGGCATCGACACCCGTGGGCACCTGATCCGGCGTAATAGCGGCGGGAGGTGTTTCGGGAGTGGGTGCTAAGTAGTGGGTAGACAACTCAGTGGCCTTGAGGTGGGAGCCAATGCCACTGAAGGAGAAGTGTGAAACCAACCACACCGGATCGGGATTCGCTCCCGTCTCTCTCAGTGGCATTGGTTTGTGGCGAAAGATAGCTAGTCGATCGCTGCCCGTTTGAATTAGCGTATAGGATGCCGTGGCAACAAGTAAACACAAATTTAGGGCAAATCCGACAAAATTTTTTGACTTTCTCCAATTCGTGGGCAAAGGACTCCGAAAACAGCCAATCCGGAACAAAATCTATCGGTTTCCTTGCATTCGGTCCGACGTGGTGCATAGTTGCGTGTTCCCGAACTGGAGGAGAACATGAACTGGCTCAAACGACAGGTCTATCGGTCCTTTGGAATCCCACTAGCCAAGGTGACCAGTTCCGTTCTGATCGTGGACAAAGTTGAAAACGGAAGGGCATCAGGCACGATTCAATTCGACATCCAATGCGCCCCATGCGGTTCGGAGTGGGACATCGAAAAGGCCAAAAACGAATTCATGAAGTTACTTCGCGAACGTGTTCCCAATTACTCATTTTCCATCCAGTCTGAAGAGGAATCGAAGTGAAGCGTATCAAGGATCTCGACAGTGCGACGTGGCGGGTGCTAAGGATGCTCGTCAGGGACAAAGAATGTACTGGTGCCGAGTTGCGGCAAATGTATTGGGGCAGAAAGACCAAGGACGGGACGTGGTTCTCGAAACTGGTCCAAGACGGGCTAATCGAAGTGGTTTCGGTCGACAAGGGTGATCTACGATCACAGCCGGTCGAACACCGAACGGTTTACAAACTGACCGATCTGGGCATCTACGCAGCAGAGTACGGAACTTACGAGTACGAATGGGAATCGCCGACAGCCAAAAAGGGAGGGAAGGGAAAGTGACCAAAAACTACAACCAAGAAGACATTGCGGCCCGAATTGCTAAATGTCTTGCAAGTCTTGCAGGTGCAATTGAACGTGCAGGCGGATCGTCCGAGTCAATTTTGGGAAAGCTGGAAACGTACTCGGCTCTGAAGTTGGTGGAGATTCTGGGGTGCAACGGAATCCACTTCGCTTTCACCCCGCCACCACGAGAGGAACAAGAATGAAGCTCAACACAGTCCCTCTTTCCCCAACCCGTGTGCATCCGATCCGCACGGCCACTTGGGTCCAGATCGATCAGCCGGACGGACTTCGCGGGGCACTGGAAATTTGCGGCCAGCGGACGGAAACTAGCCAGAAGTACAAGTCTCAGTATTACGTGCGGGAGCTGTACGACCACAAGGGGCCGGAGCGGCACTTCCGGCTCCGAAAACGACCTACCGGAGAGGAGCACTATGTGTGCTTGGTAACCGATCCGGACATGCACCATGCGTGCTGTTGTAAAGGCTACGAGGCTGGGGGGCGATGCAAGCACCTCGATGCCCTTGTGGAACTAGAACAGCGTGGATTCTTGGTGGTTCCCCAACAGAATGAAGAGATTTAAATATATCCCACGGTTTATTTGACTCTTCCGGTTCGTGTTGCATAGTTGAGTGTCCCAAACAACACGAACCGGAGACTGAGATGCGAGTTGCTGATTATCGAAATTTAATTTCCTCCCTGTCCGACACGTTCGCGTCTTTGCGATCAGCAGCTACGCCCAAAGAAAGAGTATCGGAAGCTCGCAGATTAATACATGAGATGAATTTTCTGAAACGGACCGAATGTCTAAAATCCAAACCCCATGATAGGGAACGATTGCGTTCCTTGTGTGCATCCATCACGGAGTATCTGGATAAAACCGGGCTTGGTTTATTCTGCGATGCACTGAACCAAGCCGATATCAACCTGATGAAAATGTCATTCGGATCTGAGTATCGTTGAGCCACGGCACTTAGCTAGTGCCTACAATCCCGGAGTAAACCGGGTGATGTGCGGGGTCGCTTCCGCCACCAAATCCCTTCTCGGATGGGACGGAGTACCAGACCCGCAGGAATCTCTCCTGAGTCGATTACCGCTGAAAAGCGGGAGACGTTGATGGGGAGAGTCCTCTGGTTATTTTCTTAATTCGGTTGTCTCGTTAAAGATTGCACCAACCCATCCCCCGCGCTCGACCTATCATCGTCAAAGCTCAAGTCTGGAAAAATTCCACGAGCGGTGTGGATTAAATTAGAAGCGTGGCCCATCCGCCTGTATTGCGGATGGGTATAGGCTCCCACAACCCTTCCCGATTTTCCCGTACCCATCACTTGAATTGCCGACACGGGAACTCCTTCGGAATGAGCTACAAAACGGTGGCTGCCGAATGGATCAACAAAATGAATAATTCCGTCCCCCAAATCACGAGACTTTTCCTTGCCCACCCAACCGCCAGCAGAAGGTAACAGCAAATGTGAAGTGTCGTATTCTTCGGCGTACCGAGAGGCTTGGGTTGGTTGTTTCGGTTCATCCACCAACCCGTGCTTGCGTAGGAACGCCACCGATTGGGGGAATCGCTTTTCGATATCCCCCCGGTCGTGCTGACCCCCATGCAACGCCCGTCCCATCTCGGAAAACGCCTCAATTTCATCGGTTGTGGCGTACTTAGATAGCTGCCCGCCCGCAATTTCCTTCTGCCACGCATCCAACCACTCCGGATCACCGGACAGATCGAAATACTGCCGGTTCTCGTCCTGATCGAGAGCGTGGAACATCTCGTGGGCAATTGCCCCTCTTGCGTCTACGTTTGGACCGCCCGGAGCCGCAACCAATTCCCCGTTAGCCGGATCGTAGAACGCAATCGCGGGGGTTCGTTTGCTCGGATGCGGTGCGTTTGGGTCACCGTCGTACCACATCTTGGTTGACGTTTCCACGTCCGGAACCGGAGTGAACTTCAGGAGCCGCGTTTTGAGCCGCTCGTGGGCCGCTTTCGGCAGTGAACTCATCACCGCTTCGGCGTCCGGGTGCCCGGTCCACGGGAGTTGTTCTTGGGGTTGATCTTCCGTGTACTCCACCGGTGGTTTCGGGGGCGTCCGGGAACCAAAGTCGGCCGTCACTTTCGGTCGCGGCGGGGTGTGCTGAAACATTACCGTACCGGGCATGAATTGACCCGAACGGTAAGGCTTGTCCCGGTACGTGATGCCACCCTTGGGGGTGTGTCGCCGTTCGTAGGATGGTTTGGTCCCCGCACTCGGAATGTACGTGTTGCTTCCCGCCGGACTTCCCATCACGGGGCCAGCGGACGGCGGTGCCCCCGATGCCCCCTCCGCAAATCGCACAGGATGGCGAACAATCGCCGAATGTGATCCGGCTGGCAAAGTCACCATCTGGTGCTGCGGAACCACATATGGACGAACTGGTGCGATTTGGGGGCCGTTCTGGATCGGTGGCTGAGTCAATAGCGGCCGTGGAGGTGCCGAACCGGGGGGAATTCCGGGCGGTCCCATCGGACCCGGGGGCAGCATTGGACCACCGCCCGGACCGATTGGGGGCATCATGGAGGCCATCATTGGCGACTGCTGCGGCGGGAGCGGGCCGTTTGGCCCCATCGTCGTAAGGATTGGCGGACCCCCCGGACCGGCAGCAATGATGACCTCATCTCCGTCTTCCGGAGTCGTAAACTTGGCCGCTTGGAGCATTTCCACGGACTTGACGGGAATCCCCAGAGAAACCAGAACCTTGCCGCTCTGTACCTTCTCTTGCGCGTCCGGATCAGGAAGCATCGATTTGAACCGAACCGGAAAGTTGGCCCACGCAAAGTTGTACTGCTTCAACGGAGTAAGAATGTCGCGGGTTATAGTCTCATCAAGGTTTGTTGTATCGTACTGAATAATCTCGTCTTTAGTGGCCTTTGCAAAAAGAGCGCGCCCGGTGCCGCCAAGTCCGGTGCCGTGGTCGGCACCGGAACTCATGGACTGGCCCACAAAGAGGCGTTCAATGTGTCGGTCGAAGTAATCACTCAGGAACTCGTGCATGGCTTTGAAGCCCGCACTGTTCATCTGGAGCTGTTCGACCATTGGCCCGTTGTAATTTACCGGCCGGGGCACAACGAAAGCTGCTTTGCCAATCATCCGGTTGGCGTTCTGTTCCGCACGAACACGGGCCGCGTGATCCCCCGTCGGGTAGTAGAAAATCACCATGTCCATCATGCCGACGGACTGCATGTAAGCGAGCATCCACGCAAGGGCTTGTGTGCGGAGCACGTAGAGCCAGTAGACGAGGCCGCGAAGCCCCAAGCCCTGGACGCTACCCGCTAGTTCCCCTTCGAGGTAATCCGCCTTCTCGCGCATGTGCTGGTGAATCGCGTACCGGTCCCGCCAGTATTTGCGATGGAGAACCAGAGCCGTGCCGCCCCGGTCCGTGTACCGCAAATCACCACCACCGGAAGTAACTCCGTACTCACCGAATCCGGTCGTGCTGTTACCAAACTTGGACTGCCATTCCCCCTGCCAGACAGCTCCGTTAGCCGCGTACCATCCGGCCGTGATGGAATCCATCATGATCGCCGGAATGCCGTCGAACGTGTACTGAATGCTGTCCCCGTGGACCGAATCCCACTTGTGATCCTTGCAGGACGGGGAGTAGCTGTAGCACCACAGGTTTTCCACGTCCGGGTTCCGGTTGAAGAACCCGGCGACACCGGCGCGACCGAACCACACCCCGTCGAGTAGGGCGCGTTTCAGAAGGGTGAATTGGGGAATTTCCCGAACGATCTTCTTGAGGGCGTCCCGAACGGTCCGCTGCTGTGGGTCGCGGTCATCGTCAATCTCGATTACCCATTCTCTATTGATCGTTGGAAGAATACGTTCTTCAAATAGTCCACGTAAGAACCCGTCCCGTCGCATTGCACGAGCATTGATGTACGAATCCCTCATAGCTTCATCGAAGCGATAGGTGTATACCTTCTGACCCTGATTCCAAACGGAAGTGAACCCGCGACTAGCCGGGATGATGAGCGAATCATCGTTCAGCATCGGCTCGCCAGTTGGGAGCCGGAACTTGGAAGGGTCGAATCCGGCGGGAGCGTTACCGATTTTGAAATCGGAGAACGTATTTGGAATTTCAAACGCTGGCATCGTAATGTGCCCAAATGAAAAAGGACGCCGGGCTTCTGACAGCCGAGCGCCCGTTGTGGGAAGTGTACACTAATGGCACCCTAAGTGCTACACTGTTCCTCCTTTAGTTCCAAACTGCTCCATCTGCTGTTCAGCCCAGCACGATTTCTTAAGCGGATGCGTAAACAAACACTCAAATCCTGTGATTTCCGTAAATCGCCCCCATGTCTTGCTCGTGTAAGATCCAAAAATGGAAGGACGCAAGCACATCCCTCCAGAACTCAAAGACTGAACCACTTCCGGACTGGATTGAATTTCTGCTAAAAGCCAACCTCCTTGAACTTCCCAACCAAGTACGCGCCCTGCGTCTGGTCCTTTGCACTCCACTCCTAATCGAATGGGAACTGAGTCGGATAATGGCAATTGAATAAATTTTTCAATTGCCCCAGCAGGAATCAACGGTCGGCATTCTTCACGATCGAATGTGTCCAATAGGATCACAGGAGTTTTTATTTTCGTCGGTTGACTGGCTTTCGCTGCATCTAAACAGAACAAAGACAACAGCGAAGAAAGTCCGAATTGGCGACGATTCATGTGATTTTCCTTTTAGTTTCGATCATCTTCCACGTCAACCCGAACGGACCGTTGAGGCTTGGTGCTGGCATCCCTTCGGGAACGACATCGAACGACGGGTGACAAAGAACGAACACAAACGATCGACTAGCGTGGTCCTCATGAACCGCAAGTATTCGCACATCGTCCGGCAATCCCGGCCCGTCAACAACCCGAACGCAGTCCGGAAGTCGTTGACCTTTGAACAGAATGCCTTCCAAGATGTCATGGTAGCCAATTCGGAGAATCTTACGGCGGCTGAAATCATCACTGGGTGCGTCCCAGTCGAGCATCAGAACAGATTCGCTCGGAACAGAAATCTGGCTCACTTTTCACCACCGACTGGTTCGAGTCATCGGAATCATCCCCACAGGCATACCATCAGTCGGATACCCCACTACGCTGGTTTCGTCTTCGAGGGGCATCACGTTTGCGAATCCGTTCTCGTCCGGATTGGAAACCACAACACCTTGGCGAGTCTCGTCAATAGTAACGTGGTTACCCAACCGAACCCTTGAGCCAACCTTAATTTTGACTACTTGGAGCTTAATATCGTTAGCCTCAACTTTGGTATTTTCGCTCAATTTAGCCACAAACCCAGCCAAATCATTACACACTGAGTTGAAGTCAAGAATCAAAGGCAAACATACTTCTCGAACAGCACTGCTGAGATCCGCCAAGACTCGGACTTTTTGTCTTGGGTCGATCTCGTCCAGGTTGTCTGAAACCAAATACCCCATCAACATTCCGATGTGGTACTGGAGCTTCATTGCGATCTGCTGGTCCCCCGCTTCCAACAAAGCGTCTACCAGCAGTGGTCCGGCTGTAAAATCCGGAACTTCCCCTCCGGTTCCAGCCAACTTCCGAGCCAGCATTCCGATATTGTCTGTTCGCTCGATGCTCATTTCTTCACTTCCTTCTTGGCTTGTTGTTCCGCCGTCGTCATCAGGTGCTCTTTAATCATCCGACTGGCCGCTTGCAGCGTTGCTTGGATCTTGGCGTAGAAGTATTTCGGGTCACTGTGTCCGCCGATCGGAAGGACGCTGTTGGCGACGAGAATTTGCTGAGCGCACCCTTCGGCCAGCATGTCGAGGTTCTGGGTAAGAACCTTCGGATCGGTCAAGTCTTGGGCCGGGTTCAGTTCAGTTGACACTTTCTTTTACCTCTTCGGGTTTGACGACAATTTTGCCGTCGGCGATCGATTCGAGGACGTTACCGCAGGACAGCAGTGCGTTCGTGACTTCGGCCACGAACCGGGGGGACAGTTCCTTGTTCCGGTAACCGAACAGGAAGTGCCGGATTTGGTCAACACCCCGGAGCCACAAGCGACTGGGGAGAGAAATCCCCTTGTCGTTTTGGAGTGGGGCGAATCCGGACGCGAGACTTTGTGCCCGGCGAGCGAGAGTTTTCAGTTCTTTGGGTTCCACAAATTCCTCACTTTGGTGGGTCAATCGCTTCAACCATCGGACCAGTGTATGTTGTCGGTCGGGAAACCACGAGAGTTCCGGCACCTTGGATTCGAGCAGCGTTCTTTTCCGCTCGTCCTTTGGCTCCTTCATCCTCGGCCGGGTAGTAGAAAATGATGATTCGCTTCGTTGCGTCGATCACCTTGGGTTGTTCTTGGGTTGCTTGTTGCACTGCTTTTCCACCTAATACTTCTTGTTTCCATGCCGGCCAAGTTTTTACGATTTCACTGACTCGATGGCAGTATTCCAGAAAATCTGAATAGTCCCTCTTGTCTGATTCCGCCATGTCATCCTTCCTTTCGCACCAAGTAAATCCCCCGCAGTGAGGGAAGAAACGCCCATTCCAGGTTCCGTTCGCGGCAGAACCGTTCCGTGGCCCGCTGCGGCTCCCCCGGATTGCAATCGTCTACCACAAGCACGCCGCCCGGTTTCAGAGCTTCCCACGCGAGACAGCAGTCGTGGTAGCAGCCCGCTTCGCTGTGGTCCGCGTCCACGATCGCCATGTCAACCGGCTCGGTGACCCCAAGCGTGGTTAGCGTTTGGGTGTCTACACGGTTGATGCGCAGATCAGTAATCCCCAGACGGTTGCGGAAGTAGTCCTCGAATATTTTCAGCGGTTCCTTGTCGCCGGGGTTGCACTCGGAATCGAAAACGTGAATCCGCATCAAGCGGTCGTAAGTAAACCCCGAATGAACGGCTTTCAACCCGTAACCAAACCGCGTCCCGATTTCAACAACGGAACTGGGGTCGAAGTGATCCGAAATCATGTACCACCAAGTATAGTTTCGTCCTGAAACGAAATCCAATTCCTTGTCTTGTTCCTGAAGCAAATCACCAAGAATGTAAGCATCTGTCAAATGTGTCCAAATCCGGACCTCTTCTGTGATCGATTCGGCGATTTTGTGTAATGGTTCATCCTGATACCTTCCCAGCACATCCAATTCGTTTTCGACGTTCATTGTCCCCTCGATCCAAGTGAAATCGGCGTGTCCCGAATACCTACACCGCGATCTTCTTCCGGCTCCGTGTTCAGTGCCGTGTTAACAACTGCAAACGAAATTCTGGAGTGTCGGCAGTATGTGTCATCGATCCCACTAAACAAATTCCAATGTCCGTGATGAGGTATTGCTCCACCGATGAATAGAACATATCGCTTCACACATCGGTCATTGTTTCCGGAGTTGTCGGCCCATTGAAGCGGAATCCTAGTCTGGGCAAGAACTCGGTACGGTGGTTGTGCTTCAAAAACTGTGCATCCCGTACTGTAAACCGCCCCTTGAATCCTCTTAAGAACCCCATGATGGAAGTGGTAGTGAACGTCACAGCCCCAATCGCGCATCTTGTTAGCTTGTGCGTAAGTTCGAGACACGAACACCGGCACGGCCCCACCACGATGGGCACCGCCCTTCCACGGTAGTGGATTGGGGGTAATCCACTTCTGACTAACCTTCCCGTCCTTGTCAAACTGAATCACTTCGTGGTTGGGCTTCGACCCGTACACCCAACTTGTTCCGTATTGGTTAACCAATGGTAACCAGTTCTTCTCATACTTGCTATCGTAGGGTGAATCAAGTACTTCAGAATGTTCGATCCCCGACAGGTCTTCCTTGAAGCGAACATATCCAACCTTAACCAACTCCGGCGGATACCCATCGGGGCACGAGAACACGGAACACAGGTGCGGTCGGCCCGTGACCGGACTGGGTGCGATGAACAGTCGCGGGTCTTCCAGTCGTGGCATCAACGAGTGATCGCTAGCAAAGCTGCCAATCGCTTTCGCAGTCCAAGTTCCGGACCAGTCCTTTTCCGTGTTGGTCATTTCCCACAGGGCCACTTTAGAGTGGCCCCACGAGTCACGAGATGCGAGGATCAACCGGTTGTCCCATTTGATGGCTGAGCAGTTAAAGTGCCCTTCCGGAAGCGGCAGCCGTGTTAGCTGCTCCGGTGGAGTAAGCTGCTCCCGCACTTCACAGGTTTCACATCGCAGGGCTTCCTTCGGATCGGCCAGAACGATTCCCTTTTTGTTGAAACACAGTTTGTCGAGCCGGGCACATTCCCAGAGGGGAACTGGAAATCCTTTGTTTGACAAAGCAATCTCATCAACACCTTCGCCTCTGTAGGCGCAAGGAATCGGGTCCGTCATTTCTAGCGTCCGCTGGTGAACGTCGATTCCATTCTTGTCCTGTTCGACCATCTTGATGGCTTTGGTCACTTCTTCCGGACTTCGCGTGTTGACGTGCTCGGCCGGTGGGTGGTGCGGGAGCGTGGGCGTGTACATCGGATCATCGGCGTGGATCGTGGACGCAACCCATTCCGGCTTTCCGGTTCCTTCGTAATCGAACGTTCGCTGGGTAACGATCGAGGGAAGCACGGCGCACCACTTCAATAGTCCCGGCTGGAGTACGTACTTCCAGAGCTGTTGATCGAGGTTCCGTTCCGCGTGTCGCATGTGTTCGAGCAGGACCGGCAGAGCGCGACGGCGGACAAGCAGGGCATGGGTGCCAAAGGGCGAATCTAAAACGCACAACCTCGACGCTCCGTCACCCAACCGATCTGTGACCTTTCCCCAAACATTTGGCTGGACCTCAGCGAGACCCAAGAACACCAAATCCCAGTCCGGAAGGGATTGGTCCAGTTCCCAAAAGAGGGCGTTCAGTTGATTCTTAAAATCGACAGGAAGGCAAACATCGTCCTCAAAAAACATCAATTCTTCGTCCCCATCCCAAGGCTTAGTCCCGTCACACCCGACCCCTAGCATTGCAGCCTGCCACATTGCCCAACTGCCCGTATTCAGCCCAACGTGACCCGGACTGATCCGCTGCCCCTTATCGTATTCTCGCGTGGTCATGAGACCCCAAGAACGGCCGTGGAATCCTTTCCAAACCGTTGGCTCTAGTCCTCGTTCCCACAAGTGGGCGATCGCCCCATCCCGCCTTTCGGGAAGTTCATCGCATACGAGCAAGTAACTCGGAATCACTTCACGTCCTCGTAGTTCAGATTAAAGTCTTCCAACGAGTAGCCTTGGAGCAATGGTTCGACGCCAATCACAATGTACCGCTTCGCCTGACACGGCTCGTCTGAATGGTCGGGAAAGAACAATGCCCGTCGGTTACAATCATCCGAACCGTTACCTTCCGTCCACCAGTAGGTTCCGAATTCCGTCGCCCGAGTCTGCACTTCGCCCGTAACTCGATCCTTGATGGTCAGCGTAAGATTGATGTCGTGTGTTGGTTCAAACCCTTTATCAGTCACAGATCATCCTCAATCGGGTGCCATTCGGGTTTCTTTGGAACAAGATCGAGCCAAATCGGAATGAACCGTTCGGCTTCCGGTTTATGCTGTTCCTTCTTGAGCCTCTCCACAACTTTTCCCAAGTGATCTATCGACCACGCATCCAGATTCGGAATGGACACCAGAATGTACGCCGTCGTCACTTGGTTCGGCTTTTTCTCTGTCACAATTTCATCCCCTCCGTCGATTGGCCCTTCCGTTTCATTTCGTTCCACTCCTCTAGCAGCACGTACCGCATCATCCGCGTGTTCGGGTAGATCAGTTGAATGGCGCCCTTCTTATACATTTTCCGGAGCACATCGTTGACTCTCGCTTGGGACATTGTAGGAACTGACGGAAGATTCCTGTGCTCTCCCATTCGAGGCGGACCTACTGGGCACCACCCACTCGGACCCTTGAAATTAATCACCCGACAGAGCCACGACGCACGACCGCACTGGGGCATTTCACACAGAGCTGCCATCACGTCCGCTTCCCGTGTAGCCTGCTCCGCTGCTCGCTCCTTGAGGGTCACTTAGAATCCTCCCAACTCTGCCCCTGGAATTTGCCAGTGTACTCGGCACTAACAGGAAGATTTAGTTGCTTCGAGGGCAAATTCACCGTGAGCGTATGTGGGAGTTGGTCGGCCACAAGTTCCGGTTCACAGTCGAGATAGAGCCTCACGAAGAACGGCATCTCCGCCGCAGGATCTTCGATAGCAAGCGCTCCCCCCACCACTCCACTATACCCAACCAACTTTACTATCTCTTCGCCTACAAGTTGGGCCACTTCTCGTTCAAACTGAATCAAGGGGAATTCCCAAGAATTAGAGTCTATCATACTTTTGTTCACGCTTCAGTCTCCTGTAGCAACCCTCGCTCACGCAAACACATCTTCTGCGTCTGTCGGGCCAGCATCCCGGCCACAACGAAAGTAAACTCTGCTTCGGTCAACTGGTGTCGCTTTGTCCAGGTGTGGATGACCTCGTACAACTCCTTCGTGGCCTGAATCACGAGAACGTCCCGAGGATCGATTGTTTCAGGCATTCTTTCCCTTCCTCTCTCGACTAGCTTTGAACCGCTCCACGGCCCGCTGATCGAATAACAAAACACCGCCCTTAATCTCAAACCCGCCGATTCGGTCACGAAGTTTCCGGACCCACCGAGGGGTCACTTGGAGAATCTTCGCGACTTCGGCCGTGGTTAACGTGGGCATTACTCAGAAGTGTACCACAGGTGTTCCCTTAAGGGAACACCTGTGTGCTCTATTCGTCCATCTTACCCAGCGATTTGGTGAACAGGGATTGCGTTGCCGCCTTCCACGCTCGGTCCTCTGAATCGCACCACTTACACAGTACCCGCCGTTGGCCAAACATCGTCGCCGTCGGATCGATGATTCGGTACTGACACGGGGCACCGATCAGGATCTTCCGCTCTACCATCGCCTTGGGTTTCTTGGCTAGTACAGTTTCCTTGCTCATCAGAAATCCCCACCGCAACTACCACCCGATCCCGTGTCGCTGCTAAAGTCCCCGGAACCGGACGAATCGGAACTACCACTGCCATAGCTCGAAGATGATGAGCTTGGGTCCGAACTGGAACTGCTCGATCCGTAGATCGTTCCCCACAAGAACGCATTCGACGTGTCCGTGGGACCGTCCGAACTGGTTGACTTGCTTGAACTGCTCCCACCCGTTCCCTTAACGGGCTTCTTCTCGGGCTTCTTCTCGGGCTTCTTCTCGGGCTTCTTCTTTTTCTTTCCGAACATCTTCGATCCTCCAGTTAGAGTTGCTTCCCACCAGTAGGTTCGCTCACCGCTTCCAGTTCTCGATACCGGTCCGACAGAATTTGGTCCGCCAAGGCCCAAGCGTTCTCTTCCGACTCGCACCAGACGGACAAACATTTGGGTGCTCCGGTTCTGTTGAACCCTTTGATCCGAAACCGCGTATTCCCGTTCAATTCCTGTAACTCTACTTTCGCTTTGGGTTGGTATACCAAGACCCATTCCTTGCTGGTCTTCATTTCCATCTCCTTGGGCCGGAGAATCATTCCTGGCACAGTTCTTGGACCCGATCGGCCAGTGCTCGGGCGGCTACTTTGTCCCCGGCGAGAACGGCGCGAGCCAATTCAGTAGATGCCAAGTCTTCGGCAGTCCCAATAATTTGCAGTTCCGAATAATCGTCAACACAACTCCACACCCAAGCAGTTACTTTTCGTCCCGGACCTTCCAAAAGCAAACGAGCGGTCACACCCGATTCGACCCACGCAAACGCCCTAATTATTCCAGTAGCGACTAGTTCCCCGGACAAACTCAAAACCACTCGTTCACCGATCAGGTTCGTTGCAAGCATTTGTCCTCCACGATTAACGGCTGGTCCACTTCGTCCTCAATCGGTTCCAGCGCGAACGTGCCACGGACCTCGACGTAGTGCTCGTTGTAGTCGCCCACCTTCCAGATCAAATCACTGACGTAAGTGCAGGTGATACGGTAGTGCTTCTGGTGCCAGTCCTTGCCCGCGTCGAAATTGTTCGTCTTCACCCACACCTTGGGCGGGAACCGAACTTGGAAGTGTCGGTTCTGAGGAAACGTAGTCACCTCGACGTGGAACGTGTTCGGGTAGTCTTGCAGGAAGTAAACGGGCACCGCTTCGCAGGGCGGCAGGGAAGCGATCACATCGTACCCGGGGTTCCATTGGTGGGCCATTAGGAATCCTCAACAGGAACAGGAGAAGTATTTAGCTCGATCGTTTCGATGAATTACTTTTCCCGTGGCCTTCTGCACCAAATCCCAGAACCGATCTGGAATATCCCCGTGCGCGTCGACGCCCCCAAAGCACAAGTATTCGCCGTCATTTTTGCTGTGAATCCATCCGTATTCATCCCCCGTAATTTTGTTTTCCTTGTGATGCCCTGAAGCAGCATTGACGAGTATTTCATAATCAGGGCAGTCATAACCGTTTGAACCAAAGTCATGGAGTTCTAGAACTGCTTCCTCCGTGTCTTGGCTCGTTACTAACCCAACGACTCCGGCCTTAATCGCATACGTCCCTGTCGGATTGCGAAGGAATTGAAGTAACGTTTCATCCCCGCAATCCGCTTCCTGAAGTGCGTCTGCCAGAATCGGCATCGCGGAGAAGTCTTGCGTTTCTCGCATGGCCAAGCACAGGTCCACAACGGTCTGGGTCCGCCACTTGGGATCGATTTTCAAGTTCTCGATGTTCACTTGGTCCTCCCTTGCCGTTCCCACACTTCAACGATGCTGTCCCTGATCTCTTCCGTCATCGGCGGAAGGTCCGCGTAGTCCACTGTGGTAAACGTTCCCGGTTGGTCCATCAGCACCGTCTGTTCGGCCCACACGTCCGCTTCGGAACGCCGCTTCTCGGGCAGTTCCGGTTCCGTGGGAAATGCGGCATGTTCCCAGACGTGCCGCAGGCTGGTAACTGTGTTCGGATACAAAAACAGCCAAAACCGCTGTCCGGGCTGCACTGGAGCATTCAGGAATGGGTCTACGCACCCGTTCTTCAGGTGTTCACCCGGTTTCATCGTCCTAATCGCCACCATCGGAATCACGGCGATGTGAATGGCGTCCCGCTGTGGGTTGCCCTCAATCAGTTGGCCTAGCTTCAACTCGGTGCTCATCTCAATCCTCTGGTTTATCCTGCCACGGCCACCAACCCTTTTGGAGTCGGTGTTCCACTGTAAACCACATCATCAGAATCACACAAACTGCATTCGCTCCCAGCATCATTCCAGCTTCCCAGTGCCGACCCAACAACTCCATCCCACAAGCCATTACCCCAAGACACGCAAATGTAAACAGGCCGGTCCATAGAGCTAGTCGGTTAGCTAGTGTTTCCATGCTCAACTATGCCTCACGGATTCGGGAATGCAAAGAATCGGTACGGAATCACCCAATCAAACCCGATTCCCGACAACTAGCAGTGCGGCCCGGCAGATCGCTTCCGCCGGCGTGTTTCCTGTCTCGTCCAACATGTGCGGAAAGTGAGTAAAGGTCGCCTGCCACTTGTCCGGTTGGATTCCAGAGTCCAAACAAAACCCGTAGTTATCCGTCAGTTTGTCCACAACCTTCCACGCATCGACCAAATTCGTTGAGTACCTAGGAAGATCCTCCGGTGGCTCGAAAACCAAATCGTCCGTCCAATGATAGGTATGTCCTGCCAACTTCCCGAACACCTTGGTGTGGATCTCCGCGTCCAGTTGCCGCATTTCTTGCTCCGTCACTTCAGCCCCTCCGGAACGGTTAACGGGCCACACCACACCCACTCCAAACCAACATCGTCCAAAGGGTAGTAGTTACCTCGCAACCACACGCGGAACGCTCGCCCCTCGTAAACATCAATTTCCACAATCTCCGGATCGTCATGAGGGAATTTGGACATCCAATAAAATCCCGGCTTCCGGGGCATATCTTTAGTCCACTTCAAATCCGTCATTCCTTGTCCTCCTTTTCTCGAATCACTCGCCAGAACTCGTCCGGATCGATCATAGACAACTGAAAACACATTCCGCACACCACAACCGGTTCCATGCTGTCCTTACCGCCCATCCAAGATTCGCCCGGGTTCTCGGACGGTTCCCCGCACCGGTAGCAATCTGCCGTCTTGTTCATTTGACCTTCTCCGCTTCGAGCAGTTTCCGAACCCGTTGGATCTCCGCGTCCGTGTGGACCACGCCACCGGTGTTGAAATCCAAGTACCACTGAAGCACCTCGGCCCGGGTCTTCAGATCGTTCACGTTCAGCCGCACCGTGTTCAGTCCCATTCGGAAACTGTCCGTGTACTCTCGGTAATAGCTCCCGAACACCTTGATTCGATTCTCGATGAACGTCCGAAACGCGGTCACCCGTTGGAGACCATCAACGATTACGAAATCTCGATAGTCGTCACAGTCTCGGTTCCAGGTTGGGTTGTTGAAGTAGATCACCCGAGCGGTTTTCCCGCCGCGAAGGTAGAACTCGATGTAGGCCGTTTGTTGTTTCGCGGTCCAAACGTGTCCCCGTTGGAAGTCCGGGTCCATATTTAGTTTCTCTTCTCCCACCCAATCATCGATTTGCTTAATTAGACGGTCCGGGGTGTAGTCACATTCCCAACTCCCGTCTCGCGTGAACCGGTCCACGTCTTGGAACCGAGTTAACTTTCCCATCCTTCACCTCTCTGTTACCATTCCGTTGCAGCTCACCCAACTCGTTGTTGGGCCTTCATTGCAGTAGGGGTTCGGATTACCTTGGTAGGCGATCCGGACCCTTTTTATTTAGCACAGGATGCTCCAGGTTGATCGATCGACACGTCAACAGGGATACGTCACGTCCGAGTGGCCAAAATTGATCTTGAGCGAAATTAGGGCTATTCTCAAGGGAGTGTGAATTTGATCCCTTTCCAGATACCGCCAAGGATCTCTTCATGGAACGAAATCCGGTTCCCGGGGTATTCCCCCAATCCTGCCTTTCGGCACAGATCGAATAGGTTGCCCAGTGGGATGTGAGTAGTTAGATTTACTTTTTGAATTGGATATTGACCAAACACCACGTCAGCACACTCCAACCAATCTTCAGTGGGGCAGTAAATCTGATGGGGAAACCCTCTTCGGTAAACTGCCACTCGGTGCGAAGGAAGGTATCCAAAATAATCTGTGGCCAAACAAGCAATGAATCCTTTAGGTGCGGGTGGGTAAGCTCGAAGGTTCCACAATTGCTTCATGCGAGAAATTCCTTCCCTCGCTCCATAAATGTCTGGGTCACGATTGGGGCTTTCTGAGTTCTCTTTCAACCAACGCATCAATTCCACCTGCACCCGAATGAATTCCGCTCTCGCCTCTTGTCCGTTCTCAGTTAACCAGTCCGCGTACACCAGTCTCGGTGTGTCATCGTCCCGGTTCGCAAGTATCGCCTTCAAAAGTGCGTCCCCGTCGCTCACCGTTCGTCCTCCCAGTTCAGTTTTGGCAGCCCCGCTCGTTCTCGCCCGTAATCCACAGCGGTCCGACTAAGGAGCCGAGTCACGTCTTGTCGCGTTCGGAACCTGTTACGTCCTTTCGGCAGTCGATCATAAATCACAGCAGGAACCGAAGAAGTTTGACTGCCGATTGGTTTTGGTTTGGTCGTCCTTCGCAGTTGGGGGGAACCGCTACCCATGTACGGCCAAACGTCTTGGAACACTACGTGAACTATCGGGTTCTTAGTGAAAACCAACTCGGGGGACCGAAGGAATGTGTTGGTATCGGTGTGAATGCCCCCAATTAAACCCCGGCTGACAATGTGCGAGTGGTGCAGGGGAGAAGACATCCACCCCAGTTCGGCAAAGTAAAATGCCCCGAACTCTCGGTTCGGTTCTGGATTCGTCCCCAGTCCCTTTGCAAAATCGTAAACCTCTTGGAAACTAGGTTTTCGCAGTTGCAACCGAATCAGATCCGCGTGCCATTGCTTTCCGTTCTCATCGAAGTAATCGGCCAGTACGAGCCGAGCGTTGTCATCGAACGGGTTTTCGCAGATGTTCCGCATTAATCCTTTGAGCACACTCATTCGATCACCTCGATCTCTTCCGGCCGAGAACCGAAGCTGATTACCCATCCGTCTAATCCGTTGTCGTGCTCGTAGTTCCGGGCGGACTTCGGTGGGTCGATGTACCACGCGACACGGCCAACCATAAAAACCACTCGGTCCTTGATGCCCTTCTTGGTTGCCAAATCCACCAGTGCTTTGCGCGTTTCGCAAAATACGTTGCCGGCGTCGTACATTGCTCGGTCGGCTTGCGTCATTTCAACTCCTTTCGGAGTGCTTTGATAATTGACTCAATACACTTACGACACGGAGAAACGCTGCCGCGATTCCGAGCGTTCAGTGCAACATGTGAAGCAGACTGGAACAACCACTCTTGTTTGCCCGCGTTCCGGCCGCACCACGTTACCTGTTCCGGCTGTTCGTCTTTGTACATTCCGGTCAGCACGCAATTTCCCATTCACAGTCCTCCCGTTAGTGGTTCTCAAATATGCCACGCGGTTCCGAGAAGTCAAATCGGGAAATCGAATTTGACTCTCCCCGATCGTGGTGCATAGTTGTGTGCGTCCGAAACTGGAGACAACGAATGTTCGCGTCACCTGAAATCGTCGCCCAGATCCGCACCGAGACGGACCGGCTGATCGAGGACGTTCGGAAGCACGCTACGACGGCCGAGCGGCTCCAAATCGTCGGGATCGTCCGGGAACTGGAAGCGGCCGGTCCCTTTGACGTGCTCGAACTAGTGGACCGAATCCTTAACGGAGGGAAGTGAGATGACAGCTCAAGATGCCCGCAACATCACAGACAAAGTTAACGCGGCCGATCCGGTCAAAGTGCGAATCGTCCTAGAGCTGTGGTACGAAGGAATCAAACGCGCGGCCGAAAAAGGACTGTCGGCTGTTTACGCCAGCGACTTGGGCAACGTTCGCACCCCCATACCCGATAACGCTCGTCAAGAAGCATTAAGGCAACTCAGTGCCGCAGGATTTGAGATTACTGCGGGAACGTCCGACACGGAGGTCTCATGGTGACCATTCACCCCGCAGCCGTCCGTGCCGCTGAAATGCTCATGCACCCGGAACACCCGATGCTGTCCCAAGCGGCCTTGGATTACGTCCGGGATGAATTAGAGTGCGAAGCGGCAGAGGCTTACGAGCAGATCCGGCACGCTTTGGCGGACTGGCTCGAAGACGAAAGGGAGAAAAGAGACAGAAGACGTGGTTCGGATCTGCACATAAAAGTTGCCTATGGGTACTGGGGACACGCTACGGATTACGCCATGACCGATCTTAAGAGAAGGCGAGATGGAAACATCCAAGATCATTGGAACTCTTGGCTAGGAATGGCATTGCAAATCTGCACTATCGGTGAACAACTCCAATCACTCATTCCAGTTGAGGTCTCGCAATGAACTGGCCCCATTCTCGAACAGTTGGAAACGGTATCAAGTGTCACCACAGCCGCGTTCTTGTGATGCCCGCTGACTGCGTTTCACCGTGGAACTCAGTATACGACAGGAAGGAAACGTATGGACCAGAGCGGACGGCCGCGCTCGCTAAATTCAAGCGTGGCGAATCGGACCCCACCAAAAGTCTGTGGGTAGCCGATTTCGCCCTGGACACGGTAAAGATCACCAGCCCGGACCAGATCGACTGGGAAGGGTTCAACGGGGAGGAGAAATAATGGAAGACGATGAATTTGGGTACTGGTCCGAGAAGGTCAACGAAGAGATCAAACCGAGTGGGGTTATCATTCCGGCACGGTACATTGCGTTCGCTTCACGGAATGACTTCTGGCTGTGCAAATCGCTGACCGAAGCTTTTTCGTACCGGATGACGCAAAAAGCCATCATTTACGAACCGTTAGGTCTTCCGAACGCTGAAAAGATAATGGTAATCGTCATGCTCCGACAGTTCATCGATGCCGTAGACGGGTCGCACGCTCAGGTAATGGCAACGTATCATCAGGCGAAACAGCTCTTGGAACAGATTGAGGGGAAGAAGTAATGGCAACTCGAACGATCGTGGTTCACGATCGGTGTACGGTCCCGCAATGCAATCGGGTGCTTCACAGCATCAAAGAGGGTGAAAGCGGATTGTGTTCGACCTGTTGGTTCAAGAAAATGCCACAGGACACCAAGGACGCGATGAAGAAGCTGCTGGCGTCCGCGTTCAACGATTCCACTGACGCGGAGAAGGACCAAGCCGTGAAGACCGCGATGGAAAAGATCAGACGCGATCAGGGAGAAGCGAAATGAACGAGAAGTGGCACATCAACCACCACAGCACCCCAGAAGACTACGGGGATCGGGTCAGTCTGGGAATCGGACCGCACGAGAACGACGATTGTGATTCATTTGCTTACAGTTTGGACTTTCTCGAAAAGGATGGGGTTCCCGAAGACGTGGAGCGTAAGTTCCAACTGATGGCTGCGGCTCCCGAACTGCTGGCCGCATGTCAGTTGTGGGATCAGGGTTTTGTTGACGGTGAAGAGTTCGACATTCCACAGTTGTTAGCGTGGATTAACAAGAACCGAAAAGCCGCCCGGGAAGCGATAGCCAAAGCACTAGGGAGGTAATTCCTCCCACTTCATTTGACTACCGTGATCCGTGTGGCATAGTTGGGTGTCAACCGAAACCACGGGAGGAGTAAAAAGTGAAATTGATGACGGAAGTTCTGCATTGTCTCCACGACACTATTGTTTTGCTCGGCGGCGATAGGCGGATCGCCGAATTGCTTAATCATCCTGAGCTAATTACCTCTCAGGATGTCGCTGATCTGCGGCGATACACTAGTCAATTGTTGGAAGCGACAAAGGCCAAACTGGTCTGCGTCAACGCTAAATCAATCACAACGAATACTTCAAATTCCTAATGAACTTCAAACCGCAACTCGAAGTCCTAGACGACCGGATCAACCCCGTCGGTGCCCAGCCCGAAGATCCCACCGGTTCCCCAGAGCCGGTGAACCCGACACCGCCAATTGTGATGCCGCCCGCTCCGGTGGTACCACCGGGAAGCCCTACTCCCCCCTGATTATCGCCATTGGAAGATCCGAAGTTACGTCCGCGTAGCAAACTAGCAGTGCGTCGGCCCCGTCTGGGGACTTTTTCAGCCGCTTCTTGATGTCCACTTTCTCTTCGACCTGAATTGCCCCCGATGATGTCGCCCAATACATGGACGACATCAGTTCCAGTCGAAGTTTCTGCAACACGTCTTGGGGTAAGTACGACAGGTCCATTTGGCCCCCCATAGCCTTTTCCTTACCGGTGAACCACATCTCGCTCCGTCTTTTCGTGTACCGGGGCTGGCCCTTATGGTCCAAAGCGGTCGATGCTTCCCCGGCCTTAAACCCGGACCAGTTACCAAACCCGTCACAGTGTGACAGTACCGAATACCCGTACCCATCCACTTCGATAACTACGCTAACGTCAGACGGTTCCAGTCGCGGACGAGTGGGGATCACCGCCCACGAGTTGTAAACGTCAGCGTACTCAACGCACAAGTCCTTCAGACGACCGGCCGTTTGCTGAGGTGTCCAGCCGTTGTGTTCCTCGTGCAGCAAACTCATCGGACCACTGCGAAGGTGAATGGCCGTTGAATCGTCCCCGAACATAGCAACGTCCACACCAATTGTAATACCGTATTCGCCCCACCAACAAGCGGAGGGGTTAGCAGTTCGTGTCGTGGCCATTTGCCACACAACGGCGCCCCAAACCGTATCAACCCCTTCCGTCGGTCGAATGCCGAGAACGCGGCCCTTAAAGATCGGGGATGGTCTGCGCCACTTCTGTGATCCTACGGGCCACTCGAAGTCCAATGGCTTGATGTCGCCAAATTGAACCGGATCGGTCCAGTCCTTGACCCACTGGTTAACTTGGTGAAGCGTAACCGCGTTGGGTATCGGCGGTGGTTCACCATTGAGTTGAGCGATGATGTTGGGGTGATCCATCGAGGACAATACGTACTGCTTCCATTTCGGCGTTCCGTCCTCCCGTTCGGCCAAGTCTTCAAGGTAGCTTTGCGAAGACGTTGTTAATGGATTACCAACGGTAAGCCAAGCATGGTCTTCTCCGTCCTTGTACATCGTTTCGGTAGTTTGCCAATATACCGCGTCTACGTCTTCGCACTCGTCAAAGATGAAAAACATGCTCGCGCGGTGACGACCTTGGAAACCTTCCCCCGATGAACTCGTAAATCCTTCGATCCAGTGCTCCGGTGAGTCGTACAAGAGGGGTGCCTTGGGCGACAGGGTCCCGGGCAGTTTAATACGACACTTGGCGAGCAGGAGTCTAATTTCAGCAAACAGAACCGTAGTGATGTGGTGGCTGGTGGGTGCGGTAATGATGACCACGCCGGGATTCCGGGTCGCGTACCACCAAATGGCAAGAGCGGCGCACAGGAGAGTTTTACCTAACCCGTGCCCTGAATTGATTTTAATTCGTCCGGGCATTGCCAATGCCGCGTTCAACTGCGGCATTGTCAGGTCTATTCCAAACGCATCGCGGATGAACCCCACCGGATCGTCGTGGTACTTCGCCATGTCGTCCGAACTGGCGACGGGCGTGGAAACGAGGCGGTCTACGGCCCGTGAGCCGTAGACCCGGGCCAGTGCTTTGGCAAGATCGGATGTGTTGGCGGACATGGTTATTGTGGTTGGTCGAACAACTCAGCCGGAACAGCAAAACTGTGGGACTTGTCACTATCCCAAATAATTCGTCCGTCTGGGTGTTGGCGTGGTTTGTTTTGCTTAATCACAGTCCACACAATCGGCTTCCCGTCTCGACTGATCCCACGCCGACCGAACACTTGGTGTGAACCATCGGCCGTTGACACTTCGTGTTCCGAAGTTCCCGACAGGGACGAAAACGGGATGTTCTGTCCGGTTCGGACGAAATGGGAAACGGCAACTCCTAGTGGATTCCCGATTTCTTGGAGGTGGTCTCCAAGTGCTCCCATTGCAGCCCGATCAAATTGGCCCACGTTCGGCCCCCGCTTACGAGACGGCTTGAGTGCAGCAGAAACCAAAGCACCGTTTAACAACTCTGGTCTGGTCGGGGTAGTTTCTTCCACTGGAATCTCCGATTCGGGCTGGTGCTCGTCTTCGTACTGATCGTCCGCGTACCCCAAATATGCCCCATATTCCATCGAAGTCAAATCGCCGTACCGGGTTGTTTCCCAATAATTCTTCGGCTGGTAGTTCCACTCCTGCGTGTTCCCGGCCGATGCGGTGGTGCCGTTGTCGCCCGGATCGCCGTAAGCAGCATAGAGACTTTCCGGTGGAGCATAGTCCGTCGGCCCCATCCAGTCGTGCTCGTAGTTCATCGGATGGGCATCATTACTTAGGTACTCCCGATCTCGGAACCAGTTCGGTGTTTCTTCGTGTTGCTGAACCGGAGGACCGACGAAATCGTGCGCACGTCGGAGAGCCTCTTCCATCTGCGGGTAACTGTCCCACCCGACGTGTCGCGAGTCCCACCGGAACGGAGCGTCTTTGGCATGGGGCGTGAAAATGTTCTCGATGCGAATCTTCCCCTTGGCCCACTGCGGGGCTTCCGTGTGCCGAACGACTGTCGGCACGGGAAGAAATCCATTATCATGCCCCGCTGCCCGGGATTGCATCCATTCCCCCATGTTCGTTCGGAAATCGGCGTCCTCGTGCCTTCCTTGCTCTCGGAGCCAGTCCGCATATGCCCCGTGGTTAACGAACTCGAACGGGTTCTGGTGAATGGCCTGTTGAAAGGCTTCCTCTTCGCCCTCGTAGTTCGCAGCGGACTTGTACCCGTACTTCCCACCGACGAACTTGTTCTCGGGAATCGCCCGCATGATTCCGTCAACGTTGCCCCAGTTGGGTTGGTTGACGTGGCCGGCGTAAGCGCTCGGCGTCCCCGGAAAGTTGTCGTGCGGGTGCGGGATCGGGGAACTCACCCAGTTAGCAATCTCGTCCTCCCGGCGAAAGTCCGGTTCGCCCCAGCCGGACTCGTCATCGGGGTGAGTGGTGTGTATCTGGCTGTAAGCGGCAAACTCAACCGGTTGTTCGCCCCCACCCATCCTCACGTCGCTGTCGTCCCCCAGATCGGCGGGTATTTGGCCCGGTTGGACCGTGTTTTGGTTCGCGTGGAAGGCCCGGCGGAAGGCTTCTTCCATTGGACCGAACCCGTGGAAATAAGTCCAAAGGGAATTAGGGGAGTAGCCGATATTTGGATCGGAGCTTGTTGAGGATACTCCTATCCTCCCGTTGACCCACGAAGGAATTGCTCGTGTCGAAATTCCGTGAGTTCCTTCGACACGAGATGGAGTAACGTCCAGAAGATGGGGACTGGTTCTCGCAGCCCACTCCCCCATCGCCCGCCGAAACGCCGCTTCCCCGTGCTGCCCCCGTTCGTCCAACCAATCTGCGTGAACGAGGTGGTTGGTTGCGTCGAGCGGGTTGGCGTGGATTGCGTTCAGGAACGCTTGGTTGTCTTCCTCATCGCCGTACTGGGCCATTCCGTAGGCTGCGTAGTCTTGCTGGTCATCACCACCGCCAAACAGGTCCCCGGCCGCGTCCGAAGCAGCTCCGATTGTGGCAGATCGAGCCATTGCCGGAGCTAACGATTCCGCTGCGGCTGCAATAGCGGGAAGGAAGTAGTCCGCCCGTGCGTATTCCCCACGATCGCCGGCAGTTTGGCCGAACTGGTCGTAGTCCTCCCCGTTCGGCTGGCTCCACATGATTGACGGAGAGTGCCAATCGGTAGGCATGAACTGTGGCCCGGCGATGCGTGCGAGTCCGCCCGGTGCGGTCCACTGGGTGAACCCGAGTTGGACGGGATCGAGCATTTCGCCCGTCCCGGGAGTGGCCGGCGGGAGCCTCATATCGGTGAAACTCGGGTACTGGTACGGATCGGCGTACATCGAGGCTTGGGTTTGTTCCCCTCGACCCTGATGGAAGGCCCGGCGGAAGGCTTCTTCCATGTGGGGGTAGGAGGGGTAGTGATACGTGTCTCTAAATCGCATTCCAGTGTGAGGGTCCAGTTGTCTGGCCTGCTCCGTGTAATCACGGGCTACAGTAAATCTTGCACCAGGGAGGTTATCGGCAACTATTCCACCAGGAAGAAACGATAACGGAACCATCCAAGGTCGATCCGGGTCCAATCTGGGTTTGTGCAAATCTTGAATCCTGTTCCAACCCTTCACCCATTCCCCCATCGCTTGTCGGAACTCCGCTTCATCATGGTGCCCCCGGTCCCGGAGCCAGTCCGAATGAACGAGGTGATTCGTTGCATCCAGCGGGTTTGCGTGGATGGTTTGGATGAACGCATTGTTCTCGTCCTGGTTCAGTTCGTCAGCATAATCCGTCTGGTGCGATTTCCACCCAAAGAATCGCCTCTGTTTGTCCGTGATCGGGTGCCCGTGAACGGTCCCGTCATGTAGAATTTCCCGTGCTTTTTCGGATGACAAGTCGCCATACCCTACCATGTCCCCATCATCATCGTTCTGCGTAGCCGAGTTCCAAGAATCCCAAGCGTTTTGGGCGTGCTGGGACGATCCTTCTTCTCCGTTCCACCAAGACTTGGCTGCGTTCCAAGCGTGCGGTGCGGCTGCGGCGATCTGGGGCCAGTACTGCTTACCGAGATCGAACGCAGACTTCAGAGTTTGGCCCCAGCCGTAATCAGCCCTCCCGTACGCATAAAAGTCCTCTGGAACTGTGTCAGGAGTTCTCCAATCGGGTGCGTCGGGGGCTTGCGGCGGTTGGCCCCCTAATCCAAGTGCCCACAGGTGCTCGGGAGAAACAGGGGTTCGATCCGGATTTTCACCGAAAAGCATATGATCCCGAGTGTCCCCCGGTTCGTAGATCATGCCCTCAATGTGTTCGGGAGACGGTCCTTTCCACATCGATGGTCCTCTGCTCCACCACTGCGGATTGCCCTGATCGTCCCGATTGATCCAGTACCCATGAAGTCGATAATTCCCAACTTCGGGATCGAAGTGAATACCCCGGACCGCACGACGGCTCGCTCCTTTGGGAGTCAACAAAAACCCTTCCTGATCGAACATCCCGTCGTCCAATTGTTCCGCATAAGGGAGCTGAAACAGTCCCGTTTCCGGCTCATAGTCCTGTCCCCACGGCTGGAACGGATTGTCCCACACGGTTCCCTGTTCGTTCGGCCGCAGTGATTGGCCTGCAAATTCCTGCGTGGGGTGCTTGGAAACGGCCGTTGGGGGCAGTAAGCCCTCTTCCCATTGCATCTGCTGCGGCTGGTCCTCAATCACTTCGTACCCCGGCGCATGAAACTGGGCCAACGCATTCGTTTTTGGCCGCGTTCGGAGAGGAGCGGACCAGCCGTAATCAACCATTCCTTCATCCCCGTCGTTTTGTGTCGGGGGGTTAAAATGTTCCAAAAACGCTCGTTCGGCATGGTTTTCTGCTTCCCTCCACTCGGGAGAACCGAACTCTATGCCGGCCGCGTGTAATTGGTCTGCGTCCTGTGAGTCCAATTCAAACCCGTTCGGACTGTCTCGCAGGTCATCTCCGAACTGAGCAGCGGATTCGGCCATCGCCCGACCGACCCGTTCGCCGACCTGTTGGGCGCGGGAACGGGTATCGAGGTGAAACCCTTGGGGGGTTCGACTGATAGTTCCGAACCCTTGGTGCGATCGGAGGGCGTCCAACAGGTTGCGGTCCGGGTGTTCCTGATCTTCTAGCCAATCCGCAAAGACGGCCCTGTTTGTAAAATCATTGGGGTTCTGACGGATCTGTTCGAGGAATGCGTTTTCGTTGTACGTAACCGGCTGGTCCGCCCGCTGGAGCTTGGCAATCACGTCGTGGAACGAGTAACAGTTGTAGTTCACGGGAGATTCCCCACGGGAAAACGCGTAAAAGTCTTCGGGAATGGTTTCATTGGGGCGCCAATCGACTTCCGGCATTGGGTCGATTCCGGCAACAATCCTCTCGTCCGGAGTCAGGGGTCGGTGCTGATGGTCCGGAGTTCCAATGTGCTTGAATTCTTCCGGAGTCATATGCATGGGATCTTTTCCGAACAACTCAGTGAGTGCGAGCCAATCTGCTGCTTCCGGTTCCATTCGATGAATTCGCCAAACCCAATCGTGACCGTTGTGGTACGGACGAAGATATCGCAAGTGGTCGTCGTGTCCGAGCTTGGTCAACTCCACGGGATTCGATTCGTCCTGAACCAACCAACCATCCTCATCCGCAAGTGGGTGCTGCCCAGAATCGCCGTATTGCGTCTCTATTGCGTTTTGTTGCCCCGCTGACCAGTTGCCTATCTGATGCTGAGTTTGTTCTTCCTGTGCGAAGCTAGGGCCGTTTGCAGCCTCGTAAGCGTAAAAGTCTTCCGGAATTGTATCCGTTGGACGCCAGTCCGGTTGCTCCAACACGGGGGGTTCGCCTTCGGCACCCCCCGTGTGCATCCAGACGTGCTGTGAGGAGAGTGGTTGACCTAAATGGCTATCGATGTGGTGCGAACCGAAGTCAGTGCTGTCCGGATGAATGCCTAGGAAGTCCGTCAGTTCGGCCTTGTTTTCGAGCTGGTGTCTAGGCTGGGTTAGGGCAGATGCCCAATACCACTTACCGTCCGGTCGCTTGATGGGTTCTAAAAACTTACCCTGAGCGAACGTCCCGGAGTAGTCCCAGACGGGTAGGCGGTACGGATCGGCCATCGAACTGGCTCCGAGTTGGTGTTGAGTGTCCCAATGGAGCCAGTTTAGCATGAAATGATTGGGGAAGCGAAGGGATTATCGCGTCTGGGAGTTTGAAATTGCGTGACCAACAATGTAATCACCGACACGAACACGGACGGCTCTGCCTTGCGAATCTGCGGCAATTTGATGACCCACCAAAATGGCTTCTCCCGCCTCTACCCAGTCCGTCCTACCCCCAGTACCAAAGTTCACATTCACCCAATGTCTTTCTGTTTCCCACGGCCGCTCTCGGAACGTAAATTCGATGCGGGGCCACCAATACTCACAACCCTGCTGTAACACCGCAAAAACACGGTCGGGAGGAAAATACCCTCCGTTTGGATAAGGTCTAGGGTCCAACCATTCCTTTAAAATCCCCCAGCTAGACCAAGCACGTTCTCGCCCATCACGAGCATTTTCATGGTTAATCGCCGGACTCGTCGTGATTTCCACCTTCCGAATCGGGTGGGCGGTTTTGGGTAACGGTCGCGGAACACTTCCGCCGTCACATTGCTCACATCGTTTCCAAGTCGGATGCGGTTTTAGGGACCTCCATCCTTTACCCGCGTCCCGTTTAAACTCTCCTTCGGTCATGCAATTGGCCGGACTCCGATACTGGTCCGAAGTCCCCATTATGTGTCCGCACTTGCCGGCACACGTTGGGCACCACGTGGCCTGCCCCTCGTTCCACGCGATTTTGTAGTGATTCGCGATCCACACGTCCGCCGGAACTGAGATCGATTCGATGAAACCACGGGACCAGAAAACAGGCAAAGGAGTCCGCTGATTGTCGTCCCACGTCCACGGACACCATTGCTGGTTTCGGCCTAGTAATCCATCTCCCTTATCGATGGAATTGCACCATTTGCATCGATAATCGATCCGCGATCGACAGTCGTATTTGCACTCTTGGTCCTCTAGTCTGCTTCGTTCTACTTGCAACCTAATGAATTCCGCCCGGTCCGCGTTCTTCGGATCATCCTCCTCGATCTTGTCCGCGTAGATGAGCCGCAGTGCGTCATCGTCCGGGTTCAGGATGATTTCCCGGAGCAGGTCAATCGTGTTGGTTTCCATGTGTTTCCTTCATTGCTTCGGTCCACCAGTCCACTTGATCCGCCGGCACGAACTCGCCCCCGGCACCAGTCTGCAAGAACGTCCACCGGGGCTTGTGGGTAAAATTCGATGTGAACCGCTGCCACTCTCGGACGATCTTGGGACCGCCCCACTCGTAGTAATCTGGTGGGGTTTTCCAGTAAAAACGCTGATTTCCCGTGTCGATCCACATCACTCCGAGCAAGCGGTCGATTATCATTAGTCAGTCCCTATCAGTTCGGTACTCAAATCCTTCAGCGGCTCTGTACTTGTCTTCGATCTGCTCGAATTCCTTTTGGCACCCACATCTACAAGGCTTCCCACCGCAATTGAACCCTTCGTGACTACAAGTGCGAATTTCGAGCCACGACCAGTCCCCGTCCTGAAACACGGGAATCCTGCCCACCACTTCCGAAACCGCTTTGAATTCCAGTGTTTTCGTGTTCAGGGACTCAATCAACTTCTTCAAGTCCGCCAGTCCCTCCCGGTTCACATACACCGTCGCCGTGTCCGGAGTTCTGCCGTACCCCGTCTTCTTGCTGAGCACTACTAGCGGCCGGTCCATTCTTTTTCTCCTCCGGTTCTTTTCTCTGTTCTTGTGACTTAACTACTTCCCCAGCAAGCAGTTTCCGCAACTTCTCCGCTACGTTCTTGGGCAGCAAGTTCATCAGCGCCTCCAAAGGCGGGATCTCCTTGTTGATCCCCAAGTGCTTGCAGATGATTTGCAATGCGTCGATCTTGTCGTAAGGGATATATTCGAGGATCTCGTATGTGACCTTCTTCGTCTTCTTCCCGCTGCTGATCGTTTCCGTCTTGGTTGACCGTAACTTGAAACCCTTAATGACTTTACGCACCTCGAACGGTATTTCATGTAGTGGGAGTGGTTGGCCCTTCTCGTCAAACAAGTCAATAGGGTCCGAGAACGCAATCGCCTTCACTTCCATGAGGGTTTCATCAGTCCTCAAGTCCTTCGTAATCGCAACCGCGCTCTGGGCCGCGTCGATCTCCTTGCGAACGTGGGGGCGGTTATAGAGGTTCGTGCCCCGCTTCCAGGCCAGCTCCATCCGCTGCTTGCACTCGGGATGTGTTTTGCGGTAAGCGTAAGCCACGTTTGGCTTTATGCAGTACCACTTGATGAACGTAACCTCCTCCTCCGTCAGATCGATGTCATACTCGATCTCACCGGGAACCTGCGGGGTCCATTCGAGCTTCTTCTTGTTCGCCATGAGAACTAAATCACTGCAAAATAAGGGGTACGGGAGGAGATAGTGTACCCCAAAGGGAACTCAGCGGTCAACTATAGCCCCATCCGCCTTTGGATTCCTTTAAGCACACTTCCGAAAACACACCGTCCTGTAAATGCCCGTACCAGTCCATCCACACCACAACCAACTTTCCATCCCTGTCCCCGATAACCGTCATAATTGGCCCACCGCTCTTGAGTTGCACCACGTCACCGACCTTGAATTCCGTGCTCATTTCGGCTCCTTTTCAAATCGAGTTAAGTACATACTCATCGACCACGTTGCGTCACGCTGAATGGCTTCCAGAGACATCTGCAACATCTCCTGTCTCGTAATCCTTTCACTAAACCGCCAAGTGAGTAGTTCCATCGACTCCCATCTTTTCTGCATCGTCTTCTGCCATCTGACTTTACGTCTCCGCAACAACATCGCATCCCGTTCCCTGTCAAGGTCTTGCAGCTTGTCCGCCAGCACGTCAATTCCCAGTTCGGTCAGGTTCTCCCGAACGCTCTTGGTCAGTAGTTGGAGTTCAGATTGCATTCTGTAACTCCTTTATTGTGTGTATTTTAAGACTGGTCGTTCTGCTTCTTCCCATTGTTTCTTGCGAATCTTGTCCAACACAACGTTGGCATCATGTTCATCAGGGCGAGAACTCTTAAGTCTGTCATGTGCCTGATTCACTAGAATTTCAAGCACTTTATCACGTTCACACCCCAACTGCTCCATCACCCAGTCCCGTGCGATCGCGGGCGGCATCGGGTTCTCTTCTTGGAGCATCAGTTCCCACGCCCTGGCCGCTGCGTCTTCGGGACTCACTGGGCGATCCTCCATGCGTCGAGAAGGGCTAGGATTGCCTCTCGGTGGTTGCTGTGCTTCCACATTTCATCATTCACCGACGGTAAGTTCTTTGGGGGTACTTTGTTATGAGGAAAGTAGTCTTGACATTCTCTCACCCACCAGTGCGATTTCCAGGCTACCCAATAGGGGTAAACTCTACCGGGGCCTTTATCAATCTGACCCTCCCGCTCCTCCGTCTCGTAACACCACTTAGCGCAGTCCGCCGCGTGCTCCAATCCCTCCTCCAAGAGCACATCCTGCATCTCGGCCGGGCACCACCGGTGTTCTACCCATACGTCCACCATCTCGCGGAAGACGGGGTTAGCATCATACAATTGCTTACACGTTTTAGTAGTTGTCGTTTCCATGCCCAACTGTGCCACACGATCGGCCATTGTCAAGCGGCTTTGCAAAATACAGTATTCCGTCGGGTTAGGTGAGCCTAAGTAACTAAATTTCGTAATCTGGCTATTTCACGAATGATCGCACCCAGTCCGCCACAGCCCGACTGTGGTCTTGGCGGTTCCACCTTCTGGCAACCACCCCGGTCCCCAGCGTGTCCAGACTGTCCGTTTCCATACGGTCATAAACTTCCCCGACGATCCACCAATGGCTCTGCGGTTCCCAGTTATCGTTCCGGAACACTTGGGGCATATCCGGCATCCAACTTACGTTCAATGGCCTAACATCAGATACCTCGATCTCCCTCACTGTCGGGTGGTGTGTCAGCCACGCAACCGCAACCTCTGTCGGCTCCCAGTAGAAACTTGAGAACCCGGCAAAACGTCCCATTCCTTCGCAACGAACGCATTTTCGGCTTCCCTCATCCCCAGCAAACCAATCGTTACGCACCCGCCCATAACCGTTGCAGTCCTTACATTTGGTTTCGGTCAATTTGGTCATCTGCCTAAACACGTCCGCGTGTTTAGCCCCAGTCACCTTGTACGGGAACCCGTTCTTCCGCTCGACATCGAATTGGTCCTGACTGGCCGTTCCGGGGTGGGTGAACCGACATAGGTCACCGGTACTCATGCACGTCTTGCAGCCCGATCGGGTTCCGGTGGAGACGTCAACCACACGGCCCGCAATGCACTCGGGACAGCGGACCCGAAGCCACCGATCGCGATTCTTTTGGAGAATCAATTCAATGTCTTGTTCAACCGAATGGAACACACACCACGAATCTTTAGTACATTCTGTACAAGTCCCAGCCCAGTTGAATCTTTTGTCAGCACCAAACAGTGGCTTAGTGCAAAGATGCAACGGACAATTCATTCCCTTTAACTGACTGTGAAGCTTCAGGAACTCCGCTCGCTCCGGATCGTTCTCCAAGTAGTAATCGAGGAGCAGCCCGCGATAGAACTCCTCCTCTTCCGGCTTGGCCGCATACGCCCTCAGCAGATCGATTTCACTAGTCATTCCTTTTCTCCTTCCAAGAAATCCTCCAGTGTGTCTCACAACAATCCAACCATTCCGTGAACCCATGCATGTTCCTGTGCTGAGTCGAAACCCAAGTGGTCTGCGGCAATCGCCAAAACACTACGTTGTGGTTGATATTCAAATTTGAAAAACAGTTGCCGGGACCGCCATATGAATCTGCTACCGTGTACTCAATCTCCGTCCCGTCCGGGAGCTTCTTGGTCATTTCGGATTCTCCCCTGCAATAGCCTTCCTGATTCGATTCGCTAGACTACCGGGCCACTTCCGTTGAACTAACAGACACAGCCAAACGTAAATGAACAATCCCACAATCACTGCCGCCACTTCCATTTCTTCCCCCTCCCTTTGATCCTGAACCACTGAACCCAACACCCCACTTGAATCACGTAAACGGCTGTAACGAGCACGGGAACGATGTAAGCGAGAAGGCCGGGCAAGAACCCGGCAAAGGCAAACATCCAACTAGCGATCACGAGTGGGAGTCCGGTCCCCAAAGACATCGCCCACTTCTCGTGCGTGTCGAGCATCGTCATTGTTAGTCCTCACCCCCATCAATCCAATTAAGACACTCTTCCCACGTCGTTTCTCGCAACTCTGTAATCAACTTCAGCCCGAACTGGTACACCTCATCGGCCGTCATCCGACCCAAGGCAACCTCGATCCCAACTTCCTTCCACTGTCCAGTGCGGTTCCCATTCCTTGAAGTAACGGCAAATCGTTCATTAACTAACTCCTTTTCCTTCTTCGTTTGCCCACCAAAATCCTCCGTGTTCCGGAGCGTTGGTAGTTACGATTTTCTTGGGATCTAGCTGCTTTCTGTGAATCGACGCTCCCAGACTCTTAAGGTCGGAGACGAATTTTCCGATAGTCATAGCTGCCGTCAAAGCGGCATCTTGGTACGCTTCGGAAAGACTGGAGTCTTCGGCGTTCTTCATATGGACTTTCCATTTCATCCCTCCCATCCAACACACCGCTTGCAAGGCTTCCAAAAACCCCTTGTCGTACTCATTCATTTGGTTTGCTCCGCTGGAAGGTCAATAATCGTCACCACGGCTAAGCCGCCCTTCCGAACCGGACCGAACTTCATATCAAGGTGCTCGATCTGTGAATCGTCCTCGTACACACCCGCGTGCTTCAGCGAGTCGAGCAGCCCCTTGGGGAGATTGTCCAAGTCACGCCGTCGCTTGTCCGGACGATAGAAAATGATTGACACCTTGAGCGGCCCCTGCATCGGGCGGATGCGACGGCAAGCATAGGTGTTCAACACGTCCTTACGGTACTGTCTCGCGTCTGCTGAGAGGATCGTCTGGTTGCCCACACGTCGCCAATAAGTGTTAATCGTGGGAGGAAAAGGCAATTCCAAATCAACGATTGGTTTCTGACGAACGGTAACTTTCAGGGGTCGATTGTTTTCCAAATCGGATGCGAAGTGCTCTAGGGCCAGCATCAATCTGTCCCCCACAGTTGCCTTTTTCTTTCTAGGCATTATTCGGTCCTCACAATCACGTATTCCTTATTGGGCAGTTAACGCATTCTGGTAGATGGATATGTCCCATTTCAACTCCTCACCCCCAATACAAATTCGGCCAGTGCCTCACGGTCCAAGGCCGAACACAGGCAAACCCACCATTCTTGTTGGAACGCTGATTCCGTTGAGATATCGAACTCGATCGCTTTGTTCAGGTACGGTAGCGTCGTCAGTTTCAGGTTCACTTGGTACGCTTCCGTTTCCATGAACTCCTTACAGACCTTATTCGGCTTCTCGCCGCTGACGTGCTTCAACGCCCGGCCCTGAGCAATTCCGGGCGGACCGTCGATGTTGTCCGACTCGCAGCCCCCAAGTGCTTTTACCTGCGGCCACTGTGTGGGGTGCAAATCGTACTCGTCCCTGAAATCCCTGTGGGTGTAAAACTGCCGCTTGATCGGATCGAACATTCGCACCCGACTGGACAGCAGTTGGTACAGGTCTTGGTCCCTCGACACGATCGTTATCTGATCCCTCAAATCCCCGTAACTGGTTTTGGCTACCAACGAAGCAAACACGTCGTCCGCTTCGCAGCCCGGAGAGGACAGTGCATTGGGCAGTCCCAACTGTTCGAGGTACTTGGTCCTGAGTTTGTCCACCTGCCGGAGCAGTTCTTCCTTTGCTTCTCGCTCCCCGTCGTCCCCCTTCTGGGACTTCTTCTTGTAGTCTAGGTACAATTCGTTCCGCTTGTACGGCTTGCGATCAAAGGCGAAGACGGGAACGGCTCGGGGGTCGATGAACTTCCGAGTCCGTTCCATTTCGTAGACGGCAAGCAAAACACTCGCAAAGGGATCTTTACCCCCGTGCGAGTGGAACGACCGCCAGCAACAGAAACTCACGTCGAAGGCGATCAGGTGCATTACGTCTTCACCTCTTGCAGAACCATCGCGTGAGCGTGCAGCAGGTCCATCAGCGGTTCGGTAGTTTCGCTCTCGTACACTCGCAGAGATTTCCTCTTGGCCACTTCGGGAAACTGCGTCTTGAACTCGTGGTAGAACTTGGGCAGGTCCGTGAGTGGTGATTCCTTCAACTGGTACAGCTTCCCCTTGGCCCTTCGGTTCTCCACCCCGGTGTAATCGATCTCGATCTGTTTCGCTTTGGCGTCAACGTGCTTCTCGAACTCGTCCCCTTGTTCCATCGCCCCTTCCTGCACCAGCAATTGAATAACGGCCGCGAACTCCTCAATTTTGTTCTTGAACTGGCCCTGATCCAAACCAACAAACGGGTAGTAGATCAACCGTGCCGATGAAATTGAACTGAGTTCCCCACACACGTTAACCAACCGGTTCAGTAGGTATTCCGTTCGCGTCATTCTTCCCTCCGTATCCCCGTGGCCTCTTCGTACACCTCTCGTACCTCTGCGAGCGGCATCAGTTCCTCCCGCACCACGTCCACGTCTCGCGGGCAGATGAACCCAATAATGGCCCCCACCGGCCCGTTGTCCACCAACTCGATAATCAGGTCCGGAGGAACAATGATCCGCTGGCCCACTTTGCGCTTGATCTCCAACACTTCACGTCTCCTTACTTCAACTAATCCAAGTCGCGACACACCGCATGTAGTTTACCCCATGCCGTCGTGATCGCGTACTCGTCATCGACACTTGCTTTGAGGAAATCCGTCACCGCTCCGTACACCTTCTGCATGTTCTTGGGGGACGCCGGAGACGGCCTTTCTTCGTCAGATTCGATTCGGTCAAGATCACAATTCATGCAATAAGTCGAAACTTTAACTTCCCCAAAGCCTCCCGCAGATGTCGTCTTCCGATCCAAAATCGCAGTCGGTTGATACAGGTATTCGTCGTAAGACAAAACCCGACGAACCCACTGTTTTAGAACTATTTCCCTTTCGCCCCAACTCAGGTTAAGTTCGTCTCGTTTCCCCATCAGCAGCCAACTGGAAAAATCCTGCTCGCCGTGACTGTCCATCACTATGTGTGCAATCCGCCCCTCGATCAGTTCCCGACACTCCCGGTTCTTGTCAGCCGTCGTCAGGACGGTTCCGGGCGGATGGCAGTGGTTTCGGTCGAATGCGTCAACGAGAAGGCGGCAGGACGCATCGTATGCGATTTGGGACGGGCACGCGAGAACGACAGGAAGGATCGCGAAGTCCTCCTGAATCGTCCACTCCCGCGTCGGGTTCGGTCGGTACTTGGGTTTGTTGTGGTGGTAACTGAAATGTTCGCTACTCATCGGGTTCCTCCTCCAATTCCTCCAACCGCATTTCCCATCCAGCCGCTTCATCTACCAACGCTTCGTAGGTTTCCTTTTCGGAAGCGGTACATTGACCGATGATCCTCCGGATCTCTTCCAGCATCTTCTTAATCGTCATTTTGTTCCTCAAGAATATTTTCGTTTCCTGTTCAGTCTCGAACCCTCTTCGATCTCTTTCCATACCCTCAGAACCAACTGGTGCAACTCAACTTCCCGGTTGGAATCCTGAATCAGTTCCACCAACTTTTCCTTCTTACCGGTAAACTCGAATTCCGGTGCAGTCAAGTTCTTGCTGTCTGATTCCTCTTCATCGTCTTCCCCTTTCTGTTTTTTCTCGTACTTCCAGTGTTTTTCTTCGAGCAGATAGTTAACAGAAGTCCCTACGTCATCGAACCCGAATCCGGTCAAGAAGTCCACGCTGATCTTGCCATGCCAGCCGCACACGCGGTTCTTGCGAAGATCAATCTGAATCGTGTCCCCAATGTCCCGGTCCTTGCCGGCGTACCGGTTCTTGATCTTCTCTTCGATTTTCGTCCACGCTTCGACGTGAGCGAAGAACTTCAGTGCGTGACCCCCGCTGCGTGTTTTCATCGGGAACGGCATTCCCAGTTTGTCGCGAGTCTGGCCGATCAGAAAGAGAATGCTGTCACTGTCCCGCAGGGAACTGGCCACGCGATTGATGTTCTGGCTGTTGGTCTTCGCTTTGGTCACCCCCATCGATCCGGGAACTTCTCCTTTGCCCGTTTCGTATCGCTTCACTTCGGCGTCGAACTTCTTCTCGTCGCTATCATCTCGTAAAGCGTCCATCGAATCCACAATGTAGATACACGGTCCCTTGGAACAGTTTATATCTATATTATAGTACAATTCTTGTACTGTATTTGAGTAATATGGTTCACTTCCGTTCCATGCAGGCGGTTCCAACCGATCGAACACCTTCTTGCCGAAAAAGTATTCAATGTCCATCAAAGCACCGTTCTCGACGTTATCGAAAATCAACCGGTGCTTCTTGAACCGTGGATTTCTCGAAGCCTCTGCCAAGAACGAAAACGCACACCACGTTTTCGCCGTTCCCGAGTCCCCCACGTAGTACATGTAATTCCCTACCGGAATCCCTCCCGGGTAGGTCTTGGAAATGGCAATGTCGAACAAGGCACAGCCAGTGCTCAGCAGGTCTTCCGGCTTGGCCGGCTCGACGCGGGGTTCCGTGGACAAGAGTTGGTCCGCTTTGGCATCAATCTCTTCCTTACTCAGTTTCGACTTGCCCACAGATCACCCCAAGTTGAATTGCTTCACTTCACCAACGTCACCTGAACTTCGCCGAAATCGAACACCCCGTCCTGAAACACGTTCGGATCGATCGAGTAGAAAATCATCCGGCCGTCCCTGGTTCCTTGGATGATCCCCGCGTCACTGAGAATCCGTAAGTGATGGGAAACGTTGACGATTTCTACATTGAGTGTGCGTCCAATGTCCGTCACGTTCTTGCTTTCGGCCGCGAGCAGTTTCACGATGCCCAGCCGCGTTTCTTCCGCTAGGGCCGCGAGCATAACCACGGCATCGTTCTTCTTAGCTTTCTTCTTTTCCTTCACCACCGCCATAAATCACCTTGAATTGTTGTAGTTTGGTGGGTGGTCCGGAAACTCCGGACCACCCACAATCAGCCTCTACCGTCGCGTAGTTCGGTTCACTACCCGATCGTCCTGTTCGTCCTCATCCCCCATTTCCCACCCCCGGGCCGGCTTCTTTGTTTCGGTCTTGGCCGGTTCCGGTTTGGCGTCGAAAGTGGTGTCCCGCTTGACTACCTTCATTTCCTCGAAGTCGAGAACGTATTCCCGACCGCGATCCTCACAGTACACCGTCGCCGTTTCCTTTTCCTTATCGATCCGGATGATCTCCCCTTCCAGTTTGTCCCCCTTACGGTCGAATGTCACGATGTCCTTGCTGGCGAACCCATCCACCTTGATCGGTTCAGACTTCTTCGGCTCGGCCTTGGTCGGTTCCCGCTTCGGTTCGGTGTTCAACTCTGGACCGTTCTCCCGAGCAACTTCCTGACGGCGAACGTAATTGTCGATTTCTCTATCTTCGTCTTGTCCCTCTTCCTCCAAGCCGTAAAAGGCTTTCCGAAGGGTTTCATAGCTCACCTCGCGGACCATCGCGTCCAGGTCGAACCCGTGGTCGAACACCTCGCGCGGGATCGGGTCTTCCCGTTGGTCACACCGCATCGGGGTGTACTTGTTCCACGAGCTTCCTTCACCCGTGTCGTTGTTCTTCATCTTCTCCTTCGCACCCACGACCTGAACCGTCAGTCCCTTGAGTGGGTGGTAATATTGCGAGTACGCCTCTTGGTAGCGCGGCAGAGCGTTCTGAATGAACGCATCAAGTTGCTTGCCGAACGCGGCCGTGGACAACTCGATCAGTTTGATTCCGTCCTCCAACCGGCCACTCTTTTGGTCCCGCAGCATGACCAAAAACAATTGCCGTTCCTTCGGCCGGAGCTTTTCCGCCGCCTTCTTGTCGATCGGGTTGGGAGATTTGGCCAGCCGCGACCGTTCCTCACAGATCGGGCACTTCTTCCCGAAGTTCATGTACGGGCAAGCGTACCGGCCGTTGTCCGGTCCAACGTTCTCGTGCCGGAAGTACGTCCGTTCGGGATACCATTTCCCGGGCCGGCTGAACTGAAGGTTCTTCGGGAACGCCGAAGAGAACTTCAGGTGGGCTTCGGTCACTTTGAACGGGATGAACTCCAGTAACTTGGACCCCTCCCAATCCATCTTGAGAAAACTCAGTCCGGTGGGAATTTCCAGTGCCCCAGACCCTCCTCCCGACACATAGCTCTCACGCCGCCGGTCCTCGATCTCGAATTCGTCATCGTCACGCCGTCCCATAACTCACCTTTCTTGTTGAAAAATCAACCCAAATCCACGTCCACCCCGTCACCACGAACTTCGTGTCTTTCCGCGTCACTCATCCGACGCGGCCCGTCGTAGGACTTCGTTCGCGGCTCCCGCTCACTGTAATAGTTCAGGCTCAGGAGTTGAACCAAGTTCTCCAGAGCCTTGCGGCGGTCGATCATCGCCGTTTTCTTGGCCCCGGCCACGTCCAGTTGGTACTTGGCCAAGTTGAGTTGAGTAAGACCCGCTTGATAGTCCCTTTCTAGGGTTAAAGCGTGATCCACCTCCCCAATAGTTGGTTTCTTACCGATCCCGTACTTTTCCGGATCAGATCGAATGGCCAGCGACAGCCGGGCGCAAATCACATCAAACTCAGCCTTCTTCTGGTTCAAAACGTGCTGTGCATCGGCTTCCTCCTCCCCTACCTGCCTCTGTAATTGAGGCTGGATTACCCATTCTCGATCTAACTTTGATTCGTCGATCTTAAAAATGTCCGACATTCCTCCCTCCCTAAATAAACTTATTTCCCGTTATCTTTTCGTACCAGTTCTCGTAAAAATCCTTCAGGCTTTGATACCGATTGGCCGGGAGGTGCAGTTCTACATCCAATCTCTCAAAGTTTCCCTCTCCCCACCGCTGATCGCCTTCAAAGTCCTTAGTGACGACCGTGATCCGAACCACAACCAACTCTAACTGAAATCCCTTCCCAACAAACCTCTCCTCGTATCCCTTTTCGTTGTCTGTTTTGTACAAAGCAGTTCGCCCGGGGTGGATGTAAGCACTGCGAATGTAGTCTCCGACCATCGGACGGAACGGCAGTTTGGTGGGCCACCCTCTCTTGTCCCCAAAACAAAGATCAAGATTGGTGTGGCAATTTACTTTGATCCAGTCCATCACTTTTCTCCGGTTTGTGTTTTCGGTGCTCAACTATGCACCACAAACCGGGTGTTAGCAAATCAAAGTGAACAGATTTTACGATTTCGCTGTGGCGTGGCAGATCGCATAGATGTCCCGAACGAGAAAGGCCGGTCCGGTCACGGTGTCAAAGTACGATTCGGACATGATCTTGAGTGCTTTGTAAGCGTTCGGGCCGTCGTTCTTGAGCAGTGCGGACCGGGCAGACTTGAGCACCATTCGGCGGATCTCTTCCGGGTTGTGGTCCCCGAGTTGGGTCAGGATCTCTTGGCATTTCTTCCAATTCGGCATCTTGGTCCCGAACAAGTCCAAGGCTCGGACCAAATCAAACGCGGCGGCTTTGCTCCCGGTCGATTCCAATGCGTTTAATCGCTCCTCCGGTGGCAGTACAAGGGACTTTTCCAGTTCCTTGAGGGCCGCACGAGCGCTCCCAGATGCGAGTTCCGCGATCTTCGTTGCCACCTCATCAGCAACTTCGTGTCCTTCCGCCTTCGCCACGCGCTTCAGGAGGGCCACCAACTGGGCTTCCCCGATGTCCTTGATTTCGATCTTGGTGCAACGGTTCTGGATCGCCGGGAGAATCTTGCTAGTGTCCGTGGTGCAGAGGAAAAAGTAAGCGTGCGGCGGGTGGTCCTCCAGAATCTTCAGGAACGCTTGCTGCGTGAACCCGGCCCGAGATAGGGATTGTACTTCATCGAGCAAGTGAACGCGGCACGGAGCCTTGTAGGGCTTCATTGTGACCTCGTACCCGATGTTCCGCACGTTCTCCAGTGGTGATTCCCACAGGGCCACGTTGTCTTCGCGAAAGTCCATCGTGTTGGACGGATCGCAGCCCAAGTTCCGAGCCATTATTCTACTTAAACTTGTTTTACCGTTACCACTTGAGCCGTGCATCAGCACCGTGTGCGGAATCCGGCTCCCGAACGCCCGGATCACGCTGACGGCTTCCGCCTGCCCCACCACGTCATCGAGCGTATTAGGGCGGTACTTAATTGCCAGTCCCATCGTGTCCACGATCGCTCTCCGCTGTTAGTTACAGATGATTTGGTTTTGCCACGGCCCGTGCGCTTTTTGCCACTTCTCCATCGACGCCGGAACCCACCGACCACCTTCCTCAATCATACTTTGCTTCTCGAACCACGATCCATCAATTGGGCAAACTTCAGGCTCACACGGCAGTGGGGTATTGATCCATTCCCAGTGTTTCTTGACCCGGTTCGACATGTAGTCCACTGCAATGTCAATCACATCGTCTCGCTCCGGGGGCCACACATCGAAGTTCAAGCAGTCGTGGACTTCGCCAATGAGTCGCGAACGAAACTTGTACTTCTTCAGCACCTTGTTAATTCGGATCATCGCCCAGAGCGGAATGTGAAACGCCACAGACTGAATGGGGTAGTTCGTGATCTGGTTCCGGATGTGCGGCCCCTTCATCACGAACCCGGTCAGGAACCGACAACCACCCTCGCGGTGGTACGCCTCGATCCATTCCCGTTTCCACCGAGTGAACACAGGGAACTGCTTGTGCCAAAAGTCGTTTTCCAGACTCTTGACGTGGGCCTCAAACGTGCCCGGAATCGGCGACTTTTCCATGTCGCACTCGCCCAGCTCCGTAATGCCCTTTTTAGTCAAATGCTCCCGCACGGTTAGTGGCCGTTTCTTCCCGCTCTCCTCAACAAACTCGCCCTCCACAATCAAGTTCTCGCGGTCGATCGTCTCCCATACGGCCGGAGCAATGTTCGCTGCACACGAGCCATAAATGAAGGGAAAAACCGTCTTGTTCTTCGCCGTGTGTCGAACGCCCTTGTTCTTCGCCTGCTTCAAATCGAGAAAGAACAACTTCGCGGCCGTGTCCCGGTGCATGTCCTTGGTACTGTCCCAACAATACGAAAGCAGGTTGGGATCTTTGTTGTAGAAGCATGGAACGCGGACTTCGATCTGGCCTAGGTCAACTTCAACTAACTGGTGTCCCGGTCGCGGGATGTACGCCCGGCGAATCATTTCCCCGATCTCGGGGTATCGAACGGGCACATTCATGAAGTTCGGAGAGTTACACGAACTTCTGAACGTTTCTACCGTATTGAGGTTAAATGACGGGTGAACGTACCAGTTCCCGTCTTTGTGTTTAACCATCTCCCGCCAAATGCCTTCGAGGTACGTCCCCTTGGCCTTGCGGTACTTCTGAGCGTAGAAGTATTTCTTGACGAACGGGACTTCGGATGCCACCGATTGGAGAGCCTCTTCAGTTGCGCTGCCCCGATCGTCGCTGTCGTCGGTCCACTCCTCTTCCTTGGTGTTGTACTTCGGCTTGAACCCCAAATCCCCGTACACAACATCGGCCAACTGGTCCGGACTGCTCAGCTTGGTCTTGTCCCCAAATCTCCGCAGCCACAAACGATACACCGAATCCCGCATCATTTCCGATTCGACTTCTTTGATCCGGTTCGTGCATTCCTGCATTGTCTGTTCGAGGTAATCTTTAGCGATCCGTATCCCGTGGGACTCCATGTCGGCTAACGCCATCTGACCTTCGTGAAGCAACGCAATTGCTTCTGGTGTCGGCAGCCATTTCATTGCCCGACTCCGTTCGGAAACATGATCTTCAGGCACTCAAGCACGAAAAATCCCAAACCCACCAACAAACCGACAACAGCAAATCCACCAAAATAAAGCAATAGAAACCGTTCCCCGTCCTTCAACTGTGACAAAAACTTCCACATTCTCCACTCCTCACATCATTGTGAACCGACCAGTTTCGTTAAACACCTGATGAACCACGGGAAACAGGTCCGCAAAGATCGTCTCGCACTTGTTCGCCACCTGCTCAATTTCCCACTGCGGGTACGATGACGGGGTTTGGGGATTATCTTTGGTCCGCAGCGCCAAAAAGTGAAGCCACGTCATCACCCCGCCCGAAACCCGACCGCTGTAGTAAATCGCCGGCCCAAACACGTTGCGGGCGACTTCACGAGCAACACCCATTTCGATTTGCCGTTGGTACGATCGCCACGCAGATTGAAACAAAATCATGTGTTCGGTTCGGGTTCTGTTGGTCAATTCCTCGTTGACCACATGCGCCGGCCGCATCGGTTTGAAGTCGTCCGGCTCCTCAATCGGTCGTTCTGGGGGCGTAAGATAGAACTCTCCTTTGAGGATTTTGTACCGGCCGCTCTCCAAGTTAAAACTGTGGTCAGCTCGGGATTGCGGAAGGAACCGGTGTCGGGTCCACTCCCACCACACCACGGCCGGACACTCTACGTACACGCACATGCCCGAGTGTTCAAGCGGGGACGTGTGACGAATCTTGCCGCCTATCAGCTTTCCCAAAATCGGCTTGATTCGGTTCTCTTCAACAAACGTGTCCGGGTCGCGAGCCTGCGCGTCCTCGACGATAGCCCGATCGCTTCCCCAGTTCCGCACCAACTGAACTCGAAAATCCGAACGAAATTTGCATTCCTGTTCCACAGTTATTCTCCAATAACTACCCACATGATGAACTGGACCCACAATCCTCACAGCACTCACACGAACCCCGGCGTACCATTCGCGATCCCTGACAATTCGGACACACGCTGCCTGTGAAACCTAACCCGGCCAACACCGGCACTTTTCCCGTCTTTTCCCGAGCAGCTTTGTTGGGCACGTTCGGGTTGGTCAGCCACCACTCTTTAAACGCTTCCCGAAATTCCACTGGAACCTGATCGAACACGTCACCAAAAGAAGCTCCCCGGTCGCACATCTGCTGGGCTTTTTCGGGACTCATCTTGGTCGCGACCTCGATGTAGAAATTAACCTGACTCCAGTTACAGGGCCGGACGAAAACTTTGTCCCACAGCCCGACCGGGGATTTGTACCCCGTCTGATCTTCAGAAACCACAAACACAAGTACCGTATCAGGAAGTTCGGTGCGGACCCGAGAAGCCGTTGATTCCGCATGTGCGATACCGCACGAGTCGCAAAACGCCACACAGCCCACGTTTGCCCGGCCGCAGAGGATGCCAAGCGTGTAAGCATCAACCGCAGTGCCCTTCGCTTCCTTCAAGCAGTTACCGTAGATCAACACTTCGGCTGGGAGTAGTTCGACCGGAACGGGCATCTGGTATTCGCGGAGGAAATCAATTAGATCCCCTTGAACGATCCGACGGTCTCCACTTCCCGGCAACTTGTAAGCCTTGAGTCTCCTCGAATCCGTCCACTTCGTTACCGTCCTCGGAGCCACCCCGCAGTGTTTCGCCACTTCCCCCGTCGTCAGTTCCTTTCTATTCCCCGATCGCATTGGTTCCTCACAAGTCTAATCCAAGTATGTCTGATTGTCTGTGTGCCACATTCCATTCAAGAATAGAGTCAGTACCGCAGTACCGACAAATTTCAGCCATTCCCACTTCCCTGATCCGATTCTTCGAGTTCCCGCCCTCTTCCTCACCTGATAGAAAAGGTTTTACGTGACCATCATAATCTGGTTGTCCATATTGTACGAAAGCCTGAAATTTCAACCCGGTTACTCCACGTCTCGGGTCAATCGCATGAGCCACCAACATCCCATCGTGGCCCCACCCCTTGATATCAATACCTAATTTGGAATGTATCCACAGATGCTCAAACTTTTGATTGTATCCTATTTTAAGTATTTGGTGATCTTCCAATATCCGCCGCATCTCTCCGATAACCGGTCCGTGCCACGGAAACGCCCAACACTCGTCCCGGTGGTAAACTGAAGCACACACAATTTCTGCTTCGGGGTGCTGACTCTTTAGTCGATCGGTTTCCAGGTCAAACGCAATCTTCCCGTCCCGAATCGTCGATAGCCATTGTGCCGCTTTATTCGCGTCCAGTTCGACTATCACGTCTCGCTGGTAGTCCGGTGGGCCTTCGGACCACGGTCGCCCCTGGAGCTTAACTGCGGCTCTTAAATGGCTCCTAAAATCGGACAGCACGACCGGATCGCGGTCCATCTGCCGCATCACGTAAGCCGGGTTGTTCGTGGGACAAATCCAGCAGTTGGGGGAATGGTTCGGTATTTTGTATCCCGTCCACCGACTAATGGCTCCGGGGGATTCTTTCCACAGGTGCCCTATTAGGGATTCGACAGCTGCGGTCCCGAGCAAGATGATAACTTCCGGGTTCGTCCTTTCGATTGTCCGAAGCAAGTTCGGGCGGCAGTCCTCAACGGCCGACTTCCACTTTCCTTCTCCTGCGTAAACCTTGTCCACGTCGTGACAAATCAACGCATTGGTGACCCAACAGTCCCGCCACATGTCGATACTAAACCGAGCCAACTCATCTTCGAGGAACCGACCCATCGGCCCAACGAGAAACTTGCCCTGCTGGTCTTCGTACTTCCCCGGATATTCTGAAACTAGTAGTATTTTCCTTAAGCCCTTGCCACCGAACGGAATCTTCGGGGATTGGCACCGTTCGTGGAGACCACACCGGCCACAGTTGGGGATCATCAGAAGTGGCTTACGAACCTTCTTCGCTTCGGAAACGCTAAACAGCTCTTTCATCTCTGTTCCAATAAGGCATTCGATTACTCAAATCGTCCAAGTATTCCCACACGTACACCCCAAACCACGTAACCGCCATCGAGTACCCGTAATGGACTACGTGAGCCGGAACCTTCCACCCACACCTAAACCGCCAGTCCCAGTATTTCCAACGTTCGCTGTGTCCGTTGCATTCTTCCTTTGGCGTGTAATCCAAATCCAATCTTTTGCCCCGATCCACCGCCCACTGGGGCTTTAGTGCCCATCCGCCGCAGATTCCCACCAGTCGAATGAATTTGTGCTTCCGAATGTCCCGCAGGTATTTCGCCTCTACCTTCCTTCCGTGTTCATCAAGCCAGTCCGCAAAAACTAATCGAGTTGTCACGTCGTCCGGCCGTTCGAGAATCTGTCTGGTGAATTCGGCTTCTTCCTGTTCCACTACATCCATCATTCCTCCGTTTGTCGTTCCCGCTTGGGTGCGGGGAGACAGGAAAAAAACCACCAGTTGTCCCCGACCACCCGCAACCGGCCGTCCCCGAACTCGCACCGCTGGTACTGCTTCACAATGTGTTCCAGCATTCCCGCGTGCATCCGGAATTCCCGTCGCGGCCCCTTGTGTTCCGTGTCGAGAACGACCCGGGCTTCGCCCTGCGACCCGCAACCCTCGATCGTCATCTTTCCGTCCTCGATCACCACGTCTACAGACGGGTCGTCCTTGTCCTCTTTACCAAAGATGTTTCCAATCGCCGCAGCCGGCTCAGCGCCACGGGGAAACTCAATTTCCGTCCCCTCGAAGTCGAAATACTGACCCAATTCGGGGTACTCGGGGCAAACGTGACGGCGGCAGGAAAAGATTAAGGACTTGGACCGAAAGTGTACCCATTGTTCCGTTTCGCCCACCCGAATCAAGCCCAGTTTCGCAACGTGCGCAAGTGACTTGGCGCGAACGAGAAAGGTGTTTTCCAGTCCCGTTTTGAAGGCGTGCCGAACGACCTGGATTCGGTTGGTTCCCTCGATGTGGTCGGGGGTCAGGTTCACCGAGGACGTGATGAACTGGTCCCCACTCGGGATCTTACAAACGTGAGCCACCGCGTCCCCAAACGACTCGGGTAGTTTGTTCCATTTCTGGGGTGGGGCTACTTCATCGAGCGGGAGCGTGATTTTAGCTTGGGTGCGGAGTTTCACTTCCGTTCGAGACCCGGACCGGATCACAAAGCTCCCACCCCGCAAGCCGATTTGGATCTCTTCCTCAGTGAGCTTATCGAGAACTTCGAGAAGGCGAGAGCCGTTGACGGCCGCTTTGAAATCGTCCGGTAAGCCGGTCCCCATCGCGCGGCAGAAAATTTCCGCGTTGAAGGTCATTACGGAGCCTTCATCAAACACGAAGCAATCGGACTGTTCCACTTGTGGATTCTTGGACCTACCCGGCTCGATCGTTTGCAGCTGCTTCAGCAATTCGTCTCGGTTGACTGTGTGCATTACTCATCCCGTCAAAATGTAAAAGACCGGACAGAACCATCCCATCATGGGAGGTTACACTTAATGCTTCGCCCAAAAATCACCAGTGTGATTCTGTCCAGTCTAAAGCCGTGTGGAGGTATCGAACCTACCCGACTCGTCAGTCGAGATTCCGCCTTTCCCTTGCGGGGAATGTTCTTCCACTAAACTAACACGGCAAGTAAATTAGGCCGGTAACCAGAAGGGTCGTCCTCTCCTTCGACCCGTTTCGACTACAGCAGCCGCCCAAACCTCCATAAATCTATCTGGCCCCGGCCGTTCGCATCAAATCTCGCCATCCTTAAACAGTTCCAATTCCTCTTCTTCGGCGTGTAGGTATTCCGTCTTTGACCCTTCGATTCCCGCTGAATTGAGTCGGTATGTTATTTCCTTTAGTCCTCGTTCCGTAAACATTCCAAACACACCAAGAACCTGAAATACCTTGGGAGGACAATACTCCATATCCACTTTTAACGTCTTGTTCAGCTTCTTGTTGTAATTGTCGCTAAACACCTTCTCGACCTTCAAATACACAAAATCCCCCGGATGGAACTTGGACTCGAACGAAAACTTGTGAATCAAATCTCCTTCTGTCCATCAAACAGTGGAGCAGTGTTCTCTAAAATCTGCACCAACTGTGGGGACAGATTGAATCTGTTAGCATTAATTTCAATCGATTTTTTGATATTACCATCATTATGCCGCGTGCTGCTCGCCTTCCAATCACATAACATTTCGAGAATATCAAGCAGATTCATATCTGCTACTCCATTCTTATGATGCTCGGGATGATGCGGATTGTTGGCATAGTGGTGTGCCAATGCTGGCCCCATCGCTTTGCGAAACCCTTCGTATTCCGACGATCCGTAAGTGCTTGTTGCCAGCTTCGCTGTGAACTCAGTAAACATTTCCACTTCGGGGCTTTCCAGTTTCGACTGATCGTGCTCGTCCGCCCTCCGCATCAAATCCCCGATGCAAAGATGTAGAAGCCGCTGAACCAATCGAATGTGCCGCGTTGTCTGGTAATTCGTTGCTTGCTGTTCCAGCGTCAATTCGGACTTACTCACCTGTCTTCTCCTCACTCGGTTTGATTTTCCCGTCCCCTTCGATCCAGTATCCAAACAAATTACGTTTCCCGTTTCTTTCGGACTTATCTAGCCGTCGAGAGGAAACGTAAACCCCATACTCCACCTTCAGTTCGATCATAACCCGCTTCATCGACTTCAGAACCGCATAGTATTCTCGGTTCTGGAAATTGGCGTGGATGATCTTCGCTAGTTTTTCAATGGTCAGCGGAGATTTCTCCGTGGCCTTCAAAAGCAGCCGGTGGGCCAAATCCTTAGCAGACCCCTTACGGGGTTTGTTCTTGGCACCCGTTCCCCGGCGGATCGCGTTCAACCGCTCCTTCCACTTCAATCGAGACTCTGGCTTATCCCGACTTGGTGTCGGGGTTATTTCAATTTCTCCCCGTCCGTCGCAATTGACCAACTTCAACAGAGTTTCCAGCTCATCCGACCGGAACAAGTAATTCTGTTTTGGTTTTACCCAACTATGAACTTCACCCACTCGGTTAACACGTCGAGTCAGTTCGTCCACAGACCACTCTTCGGATTCCTTCACCCACAACGCTCGAAACACTCCTCGGACTTCTTTTTCGGTCAATGTCATTTTTTCCCCTTAACTACCTCCCTGCACCACTCCAACGATCGGTGTAGTAGTTCCGGAATCTCTACAAGCACGTGAACGCGCCGGAGGCGCGCATGTACCTGCACCACTCCAACGATCGGTGTAGTAGTTCCGGGAGGCCGGCGAAGTCGCGGCCGAACGCCGTCAGGCCCCTGCACCACTCCAACGATCGGTGTAGTAGTTCCGGGCCCCAGTACTTCCGTCGTACTCGACCCGGGCCACCCTGCACCACTCCAACGATCGGTGTAGTAGTTCCGGGGCGGGGACACTTAAGTCATCTCCCGGACCAGTTTTATCCCACGTTACGCGAGCGGACCTGACTGCGTGAGACAGGTGCCCGTTGCGTCCGCGCTCGGCAGGAGCGCAAAGACAATGTAATCACTAAGTTATGTTGTTGCGAGCGGTTGATTTGTCAAAGATCAGCACAAACTAAACACAACCCGCAACTTACATCGATTTTCAAACAAACCATCAGTTTATCACCTAATCACTCGCTGGTAGTGTCCGTTTGGATCGCCCGCAAACCGTAGTGCCCGATCCGAACGGCATCGCGAGACGTTCGAGATTTCAACCCGCCATTAAACAGACCGTTCATCAAGGCCGAAGCCATTTTCACATGGTCTTTGGCGGTATCGACACCGCCGGATGCGACTTCTTCCGGGGTCGGGACTTGTGTGCCACGACTTTCGGAATCGTTGTGTACACCGCCCGTGCTCTTATCAGCCATTCCTGTTTCTCCGTTTCGTCCTTCAAGTGTGTGAATTTACCGTCAATCCACTCCCCACCCATCTCACCAACAAACAATTGGGTGATCCGTGTTTTCAAAGCGTGCCAAGTGAACCCGTCAGGAAGGAAAGTCTTGATCGAATCATCGTAGGCAACAAGACCAACCTTCTGTCGTTCCAAGAACCGAGCCACCTGAGCCGCAATCTGTTTCACGGCCGTGTCGATTCGGTTCCTCTGCTTGTTACACCGATCTTCGACCTTCTTGTTCACGTTCTGTCGCTGGTCCCGATCCATCCGAACTTCCCGTTTCTTGTCCTCCCCGATCCGTTGCAAGAACACCCGGTGCCTGTCGTTCATCTCCCGGATAACCTTGTGTGCTCGCTTTAGGTGGTCCCCGTTAGTCACGGTTACTGACCGGCCGTTGATCTCAGCCACTAGCATCGCGTTCGGGTCCGTGTGCAGGAAACACACGTTAGCCGCTTCCGTCCGCTCCTTCTTCGGAAAGTGCCCCACCATCTTCAGCAAGAGAACACCCTTTTTGTCACGGTAGAGTGCCGCTTCACCCTTCTTGGCTGTCCCGTCGTGGAGTTGGCGAAACATTGCCAACTGTCGCCCAAAATCGGCCCTTCGTTTCAGTCTCAGTTCCACCTGACCCACTCCCGGAATCGCCATCCTAACTGTTGGGAAATCCCCGTCTGCGTAGCCCGTTTTCCAACTCGCGTTGTGAACCGGAAACGGCTGCGGGAACCGGTACGTAAGCAAACTCGAATCGTGCTTGATAATTACCGAAAACCGATCCTGAATGTACTTCCGCTGGACGTTTCGAGTCACGATGTTCATGCTCGCCATCGCCCCGGCCCAACCCGCGATCCGGGGAAAATTCTCGTTTGCGTCCTTGTACCCGTACCACTTCTTGATCGCTTCCGGTGTCTTGGTGCTGCCCGAATCATCAATCATGAACAACCGACGAACGCACCAGTTGGCCAGATCCGTCGACAGCCGGAACGCATTCGTCATCGCTGCGTTGAACGATTCCCAAGTCCAGGACTTACCGCTGGGATCTGTTCCCAGTGGAACCGATACGGGCAAAGTCACAGCTCTAACAACCGTAGATCCTTTCTCTTTTGCCTTCTTCATTTCTTCCTACCTTCAATCTTTTCTTCGGGTACAGTTACTTACCACATGAACCTTAGCCGTGCTGAGACAATCCGTTATTTTGTTTCGGTTTTTCCTTACACACTTTGGGAACGATACTTGCGGCTCATGTGCCGCCCAAAACCAGTACGAGGGCGACAAAGTGAACAGTTATGAGGATCTCGAAGTTCTGGTGTCCCGAATGGAGCAGTGCATCGCACAGGCCCGCTTGTTTTTCGTAGACCGGGAGTTCCCAAATGGGAACTCCTTTACCCAAGATCAGCCCCGCAGGTTCCCACCGTTCACCGAAGAAGAACGCCGCCGGGTCCGTGAAGCAGGGTGGGACGAGTAGTTAAACCCCTCCGTCCAGTCGTATGAATCGCCCATCCATAAATTCCGCAAGTGGTCTAATCCAAGTGACCCCATACTGTTCGTTGGTGTAAACCACAACCACATCAAGAGTTGATTCGTTAAGGGCGGTCGTGACTACTCGATAAATTCCGCCCTTCTTGTGAATCCATCGAGAGTCTTTGGTTGGTCCCTTCGACAGCAATTCCCGCATCTCGTCATTTTGCATTTCTTTGTCTCCGGTTCGTGTTTGTCGTCTTCGGTGCTCAACTATGCCACACGAATCGAACCTGTCAAATCGCCCCGCGTGATTTCTTCGATTTTCTCTTTTCCAGTTCCGGGATCTCGTAAACCGTGCCGTCCGGACCAATGAGGGTCGGACGGCACGATCCGTCCTTGTGCTGACAAATCGTCTTGATTGCTTGGGTTTTGGTCAGCGGCCCTTCCTGCTCGTGACAGTCCTGATAGTGCCAATCGATCCACCATCCGCCCGGGGTGTGGGCCGTGGTGCCCGTCCCGGAGCAGTGAGGGCACGCTTGGGTGAAGAACTGGCGACACGTCGGCACCACTTCGGGCAGCGGTTCGATTTCCGGCTTGGGTGGACTCCACTTTTTCTTCTTCGGCTTCTGGTTCATTTCACGTCTCCTTCGTGCTTCAGTGCATACCAAACAACCGCTTTGGGAAACTGGTTTTGCTTCGCAGGTGCCCACGTCACGTAAAGAAATTCATCTGCGCCAATCTTGGTTCTCAGGTTACCCGAATCGAAAGTCATAATGGTTGTCACGATCGCGGCGTATTTTTCGGTTCTCGTTTCCAAAGGAAGCTGTTTCTTGATTTTTGAAAACAGCTTGTTCCAAGAACCATTCCAGCCGTCTACTTCCGGATCAATTTCGATAACTTCCATCGTTGGTCCTTTTCAAAACGTACTGAGCATAAAAGGGTTCCCGTGGCCCATCTCCCCGACGCACCAACAGCACTTCGATTCCTGAAAATCTAAAGCTCGGAGTGCAACCCAGTTCAACCGGTAAACGTGCTGCTTTTTCTCGTCATCGGTCTGGTTGATCCCAATCATCCCGTTGACGTGGGCGTACTTCCTCTTGTCCTCGCTGAAATTGCCCCGATTCAAAATCCACGCACTGTAACTGTCCGTGTCAGTTTGAGTCGCAGTTATAACAAGGCAGTGCAGTTTTTGGGACAGCGCCCGCATTGCTTTCCACGATTCGTTGATCTGGTCTCGTTTCTCGTCTTTCCCGCTGAGCGGGGCGAGGATGTCCGCGTAGTCGATTACCAAAACGTCCGGCGTCCAGTCGTCCCGTTGCCACGTTTCAACAATGGACGCGATTCCGGTAACGCTGATGGACGAATTAGGATGACAGGACAGCCTCCAATTATCCCCAACCTCTTCCAAAAACTCTAATCGCTTCTCGTGTAACTGCTCTGGACATATTCCCGTTTTGAACGTCTTCAACTTCCGTTCGATCGCTGGAATCTGACGGCCCCCACTAGAAGGTTCCATCCGAGTCGGAACATCATATCGGCCCTCTTTAAACGGTCGGCCGCAAATGCGCACCGCAAATCGAGACAAGACTTGTGACTGACTCGAATCCCCGATCTCGAAATAAGCCACTTTTCTCCTTTGTTTTACAGCGTTCCAGGCATTATCCTGAAGTATGTACGATTTTCCTATCTTTTCTTTTCCCATATATGATATAAAACAGTCTCTTACTAACGCACCTTTGTAAAAGTTTCCCAGTGCGTCCGGATACTCAATTAGATTCTCCGTGCTCTCCTCGAACATCATGTCCCAAGCGGCCCGCTCGCTTAGAACTTTGATCCCGGTCCCGACCCCCACCTCAACCCGCCGCCACCCTTCAATTAACTCCCGCGCCGTCTTTACGTCCCCTTTTCCGGCCAAAACTTGGAGCTGTTGACCCAAATCGTTAGCGCTGTGCCCGTCAAACAGTTCTTGCGCCTTGTCCAGAAGGTACTGAATCTGATCCAACTCATGCCCGCTTCTTTGATGTTCCTGCGAAACATCTAGAAGCAGTTGTTCCACCAAAGAAATCGTGTCTTTGTCCCCGTCCCGTGTCGCCCACTCCTCGAAGTAATTTCGGATCTTCAGTTGTGGGGCCGCGTCGTACTTCCTGACGTGCTCCACGCACCAACCGGCAATGATGTTTGCCCACGGGGACGGAAATAGGTTTCGTTTCCACCGAGAAGCGATCGTGGCAAGAAACGTCTTGTGCGTAATCATCGCCACAATAACTTGCCGCTCGCTCGTTCCGGTCCGAACGGTAGTCGATTTCATAATCTCACTTGCCCCTCTGCTCGGAACAAACGGCCGCGAGCAGATCGTCCCAAGCGGGACTGTTCGGATCGCAGGTGTACCGAGTAAGGGCCGCTTTGATCCGAGCAACAACTTCCTTGTTCATAGTGGACCAGATCGATGAACTGAGACTGCCGGACCAATCCTTCCAGTTGTGTTTCGATTTCCAAACAGAACGGAACCAGTGAATTAGGGTGTCCTCCACTCCTCCCAACTCGGCACTTATCGTGTCTCGATACCCTTCCAATCTCTTGGGTATTTCGGCCGAACACAACTTCGACGTGAACTCTTTGAAGTTCTTAACAGACTGCTCAACAGCGGTTGGGAGTTGAGCTTCGGACCCTTTGGTCCACGCCAGAGTTGTAATCGAATCCAAAATCGTTTGGGATTCTTTGGAAACCGCAACAGGTTCGGGTGTTCCCGTCCGTAACGAAATTTCGTAACTGGCTCGAATTGCGCTGAACTTACAGCGAAAACCTGAAGCGGATCGGGCGTCGGGAACCGGTCGCCCGATCACCGTTCCACCGATGTTGTTTACATACCAGCAAAGCACTTTATCCACCAAAGCCGCCGGGTCACTAATGGTCTTGTCGAGTTTGAGCAACCTTTCGAGAATTCCAAACTCGTCGGCCCATTTGGTTAAGCTGTACGACCCGGTTAATCGACCCTTCGAGACGAGAGATTTAGCTAGTTTCTGGCTCCTATTTACCCATTCTTTGGCGAAAAGCGGCGCGACCAACGGGTTGATTTCGATGCAGTCCACAGTGGAAGCCTCTTGAGCGTTCGAGGGGTGTTGTTCGTTTCGATTGGGCGAAGCCCCTACGACGGGAATCGCACTATTCGTTCTCCGGCGAGATTTGTTCTCCGGCTGACCACTTACCTGTCGGGACGGTCGATCGCCGATCCTAGACGAAGCTAGGCCACTTTCTGAGGCCGAAGGCCAATTGAACGAGGCGGTGCTTGATCCTTGGTCCGGAATGGGAACGGTCTTAGGGTCTCGTCCAGAACAACCGGAAGAACCGCGTATGTCACGGACGCCAGTCCGGACTGTCTTTGGTTTTTGTATTTTCTTCTTAGGGTGTTTGATTGTTTTACTCTTTACTGTATCGGTGTCCGGCACCGATACCCCCTCCCGGTGTGAAACACCTACAGGATCACCTGAGTCGGGAATTTGGGACCAAATCGTCCGAAGAACTCGCAATTCCCGTAATCCTGTGGAACTGAGCAATTTCAACTTCACCAACTTTGACACAATTCGAGTGATTCGATCCTGGGACACCCCCAACTCACGAGCTAGATACCGGTTGGTAGCGAAACACCCATCATCCCCCCGAGAGAAGGCATCTACGACGATCAGTAACGCCAGATCCGAGTGTCCGATCTGTCGATGGCGCAATGCTTCACAAGCTCGGGTCGGAACCCAAACACCTCGAAATTGAAATTGGTGTTGTTCGGGAGCAGTCATTTCTTGCTCCCTTCAAGAATGTCGTGAAATTTTTCGTGGCACGGGTGACAAAGAACGATTACGTCTGCTCGGGCTTCACGCCCTCGACGTTCGTAGGTTCTGTGGTGAACATCCAACTTCACTTCACGACCTGCGTAACACAACTGACAGCGATACCAAGATCTAGCCAAAGCAGCCAGTCGGATTCCATTCCAGTGATCGGTTTTAAGGTATTCGCTGTACGGCAACTGACGAAGTTGAGCAACAAGTCGCATCTTGGCCTGTTGTCGCAATTGCTCTTTCTTTGGGTTCGGTTTGGATTGAGATTTTGGGAGTTCTTTCCATTGCCCATAGTTGTAATTAACGTTAAGTGTTCGCAGCCGTCCTCTACGCCCCGCCTTTATGATTTTCTTTTTCAGTAGCTTGTGGATCTCATTTTGAGCGTGCTCTGGAGTCGTCCCTATCGTTGCTCCGATGTACTGATTACTAGGCAAAAACAGCATACCCTTGGAAGTAAATTCCAAAATCATTTGAATAATTAAATATTGCCCCCTGGTTATTTTCTTTTCAAGAAACAAATCAAGATAGGGATTATTATCAAAACGAAATCCAGATGATTTGATTTTTGGTTTATACCCGACTGGTTTGACAATCTTTTTTGATTTCTTTTTCTTATTGGGACTGAACGCTTCACTGTCGGGAATTCCTCCAGCACGAACACGCCACCGTTCCCGCTCTTGGCGGGTCATGGCGTAAACAATGCGTTGTTTTGGATTTTCCGCTTGCACCCCGACCGGGGTGTTCCTAGAATTCGGGGACGGCACTGGATGGATCTCCTTGAGAGAACGGAAGACCGGGAACTCGAATCCCGGTCTTTGCGTTGGTAGATTTGGAAATTGGTTTGCGAGCCTGAGACAAGACTACACACCCAGTCCGGCCGATTCAACTCTGAAATCACCCGTTCGCTTCTCGGATGTCCGCGATCACGCCAAGGATCATCTCGTCCCGAGTTTCCCAACCGTTCACCGTGTGGTACTCAACTTGGTCGGGAACAAAGTAGTACGCCTGCCATCCGTAGTCTTCCCCCGGAGCGTCTATTTCAACATGGCTGTACTCGCGGTGACCGATCAAACCAATTTCAGCTACCGGCAACTTCCGAAACACCTTCCAGCCCCAATCATAGAAAAAGTTCGGGTAGGCATGAATTTCATCCACGAACCCACGCTCGACGGTGAATATTGCAAACTGCTGGGAAACTTCAGTTCGTTGGTTGCTGAAAACCAAGTTGGCAGACTTACCGATTCGGCCTTTATTCGTGTCGTAAATCCGTTCCTTGAATGGCCACCGGAACCACTTTCGGATCTGGTGCGCCCGGGGCTTCACCCACCCGTACTTGTGGTTGATCTGGGCGCGGATGAACGCGGCGTGTTCCGGTTCCCCGTTCTCGTCCAAGTAGTCCGCGTAGATCAGTCGGGGAGTGTTATCTTTGGGGTTCTCCAATATCGAATCGAGCAGCCCGCGTTCAGTGTCGGTCACTCTTGTTTCTCCGGCTCAGGACCGAACACGTCGTCCACCACTTCCGGTCCGATTCCAAATTTACCCAAGCGTTCCTTTAGTGCCGATTTTCGAGTCATCCCACCCCACTGGTCCACGTACCATTCAGGGTGTTCGCTCTGAGCAGGTGATTCCTTGTCGCCACTGCAATCGTACCGGGGATCGGATGACCAGCCGCAATAACCGCACCCCCACGGACCACAGATCACACCAACTTCCACGTCCACCTCGTCCCGGTACATTTCTTCGCCGCACTTGGGACACTTTTCATCTTCCATTGGAATTTTCCTCTCCCCGAACTCTCGCAATGTGTCCCTGAATCCGCTCCTCGCGGCCGATCCGGTCCGCCGGGCAGTTCATCCTACGTGCCGCCCACTGGTGCAGTGCCGCGATCCGGCGAATCTCGGACTGGCACTCACCGCACCGGAACTTGGAAGCGATTTTCTTCCCACAGGTGCGGCAGGCTGATTGGCTCATTGGGTTCACTCCGAAACGGTTCCGATCAGGTTCATCCACTTGTCGATCTTTTGAACCTGGGCGTGAATCTGATCGAGAACCTGCTCGATCCCGTCCCGCGGCAGTGACCGCGGTCCGGTGTCCCGAGATGGTCGCCGGACGAAAGTGAGCATTACACGGTCGCGGTGAGTCGTGTCACCGCGACGACCTGCCCGTTCTCCCGGATGACCCCATCATTGGGGCCGGTGGCCGGGACGAATACGTCCGCGCGCTGCACCCGTGCCCCGACGACGATGGACACGAGGTAGACGACACCCTCACGCGGTTCGGGGAGATCGGCCACCTCCCCGAACTCGACCGGTGATTGCACCGGCACGCCCTCGACCGACTCGCGGGTCGTGCTGGGCAGGGTGGCCACCCGAGCGGGCGGACCAATGGGCGGATACGTTTCGCGGCTCCCGTCGGGCCGCTGGACCGTCACCGCGTGCGGGGTGAGATTGACGATCCGGACCCTGTGAGTCGCACATTCCGGGCACACGTCCCATTGGCCCTTTTGCCCACAGATCACACAGTAACTAGTCATCGTTTCGTGTGTCATTTTCATCTTTGTCTCCGGTTAGTTGTCTCGTGTGCTCAACTATGCAACATGAATTGTCGGAGTCAAACGAAGTGGTGGAAATTCTCAGTCAAGGAACCGAGCGCGCAGTTCCGCTATTTCTTCGAGCGGACTTTCCGCTGGGTCCGGTCCGGACAGTTCCACGATGTTGGTTTCGCCACTGAAACAAGCTAGGGCGTTGGCTAGCTGGTGTGCCCTGCGCTGCGCGGCTGGCTCCGAATCGAAAAGTACAGTCCGGGACGGGATCTTGGCGAGCCAACCGAGCTGAGCCTTGGTGTACGACAAGCCGTAAGTGGCGATCGCCCCCGGACCCACGGCTAAACTGGAGAACGGCCCCTCACAGATCACAACACGGCTACGAATGTGCTGGACGCCATAGACCGTGTGTTTGAGAGGAACCAGTTCCCGTTCCGGTGGGGATGACAAGTACCGGGGTTCGACGCCCTTCCCGATCGCGCGGGTGGTCCACGAAACGGGCTTGCCCCGGATGTCCAGGACGGGAAGGAAGATCCGCCACCGGTAGTGCCCCCCGTCCCCGGCAATCGCCCCAGCCTTGTAGTGCTCAGCCAGCCATTCCGGATCGATCCGCCGCTTGCGGAGGTAGTTGCGGTGGGCGACAGCGGACGGGTGATCGAGCGGGACTACTTCTGGGGGTGGAAGGTATTTCCCTGTTACCCGTTCGACCGGGGTAAAGTCTAACGACTCGCCCCGCTTGGGGAGCAGTGGGAGGATTTCCCGAAGTGGTGTGTTAGTACAATCAGATAAAACTTGTCCTAACTTATGCTGGCCACATTTCCAGCATGAGACCGCAAGACTTTTGACATTAATGCCGAGACCAAACTTGTCCCCACGACCACAGTATGGGCACGGGCACGCAATCCATCCTGGGGAAGCGAGAGAAGTCTCGGTGTGTTCCTTGAAGGGCACACCGAGACTTCTCAGCAGATCGCGAATGTCCATTACTTACTCGGTGGTTTTGCCCCACAGTGACAACAGATTGGCAATCCGCCCATTAAATAACTGCCCTTACCGCACTTAGGGCAAATGTAAGTTGGTTGTTGTTTCATCTCAACTCCCTCTTTGCATTTCGATCAATTGAAACCCCGTTCCGTCCCACACCGCGTTCGACCCGTCCGGGAACTCGATGGTCTTGTTGTCGCCCTGAATGATCCCGTCATACTTCCGCAGGAAACCCCACAGGACTTCGGCGTTCTCCGTGGTCGGTTGGCCTTGCATTAGCTCTTGAACGTCGAGGGCGAAGTTGCACGCATCGGACATCGAATCAATCCTCCCGATAAGGCTCAATCTCACCACCATAAACGTCAACTGCTTTCTGTGCTTCCGCCCGAGATTTGAACTTGCTGGCCCAAGACCGAAGAATGGTCCAGTAGAAACCGCCCGTGGCGTATTCCGTTAACCATTCATTCCCCTTGTTGACGACGAACATAACTACCTCACTTTTAACCGCTCTCGCGTAACTGCGATTCGTTTGGTTCCGCCTTTGGTCAATTCTGCATCGATCGTAATCTTCTTTGGGCCGACTTTTACTACCGTTGCTGGAACCCACCACGAAGGGCAGTAACCGCGACGGGATTCCATCCACCACAACACTTTAGTTCCGGGTGTCACAGCGGGATCTCCCCAAAATCCGGGGCCGGGTAAATTGTTTCGTCGAACTGCTTTTCGGCTTTCTTCTGCCGTTCCACGTACTCGTTCCATCCAACGAGCCAGCCGTTAGTGAACTCAACGTACTCGGCCGTGGTCAGGTCGCGTGCGAGGTGCTTTTCAATTGCGTGGACGGCGGCGATCTTGTCCTTACCTTCCGAACCGTACACTTCTCCGATGACTCCCTCGGACCCCTTGAACTCCTTGCGGGCGTCCCGAACGTCTCGCTTGCTCATGATTTGGACTCCGGTAAGGTATTTAAGAAATAGCCTTTTTAGCCTTTTCCAGACTCCCTTTCACCACCCCAGCAATCAACAAAACGTTTGGGTTGTTTTCCTCAATCGCTTCGATCAGTGATTCGACGTGATCCACTAAGTACAACACCGAACTGACCCGATCGGCCACTTCCCGCAAGTTTCCGATTTCTTGGTACAAGGACCGTTCGTACGCGGCAGTCGTCTCTTTCTTCGGCATCTCATCCTCCCGGTTAGTGTGTTGCAACTATGCCACACGGATTTCAGGAGTCAAATTACTTGTTGTACTTTGCCAGTCCCGCAGCGAAATGGCCGCATCGTAAACCGGATCGAGCGGCGAGAGCGGCGAACAGTCTGGTCAGGTCAGCAGTCGCGGTCATCGTCCCATCCCCCTTGTGTCGCGGCGTCCGGTGTGGCCGTCGCGTGTGAGTGGCGATGCCGGCTCCCCGATGCCGCTCAGTGCCTGTATGAAGTCACTCCGACTCTTCTTCGGCGAGTAGGTGTAGGTTGCTCGCCTCGCTTTCGTCCATGATCTCGTACCCGTCCACGTCGTCCACATATAGCCAATGCCGGCCGAGGAAGTGGCGAATCTGAGCGTCGCCCGTGTTCTCGCCTTCCTCGGTGACCACTCGGAAGATCGGGCTGCAGCACTGCTCCCAGATCGCGTGGAAGTTGCAGCCGCGGTTTTGTGCCTCTCGCCCGAGGTCGCTCGTTGTCGTTGTCATCGTCACCCCTCCGTTTGGCGTCGGCCGTCTCAGGTGCGGCCGTCGCGTCTGTGATGTAAATATAGCATTCTGTCATGACAGTGTCAAGACAAGTTGGAGATTTTATTTTTCCGGGTGTGTGATATATTGTCTGCACAGTGTCATGCCAGGAGTGGACAATGTCAAGGCCCGCAGAAAAGACCGGCGAAACCGCGCGAAGCACATTCCGGATACCGGCGGATTCTCTCGCTAAGCTGGACGAATTGGTACAGGAATTTGCGGCCGAGGCTGGGCGCCCAGAGAACCGCACTACGGTTCTCTTGCAGTTAATTAGCCATGAGCATTCGCGACGCGCACGGAAGGAGAGCAAGAAATGAGGGACGTCCCATATCCATTAAGGGTGAGAGCAGAAGGCCCAGAAGCATTCGCGACGTATGATTGGCCTGTCGCCACGGGCGCGGTCTACTTACTCAATTGTGAATCCACAGGCGAGTGGAAATTTGGTGCGTCGGTCAACCCGGATGCGCGCATCCTGTACCACATTCGCCGACACAAATTCCTCACTGGCCGTGTTCTCAAGTACGTCTGGAGCATCGCGACCAATGGTGTCGGCCGACTGGAAACGTACTGGTTGCGGCAATGGAAGCGATTCCGCATTGATAAACGAAAAGAGTGGGTCCGGCTGCCAGAAGTCGAGGTTGCATCGTTTCGTTCGACCCACAAGTTTCTTTGGTCTGATTTGCCTAAGCCCAATCCCGAATGGTGGGAGTGTGTTACGGGGCCATTCGTGCGATAAGATCACGGCCGAAAATCCCGCCTGATTTGTCGCACTTCGCCCGCGACCGCGGAACCTCTTGTGTCCCCACACCGGAGGCGCCCGCTGCCCAGGCCATCACCGAAGAGACGCAGCCGGCCTGACCCGCACTGCGAAACGAGCACGTCCCGCGGTCACTCCTGCGGGACGGGGTGGCTAACGAGTAACTGCGAGCCAATCCCGTAGCGAGACAGCCGCATCATAGACTGGATCGTGTGAGGTTCCGTTACTGCCGGGGCCACCGGTGAGTGGGGATTTTTCACGCTCCCGTCGCGACACGAGGAGAGCGGTCGCAATCTCGTGAACCGGACACGGAGCTGAAAACTCACTCCCCGGACTCCGCTCTGCGGCGAACCGGAGGCAGTCGGCCCAAAAACGGCCCTCGACCGGCATCCCCCAATCAGCTACCAAAGTCACATCCGTGTGAGACATAACCCAATCGAAAAATGCGAGGCAAAGGGATCGGTAATCAGGTACGTAGTGCTGCTCCTGCACCCTCCCCATTATCGCTGGCATCACGTTGTCTGCGACCCACTGGCACGGCGTGTACGTGCCCGTGGCCATAATTCGGAAAAACGTCTCGCCCGTCGAGGTGACGGCGCCCACTGCGAATGTCTGGCCGGTAAGTGAAGCGGACTCGCAATCGAAGCTAATAATCATAACAATCTCCAATTAAACAAGACTAATGTCAGGAGTACCCAAAAACTGGCCGTTGACCTTTAGGTTAATTCTGACCATTGGGCACTTTCGGGTCCGGTCCGAATCCCACGGCAAGGCTTTCACCCGCTCTACTATCGCAGCCATGAGTCGTGGTTTGGCTTCCCCCACCGACCACCCCTTCGTTATTTCCGAGACCGTAAACACTTCCGCATCTCCACCGTACACCAATCCCAACTGCTTGCACTCCCGCTTGGAGTGAGGCATTCTTGTTACTACCGCAACAATCATAAATTCTGATTGCTCCGGCGGCTTTACTGGACCGTTTGGGTGTCTCGCACGATCGAGATTTTTGAGTTCTTGGTTGGTAATCATTTTAGCCCCTGTTTGGTTGTCTCGTGTGATCAAATATGCAACATGAATTGCCGGAGTCAAATCACTTTGGGGAAGTTTTCTCCAAGTGCTTGTAACGAACGGGGTTCCAGGGCCAACGGCGAAAGGAACTGACGCGGAACTTAACGGCCCACAAGGAAGTACCACACACGAACACCAGAGACGCCAGCCCCAAACCAACGGCCATTCCGTACCAACCGATAATGACCCCTAAAAGACTCAAGGGAACCGTGATCGACAACGATTGCGCGGTCCGGTCGCGGACATCAATCCAGCCGTAATACACGTCCGCTTCGGCCTTTTCCAATTGGGAAAGTGCTCGCATCCAGTCCAGTTCAGTTTCGGTCACCCCAAGCCCCTTTCCTGTCGTTGTTTGATCGCTTCAATCATTTGGTCCGCAATGTCCATACTTCCGATGTCGGGCGAGCCGTCCACCACCTGAGCGGCCCACCGGCTCTTTTCCTGAAGGATTCGGCACAAGTCCTCGTCCGCCGTTCCCACTGCCGTGAAGTACCGAATATGTGACCCTCGTCCGACTATACCACGATTGATGCCCGTTACTCGCCCGCAAAACTGGTCCACGTCGGACGGCACGTAGGGGTACTCTGCAACGGCCGCGTCGGAAGTCGAAGTGCAGCTCCACCCGGTTCCGGCCGCTTGTAGGTTACCGATCAGAACCCGGTACTTGAGGTCGTTGTTGAACGCATCGAACGCCCACTGTTTCTCTTTGGTGCTGTTCCGGCCGTCGACCTGGATGCAGTTCTTCAGCTTCGACCGTAGCGTGTCCGTGAACTCGTGGTGGACCGAACCGATCAGGATCTTCCCCCCAGACTCTTCGAGGAAGGATTTCACCCAGTCCACAATACCGTCAATCTTCAGCCGCCCGGCGAACTGCTTCAGGTAGCTCAGCTTAACGATTTCTTCGGCCTTGGCCGCTCCACGGGACAGGTGTGGGGCTTCTGTTTGGAGCCACCGCAGGAAGTCGTTCTCCGCTCGCCGGTAATCGGTTAGGGGAACTTCGAGTGGGATTACCGAGTGTTGGACTTCCGGAAGGTCTTGGAGCACGTCTTCCTTGCGGCGGCGGATCATGCCCAGATCGAGGAGTTTTTGGTGCAGCCGGTTGAGGTTCTTGGCACCCTTGAAAACCCAACCATACCATTCCCGTCGCCCAAAGGTGAATTCGTGGAGGAAGTTACTCTCACTTGGAAATTCTCTGGGCCACAGGATGTTGCACAGGCTCCACATGTCCTTCGGGCTGTTCGTTAGCGGGGTTCCCGTCAGGAGGAGCACCCCGCTAATGGACTGAGACATTTTCTTAATGGCTTTAGTGCGTGCTGTGCTTGAACTCTTGCATGCGTGGGCCTCGTCGCATATCAACAGTCTCGGGTTCTGATCGAGGAGCCACTTGGCCCACGAGTTGGCGGGGAGTGGTTGCGACGGTTTCCAGCCGGCCGGGACTAAACATCGGTAGCTGATGACGAACATCTGGTTGGGGTTCTTGGGCTTCCTTTGGAGCAGTGGGACCGTTTCCCCGGTCAGGATCTCTGCACGCACCCCGATGTGCTTTTTGGCTTCCCGCTGCCAGTTGATGAGCAGATGCGAGGGAACCACAACCACGATCGGTCCCGGCGGATCTTCGGGAAGGTATTTCCAGATGTAATTCAAACAAATGACAGTCTTTCCAGTCCCCACACTATTTGCTATTAGACACCGCCCGTCGAACTCTCGGTTTATTCTCCGACAGTCTTCGGACTGGAACCCGTACAGCTTGGTTTGCACTATTTCGACTCCGGCAATCGAAAGATCCGAACCCGACGATTGCGTCCATTCAGTGTGTGTCCAGGAATCAGCAGTCCCGGTGTTTTAGATAGGGCTGCAATGATTTGGTCTTCGGTTTCCCATGCACGGTGTGCAATTCCCGCCCGTTCCGCAATTAAATGCAACAAGCCGCTGTCTCCCCACATAACCGCCTCATTTTTGGTCTCTCTGAGAACTTCCACTGCTGCATCACACACCCGTTTTCGTTTCATTGGGTTTCACTCGTGGCCGTCCTGAGCAGCAATTGACATTACCCACCACACAACTTGACACGGACAGCCGTCATCGACTGCGGCGTTGGGCCATCTCTGTTTTGCCCACACTCGAACGGTTTCGTCGTCTGCAAACAGGTCGGTTGAGGACAGAATGTAAACTCGAACCGCTGCGTCATAAACCTTTTTGGGAATCATCAAATCCTCTTAAATCGATCCCATAAAATGAAGTCTTCGATGCAACAGTGCCAGTAAGTTTTCTTCGGGTCGTCCTCGTAGTACCACCACGGTGAATTAGGTCCGTTTTTGGTGGCGATTACAATAACCCGGTTCGATTCCACTTCCAGCCACTTATCTCCAATTTCCATCAACTACTCCTGTATGTACTTCTTGGCCACAGCAACGACGGCGCGGGCAAGAGCGGTGTGGGCGGCGTCATGAGTGGAATACCACTTCCACCCGTCATCAATATCACTCCAGCCCGTGAGTGCGTCGTACAGGATCTCTGGGATACGATGCGGCGGTTGGTGAACTTCTTCCGAGTGCATCGCCCATCCAGACACGCCCACTGCATCCCACGGAACAGCATCGCTTACCCGCACCTCCTCCAGCGTGGGGTAAATTCGCAGCAAGCACAACAGCCATTCGGTGGGGAACCAGTCACCAGGCGCAACGACTGAGCCATCGTTGCGGTACGCATCCAACCTTTGATTCGTGCCGCGCTGATCTGGATCGCTCCAGACGAATCGCAATCGGCTCACGAACCTGTGATTGTCGCCGCCGTTATTCCACTGCTCGAAGCACTGCCCCATCGTCGCCGCACACGAGTACGCGAACCCGCGACGTGGGGTGCCGGGGATGTGGCCGATGCCGGAGCACGTATCGCAAATAGATGACTCAATTGAGCCACACTCTCGGCAAGATTCGATTCCGTGACCGTCGCGGTAAATCGGCCCTCTACCGCCACAGCCAGGGCATGGATTCATTCCATCATGGTCGATGCACGCCGGGCACTCGACCCGGAACCAGTCGGGGTGAGCGGCGAGGAGAGCGGATTCGTGGCGGGCACATGCGGCGTAGCCACGAGAGGCGGTGCGCCATTCTGTACCACGACGTTGAGCCTTTAGTGTACTTTGGCGAATGCGATGCAACTCGCACTGCACCCGAATAAACTCGGCACGGTCAGGCTCGGCATGCTGCACCTCGTCCGCGTACATCAGTCGCGGGGTATCCTCGTCCGGATCGCGAAGAATGGCCGCAAGTAGTCCCTCCTGATCCGTCATCCTTCACTCCGATTTGGGTAGCAGTTCCAGAGCCTTCTTGAACAGTTCGTCACTGGAACTGAGCTGCTTTTCCTGCACCTTACGTTTGAACAAATCCCACGGGTTCGCCCAGTCGTATTTGCACGTCTTCAGGTAGTCGAGAACCCGGACCAGTCGAGCAACCTGTGCCTCGATGTTCGCTATGGCCTGCTCGTTGTTGCTGATTTCCTTGCGGACGATCGATTCCAGTACGTTTTCCCGATCGCCGTCGACGGCGAACCGACACACGGCCTGCTTCATGTGTTCGATGCCGCGTTTGAGTCCGGCGATGTGAACGTTGAAGTTCCCTTTATCCTCATCCACCTTCTGCTGGATCTCCGCGATCAGGTCGATTTCCCGAAGGTTGGTCCCGCGCCGGCCGTGCTCCTGGATCTTAGACAACAGTATTGGCATCAGGACTTGGACCAGTTCCTCCGTCTCCGTGTTTCGAGTTTCCTTGAACTCGCCCGTCTCGTCGTACTTTTTTCGCTTCTCGGGGTCACTGAGGATCTGATACGCCTGATCCACTTCCGCGTACTTCTTTTTGGCTTCCTCGTCGCCGGGGCATCGATCGGGATGGAACCGTTTGGCGAGCGTCCGGTATGTTACTTTGATTTCCTCTTCGCTGACGCTTGGAAGGATTCCGAGGACTTCGTAGGGGTTCATCCTTTTCCGTCCTCCAAAATAAGACACTCACCCCCGGTACGACCGAATTCAACGTGCTGACAGTAACAGTTATTCGGATCGTTCAATTTGTAAAACCATATGTCGATTCCACGTTTTCCAAACGGACGAACAACGACGTTGGTGAATCCGCACTCTTCAGCGAACCCGTCGGCGAGGTAACTCCCTTGTCCCTTGAGAACAAATCGCACTGCTTCTTCGGTGAGTAGGTCGTCCCGTTCGATTTTCATTTCCCTTCCTCCTTTGGCAAAAAGTCCTTCCAGAGCATTGACGGAGTTGGTCCGGACTGATTCTTATATTTACCCGAGTATGCCTGAGTCTCGCCCTGAAGCGTAAAGAACGTCACTTGTCCTATGCGGACGTTGGGGTAGATTTTCAGCCGCTTCACGACGGCGATTTCGAGTGTGATTGTCGCTCCGTTGGGCCATCCGAATCCACTGTCACATCGCCCGGCAGTAACGTGAATGTACATCCCTAATCGACCGACGCTACTACGTCCATCGATCCAGGGTAATAAGTTGAGACAGCCAATCTTCTCGTTAGTCGAACCTAAATACAACTCACCCGGTTCAAGGATCAAACCGTCTTCCGCAATAGTCAGGTTGTGTGTTACGTGGTCCGCTTTCATGTCGAGAAACGGCGGATTCCCCCACTCACAAACGCGGCAAGTTCCGTCCGTGTTCCCGTGCCTGTCGTAAATCTTCAGGTGGGGGGAAAGCGTTACATCAATCGAGTTGGGACCGACGTGTTCGGGAATCAGTGGACTGACGACTAACCCCGGGGTTGCCGAATCCCAAAACGGATCTTTTGTGTGTTCGGCAACGCGAAGTATCTCCAGTCCGGTGAGTACACTCATTTGCTACTCCTTGTTATCTTCCGCTCTGAGAAGTTCCGCCAGTTGGTCGGCCTTGACCACGCTTTCGGATCTGACATAGGACAAATCGCCGAACCCACTAACGCTGTAACCAATCAGTTGAGCGAATTGCTCCCGTTCCTCTCTGTCGAACTGCATAATCGCCAAGGCATTCATGTCGATGCCTCTGGGAGTTGCCCAGTCGATCAGGAACCGCACGATTTTGTTCGGTCGGAACCGAATCACGTTGTGATCGTCCCGAAACATAGGCTGCATTGGGTGCTCTGGTAAATTCGCCATTTCCGTTATCCTGTGAGTTAATCGATCACTTCCCACTCATCCCCCGAGTTGGGAACGATCGTGTAAAGATTCTTGGCGGTCTCTAATCTTGGATATCCTCCCAGACTGAACGTCCCCATCCGGTACGTTCCCGGTTCCATCAAGTCGGGCCATTTACTTTTCGTTACCTTTATTGTCGCCCCGACGCCGGGTAGTTTTTGCACATACGCTTCACTGAATCCCGTCAGGTACTTCATCGCCCGGCCGAGCCATTCCTTCTCTTCCGGCCAGATGAACCGGAACCACGAGATTACCACGTCGAACGGAAACACTTGGTGCGTGGTCCAGTGGTAAGCCGCTTCCGCTCCTTGTTTCCTCTGCTGAACGGCGACGTACCGGACGGTCCACCGGTTGGCTAATTCATCCCTGATCCACTGGGGGCAATAGCTCAGTCGGACCCACGGACAGGGTATTTTGTTTCGGTTTGGTCGCTCCTCTTGGGTTCCTCGACACCGTATTCCCTTTCCGTTAGGCATTCTCCGATCCCACTCAAGTCCGTCATTGGCCAAGTTCGGGGCAAGATCAAACCGCAGCATCCCGTCTGCGGTCACCAAAAGGGGCTGTGGGCCGTTTTCCTGCACCCAATCGAACGCCACCAGCCCCAGGGTGCGATCGAGTCCCTGAAGCGTGCTGCGGCCCTTCTCGCCCTCACTTCGCCACACAGCCATCGCTTATTCCTGGAAAGGTGTGCGGGCCGGGCCAATCAGGGTGAAGTCCGCCCACACTTCCGAGGTTTTAGGGCACTGCTCGGCTGATCCCAGGCATGCGTGCTGCAACGACCAAAAGCACTACGATCCCGCCCGGACCGACAAGGCACTAGCCCTTGTTTCCTTCAAGTTTGGCTATTCGATCAGCCATAAGCTGAAACATAGTTAGAATTTTGGATTGGTGGGTATTAAACGCTTTGTCCAACAAATCCAACCCTTTAAAAGTGTTTTCCCCTTTTCGTCCCAACTCGTCGATATTCCCCATCTCAGACCCAACTAAGGAGTTCAGCTCACCCAGTCGTGTTTCGATCCGTTCCACACGCCGGCTGAGTGCGTTGAACGCTTGTGCCCTTTTGGTGTTTTGATTTCCCGGGGTAGTGTGGAACTCGATTCCCAACGCCTTTCCCAGATCCTTGACAGTTTCGCGACCGATCGGGAACTGAAGATCTGTTTCGGCATGATTGTGCGTGACGGAAACCGTCCACTTGCTGTCCGCAATGGTGTCCTTGTGATTCTTCAGCCACTCGCCCAGTTGAAACGTCTGAACTTGAGTCATCCGAGTAACTTTTCGCTTCTCTTTGCTCACGGTTATTTCTCCACTCCAGTAAGAATCGAACGGGCGAAGTGTTTTGGTTTGTTAGCATCAATCCACTCCACAGCTATTTTGGTCACCGAGACCCACAGAACACGTAACATAAATCCAGGATACCCTGATTCCTGCTCATCCCACCGACCCTTCATAGCCTCACACGTCGCATGTGTTTCAGCATTCTTAAGAACTTGTTTGGCCTCATCCGGCCACATTCCGTGTTCACACAGCCGCTTTTCCAAAACCTCTCGAATCGTCATCTCGAACTCCCGTAAATTGTTAGTAATCTAGTTAATCTTATACTTCCCGACAAAAGTAAGCCAAACGTGATGGGCACTGAAACTTCTTCGCGACACGCTCTACTTCTGATACCCCTCCGTCGGGAGTATTCGAGAAGGGGACTCCGGCGTCGATTGCTGTTTGAAATACAGTACGACACGTGGCTTGATCTTCTTTGTGTAGCACAACGTATCGGTTCAGCCGAGCACCCGCTCGGCACATTTCGGGGACTCCATATTCAGCCCCGCGCGGGGGCGTTCCCACAAACTCAATCGCGGTCACGCTACTAAAAAGTGCCGCTAAGTGAAGTGGAAGATTACCCACCACGTGGGCACCGACAATTTCCGTAACCGCAACTTCGGATCTAATGGGAACCACTCGATAAACCGACGGTTCTTCTTCCATTGTCACCCATTCCAGCCGATCCCCCTGATGGTAAGCTGGGCGTTCGGCCGGGAACAGATTACTGCGGAGCCATTCGATTGCCCCTTGATGACGGCTAACGATCAAGTCGACTTGTTGCGGTTGCATCTCTCTTCTCCTTTTGGGTTTCGTTTCACATCATGTCTATTCCACACGTTTGGTTCCGCGTCAAACGAACTGACCGGATTCGGGAAAATAAAAATTCGCCCGCACTGATTTGACTTCCGGAATCCGTGTGGCAAAGTTGAGGCACACAAGACGATGAACTGGAGAGCCGAGATGACAATGACAATGACCAGTACCAAGAAACTGAAGTACGACGCGAAGAAGATGGAGTTCAGCGGCCGCATCGGAGACGTGAGGCTGATCCCAATCTGTGCGTTATCCCACGCAATGGGAATTCGGATCGTGAGTGAAGAAACGGGCAAGCAGGCCGTATACACTCAGCAGTGGACGGAACTGGATGCGGACGGGAAGGTCTCGCTCGTTCAACTGGTGCCGACGAAAGCGACGAAGGAAGCGATTCCGGAGTTGCGGGGAACGAAGATCAAACTGGTGGCGTGAATTACTCTAACTGGAGGACGGGAAGATGGATTTCGTTGTACTGCCGAATGGAAACGCAGTTCGAGCCGATCAGGTAAGGTCAGTCAGAGCGATTGGTATTACTGTGTCCGCTGTTCCTAATGCTCCGGTTATCAATCCGAGAGTATTAGTGGATCACGGTGAGGGATGCTGTGAAATTTGCTACACCGCTACGTTTGAAGAAGCGTGTAAGGTCCGAGATGGTATTTTGGAAGAGGTCCGGCGCATTCTCAAAGAATCCCAGATCGATGATTTCCAAGAACCCCGTCTTGTTGGTCCTGAAGACTAAATTCCCGGCCGTGGTTCTTGGTCCTCTCCCAAAAAAAACCCAAGCCCCGAAACAATCGGGGTTCCGGCCGGGATGTTGGTTAGGCTGTGGGCTGTTCTGCCGGAGCAGGAGTTTGAGCACCGACCGGAAGTTCGGTTTGCGTGAACAGGGAAATCAGGAACGCAATCAAGTCCTTGAACTGCTGGCTCGTAATGAAGTCCAGAATAAACTGAAGAATCCCGCCGTCACCAATGGCCTTGGGAGGGCCATTGTTAGCCTTAATTGCAGCCTGCTCGATAATGTCGTCATCGAGATCCGCAGCGGCCCTTCGCGCATCCAAGAACGACATATCGAGCTTGGACCGGAGTTCCCCGGCCAAGCGATTGCGAACGGTGAACAAGAACATGGCCTGACGGAATGGCCCCACTCTCTTTGGTGCTGGCATCGATTACACTCCAAAGGTTTCTTTGATCGCGTCGATGATCGATTGGGCGGTACGGTTCACGTCATTGAGAGCAGCAAACAGAGCCGTAAAATCCCTACTGGAAACGGCCGCGAACGCGCGGAACCCGGCGTCCAACATGCCAATAACGTCATCACCCTTCTCTTGGAGCAGTTCGACAGCTTTCTTAGCGAATTCGATCACCCCGCTGAAGGACAGGCCAACAGAAGTCATAGCAACGGTCGGAGGAGCGGAAGCGAAAACGTGTTCGGACATGTGAAACTCCTTAAAGGGTTAACGACCAAAAAGAATCGCCCCCGGACGCCAGCCCCGGGACGGTTGTGAGTATCCGGTGGGACAATTCCCACCAACACACCCACCGGATTGGACCGATCCAATAGACTTGAGTTGTTGCGATGCAATTCCAGTACCCGGATCTTTGTGAAACCACTCAGTGCCACAGGACGAACACAAATGGCTGTGTGTGTCCCCAACGAACCGATTAACGATGAACTGTGATCGACCACAAGAGGGACAATTGTGGTCGGGATCGACTAGAACGGAAGGGGGCTTAACTGCCGTTTTGGTCGGTTTTTCTTCGAGGACAATCACATCCGCTGTGGGCGGATCGTCTACAAGGGCAGCGGGGGGATCATCAGCCCGCGCTAAAGAAGCGAAAAGAACTACGGCCGCAGTCAGGAAAAAACGAACCATTTTTACTCCTTAGTTTGCGACCGGTGGCCCGGAGTCACCGTCGATCGTACTACGAATCGCGTAAAACGTGGTGTCTCGGTAGCTGTACTGGAAGTGCTGCTTCCAAGTTAGTCCCATCCGCCCTTGGATGCCATAGGACAGTCCCCATGAATTGTACCCGTCGGCGATTAGTTCCCCGTCCCACCACAACCCGTCTGTGGAAACCGCGTGGTTGAGAGTCCCGGCTCCGCCCTGTGCCACACCACGGGAATCCAATTGCATGAAACCATTGTTCGCACAAAGAGCCACTACGCAGTCGAACCCGCTGGCGAGAGCAGAGAACAGTCCTTGTTGAGTGTTAACTGCGTAACACTCAAACCCTTTGTACTGAGCCGCTTCCGCGTCTGCTTGGGCCTTGTTGTACTTCGAGGGGTAAATCTGCGATGGATTTACTGCTGCTGCACTTGCGATTCCCCGAGACTGCATTGCGGCCATGCCATCTTCGAGCAGTGATCCATTGTCCCGTCCACCGTTGATTAAAGAATAAAGATATGCGCCCGAGAGCTTGACGTAATCCAAACCGCGCCGAACCCGAGCGCGAGAAAGGGCACCGGCGCCCGCGTGCCCGTTACAGCTCCCGAACTGCCCTTGGTCTGTGATGTAACTCGAATCGAACCGGTCCTTCCCCCGAGCGGTTCCGGATTTGGCGATGTCTTCAATTTGGGTCTGGGTGAGCATCGGTCCGGAGTCTTCAAAAACGGGAAGGAAGCATACTTTACCGACGGGGTGAATTAAGCACCCCGTAAAGACCTGCTTCCCGTCAAGAATTAATTCATCGGCCACGTTATTTCCCTCCCGTAATTGCAGCTTCGGTTTCAACGGACGTTGCGGGCAGTTTACTTACCTTCAGAACCTTTCCGACACTGTCAAGGAGCAAGAGAGCCGGGTAGCCCACAGGAGCCGCAGCAACGTCGTATTTCTTGGCCTTGGTGTCCGCAGAATCTTTATCATAAGTCCTCCATTTGACGCCCTTTGCCGCTACCCGATTCCACATCGCAAGGTCATTAAGCACTGCGGAAATGGCAGGAGTTCGAGCGGAGGTTTCCTCGACTACAATCGCCCACGTTGCATTGATCGGAGTGGGGGGCGGAACTGGTCCCGGGCCGGGACCGGGGGGAGGAGTAGGAGCAGCCCCCTTGTTCACGTTGGTAACGGAACTGTCCGCGTCCCCCTGAAACCACCACACGACAAATGACTGACCGCCCGTCTTCGAGAACAACCAGAACACCTTCTCGGTGTCTGCCGATCCCTTCATTTCGCGAAACGCAGCTTCCGCTCCGACGAGCTTGTAACAGAGGGTCTTCCCGGTCGGAACTTTAACCACAACTTCGGTAAGTTCGCCCTTCGCAGCCGTTACATCTGTAGGAGCTTCTGGGGGAGCGGCCCACACGGGAACTGCTGACAGGAGTAGAGCAACAATCGCTTTGAGTTTCATTGGCCCTCCAAAATAATTCGGGCGAATCCATGTCCGGTGTGACACCTTTTACGCAACAGTAGCGATTAAGGAGTAATCCGCTCCCAGAACGGCAATCCGTTGTTCGCGTTCGGATTGAACGACAAGACGGCGGGATAAGTAGGAACGGACAGACCGGTACATACTCCGTCCTCGCAAAACATGATCGTACCTGCTGCGGCCCCTTCGCAGCAACACGGTTGCTGACACGCAGTTTGCGGGGGAGCCGTCCCAGTTCCCGGAGGCGGTGGGTCCATGAGGGGCTGAACCGCCAACAGCGGTTTCAGGAGAGAGATTAACTCTTCGAGGAGTTCTTCGGTCCGCGTTTGTGGATTCGCCTTAACTTTAGGATTAGACGAAACTTTGGATTTGCCTGCACTGAGTTTGCTAGACTGAACTGAAACCTTCTTACCCGCTGAGGTCTTCATGAATCCTCGTCACGTCTACAGGGTTATGGGTGCTTCGGTTCTGGGTTCTTATCTAGCCATCGTTGCCGCTTGTGTGGGGTGTTCCCCGAAACAAGTGGTTTCCACTCCCAAGGTTCCCGATCCGGTTCATGACGTGGGGTGGACGGTCATGATTCGAGACTACACTACGGCCGACATTTACACCGGGCGGAAGGTCCGCATTCGCGTGGATCGGGACGATTACAAAACCGACGGCCAAGAGGTTCGCATTTGGCTCACCCAAGGAGCGTTCGAGCCGGTTATTGTGTGTCACACATGGGAACCGGTTCCGAAGGACGAAGGGCGGGGGGTTCTCATCACAGGAGTTTCAAAGGGTCCAGTCCGGGACGGTAAATGGCGATCACTCCGAGTGGATTACTTCGTCCGTCTGGAGAACTGTGTGGTTACGGCCCGATAGATTTCATCCGGAGAGTGGAAATCAGTTCCGTCCGGAGCTTCTCGTTCTGTTCCGCCTGGAACGTCCGGTTCTTACTTCCCTCTTCGATGAACGCCGTCATCACCGTCTTGACCAGTTCCTTGGAGTCCGCACGGGCCTTTTCCGCTTCCTGCTGGCAGTGGAGCGATTTCAGTTCAAGCTGAGAGTTGTTCTCCCGCATCTGAGCGTTCATCTGGTCCTTCATCGAATTGATCGCAGCCTTGCGGTCTTCCGACTCCCGCCAAGATTGGAACCCGAGGAAGATACAGAGGAAGGTAATGCTCCCCACGGCGAGAAGGGTGATCGCTTGTTGGGAGGGCATCTTGCTAATCGAAACGGCCGAATCGGTGATCTGCTCCGCGCTGTCGGCGATTTCACCAACAGTGGCCCCGATCCGGGTCTTTCGTTCCTTGGTCCCGTTAGCCTCTGCCATCAGGAGTTCCCCGGTTTCGGTTTTACTCCGGGCGGATGAAAGCCCCCGGATTGTTTCGTGAAATACTCAAACATTTCGATGATTTGCCGCTGGTAAACTTCGCCCTGCTTGTGCCGCGCCTCCATGTCCGACTTGGAAATCCGCTCCATCATCTCCCGGTTCTTTTCGCTCTCGGTGCGGAACGCGGCGAGTTGTTCTCGCCGCTCCGCTCGGCACCCGTCGTCCATCTTCTCAACGGTCAGCATTACCCGATCGGCCAGCGTGTGCATCGCAACAAGCATCTGTGGAAAGCCAGACCGAATGAACCAGATTCCCCCACCAACTAGGATAAGGAAAACGATTCCGAACGATCCGTATTGAATCCACACTTGGTCCGGCATTGGGCGAATCCGTTACTTGATGACCCCAAGACCACACTTCCCGTTCGCACAGGATGACGCAGGAAGCGATTTAACTGCCCGAAGGGGAAACAGGCCAGCGGACGCGACTTTTTGCACTGGAGAGCATCCTGTGCGATTTAAACGCCTCTCCTGGACGTTTTCCTTCACCCGGGCGAGCAGTCCTCCCTTACAGCCGGCTTCGGAAACGGCCGGGAGGGAGAGGACGAGAATCGTGGCGATCAGAAACTTACGCAAGTCTAAGACTCCGTTCAGAGGAATTGGGCGAGCTGGTTACATCGGTCCGTGGTAAGGAACGTGGGACTTCTTCCACCCGTCGATGACTTGCCCGGGGCTTCCGGCTTCGGAAATCGCCCCCCACGCTTCGAGTCCGGCCGAGTGGTCATACCACTCGTACTTGTACGTCACTTCGGGGTAGTGCTTGGTCTTCGTGTCCTTGGCCTTAAACGTCACCCAGACTTCGCTGGGACCGCCGAGACGCGACTGGGACCGGTCCACGTACCGGAATGCCTTGACGTGCGATTCGGCTGGCGCGTCCACCCACTCGGTGGCTTCAGCGTCCGGATCGTCGGGCAACGGCGTCGTGGGATACCGGTCTTGCATACAGGAGTTCCCAAAAGGGAAGTCGTTTCAAGTGCATAGTACCGATCACGAGATTTCGTGTCTAGCGTTAAGGCTTGATTTGGAGCGGAGAAGTGCGATATTAGGTCCATAAGTGAAAGAAGCACCCGTGGCTGGGTGCCGCTTTCGATAGTCCCTCGATTCCGGCGAGGTGCAGGGAAATGGTATCGCTCTGGCACGATCCCGTCAACGACTTGGTTCAAGAAGCTCTGATCCTTCGCAATCTCGGCATGTCGGTTTTTCCGGTCCGGAAGAACAAAAAACCGAATATGGAATGGCTGGAACTTCAAAAGAAAAAACTCAACGACAGAGACATTGCGTTTCACTTCAAGCGGTGGGGAACGACTGCCATTGGGTGCGTCTGTGGTTCGATTAGCGGAGCCGGACTGCATCACATCGTTCGCGACTTCGACACGATGGATGAGTACCGGGTGTGGGCCAGAGCAAACAAAGAAATCGCTATCATTTGTCCAACTGTCAGAACTCACCGTGGGCGCCACGTTCACTTCCGTTGTCCTCATCCGGTTCCGTGGCAGAGGTTGAGTAACGGAGAACTGATCTCGGACGGCCACTTCGTTCTGATGCCCCCATCTCGAATCACGAACAAATCAAGCAACACCCACAATTACGAGTGGATCACAATTCCACCGATGTCGAAATCCAGCTTTCCGATCCTCAAACTAGCCGAGACAGGATTACTCAATTCCCACACCGCAGAACCCGTCCAAACAACCCCTGATTACCAGTCAACTACTTGTGTCCCATTTGGGGCATTCCCGACCCCTGACGAAGTACCGAGCGGGATACGGGAAGCGGCACGGAAAACTCGCGTGGTTCAGATGGGAACCCGGAATCGGATGATTGGCCGGTTCTCCCGAGCGTTGCGGGATGTTCTGCCCGTCGATGCAAATCCGCACGACTTGTACATCGCATTCTGCTACTGGCACGCGATTTCAGTTTCGGAAATGCGGACCAAGGAATTCGATGTGAGCTTCCGAGACTTTCGGGCCTACTGGTCGAAAACCGAAGTGTCGATGCAGAACTCCAGACCGATGAATCTGTTGAGGCAAGCAACTCAGAAAACGAATACCGCCACAAATCGCACAGAATTGCTTCTACAGGGATGCAGGGCGTTGGCTGCCCAAAGTCCTAGCGGAGTGTTCTTTTTGTCTTCTAGGAAAGCGGCAGAGGCTTTAAACGTAGCTCGGATGACTGGGAAGCGAGTAATTGACGAGATGGTGGCTTCCGGTCGGCTGATTGTGGTCCGGAAGGGAGTTCCGAGTGCGACTGAGAGAAAAGCGACAGAATTCCGGTTGGGGTGATTTGACTCCTGAAATCTGTGAGGCATATTTGAGCACCTAAGACAAAACAGAGACCGAAAATGACACCGGCCGAACAACTAGCAGAAAAGGCATGGGAGGGGATCAGTCGAGTCGTGTCACCGTTAAAGAAACTTGTTGGGGAGGAAGCCATGCCCCCAGCTATTGCGATCGACATGGTTCAAGATGAAACAGGAAGCCGAGACAAAGCAGTTGAACTGATCGTAAAGGCTGCTGCCGAGTGGTTGATTCTAAAAGCCCCTCCGGTTTTGCATGCGTTTTCTGGGGATTGTGATTCACTGATCTGGAGTTTGCGCGCTCAGGATTTTGACCGGGCGGTGGTCTATTCAGGGGCCATCGAAAACGAGGCCGTGAATCAAGGGCAGTGGGTGCTGGCGTCGAATTTACAAGGAAGTCGATCGGGCGTGTTTGATTATGACAATTGGAGACAGTGGGCACTAACTGCCTACCGAACGATTGAAAAGTGCCGGGAAGTCTGCAAAAACTGGTAAGTGATTTGACTTCCCCGATTTGTCTGGCATTGTTGAGTACCGAAGTCAAACGGAGAGCTGAAATGAAGGACGCCGTCCTTGAAACCCTGAACAACAGCGTCGAACTGGCCCGGAGCGTTCAGGCCAAGATGCAAGCCGGGACGGTTGACGTTGAGGGCGGCACACTCGTAGTGGATGATTTACGGATGAAGATCGCCCGGTGCCGTCGGGTTCTCAACAAGCGATACGGGGTGTTGGTTCCAGTTCCGGAGGGGATTTGAAGTGGAACGACGATTTTATGACATGAAGTTTATTGAACGGTTGCTGAAGGTTGGCGAGAAGTACGACATGCGGGACCAGTTTTATTGGCGATGCGGACCAAAATACGGAGGTGGACAATTCAACTACCCGGCATCGTTTTTCATCAACTGCAACGATCTGTTCTACTGGGGCTGTGCGGATCTGGAGGAGGTCACCCCGGAGAACATTGGGGAGCTGGAAAAGGCGTTGGAAGACGCGAAAGAGGCTCATCCAGAGGGGCACATTTGGGGCGATTTCTTGTTCTGTTGTCGAATGCGGAAAATGCGACCGCAGGGAGCGGCATACGTCGAATACGAAGAATTGTGGCCCCTGTTTGACGATTGTGGACCGGAGAGGCTGGTTGAGATCGGAAACCCCAGAAAACACCCCAGAGACCGAAAGACGGAGAAACTGAATGGGTAAGTTAGACGATATGAAACGGGCGATTGCGAACAAGCCGGCGACCATTCCCAAAATGGATCAGGCTGCTCCACCACCAAAACCCAAGCCCGAAGAGAAACCAAAGAAGGAAAAGCCCCCACAGAAGGTTTCCAAGGACGGGATAATCGCAGAGGGCCGGTTCCGGTGGTTCTGCGGCCATACGCAGGACATCGCGGAGCAGTGCAAGAAACAGTGCTACAACTGCTTTAGAAACACATCACCGATCCTAAAGCCGTGCAAAGATCCGGTGGGGACCAAGAAGGAAGTCACTTGGGACGGGGAGAACCATGTTGGTATCATGACCGTTCCGGGGTGCCCGATCGTGTTCAAGACGGCCAAGCGAATCGAGAAGTGGGCGTTGCATGATTTACACCACCAATACCGGAAATGGTTGTTGAAGAACCAAAAAGAGGAAGACAAAAAGGAGAATTGAAGTGCCGCATTTCGTGTGGGTCCAAACGGACGGAGAGGGGTTCCTCTTCGAGTGCCCAACGCTCAAAGAAGCCGAAGAGTTGATGGACCGCGAGGAGCGGGACGCGGAGAAGGAAGGATATGATTTGGAAATGAAACTGATCGTCGGGGACGTACTGGAACACAGGGAGATCGGGGATGAAAATCGTTAAACGAGGAAAGGCACCAGACGAACGGATTTGGAAAGGATCGTGTAATAATTCCAATTCTGTAATAGAAGCAGAGCAAAAAGAATTGAAAATCACATACACGCAAAAGGACGGCGACTTCGGAACTGGAAATTGCCCGGTCTGTGAACACCAAATATTCTTTCATTATGACCGGGATAATGATTAAAACATCACTTCTTGTGCCAAACAGCTAACGCATTGTCAAAGCTCAAATTCGGGCCACGGAGATCGTAAACTGTGGCCCCCATTTCCTCGAATTTGGCGTAGGACTGTGACGCTTGGATATCTTCTACGCACCAAATGCCCCCCAATTTGATCTTCGGCCAGAACAGTTTCCACGAATCAATCTGCTGACTTTCCCAATGGCTCCCGTCATCGATGCCTACGTCAAATGACATGCCCCGAATCTCTTCCGGAATCTCATCTTCCTTCGTTGCGTCACACTTGAATACTTTGATCCTACCACACTCGTAAGGCTCAACATTGATATCCAGGCCGTAAATCTGTGCGTTGGGGAAGAATTCCTCCCACGCGCGCAGGGAAGCCCCACCGAGCACGCCGATTTCGAGTACCGTTTGGATTTGCTCCCGGATGGGGGCGAACAGTTCTTGGTAAACGGGTCCGTAAGTGTGGTACGTGTTCTTGTCCGATCCGTGCCGCGTGAGCACTTCGCCAATGTCCATAAATCCGTTCCTATCGATTTTCTTTTTGGGTTACGTGTTCCATACTTGGACACCGGAAACCTAACAGGAGTTTACTGAAATGGCAACCAAAACAGAGCAACTGCCCAAAGCATGGACCGACAACGGCTGGAGCGAGCGAGAAAGGGAACTGAAGAAAATTCCTCATAGAGTTCGTGTTTTGTTAGCAGCAGAATGGGCACGGTCGATTCTTCCCATTTTTCAAAAAGAGCAACCGGAGGACGATCGACCATTGAAGGCAATTGAAGCGGCCGAATTGTGGGCACAAGAACCTTTGGAGAAAAACAAAAACGCTGCTAACGCTGCTGCTAACGCTGCTGCTTACGCTGCTGCTAACGCTGCTGCTAA